GCACAAGAAAGTCTGCCTACATGGCGGAGGGGAGGTGGAGAACGTGGTCGTTGCGCCTTCAGTAAATGGCACACAGGTGTTGGAGGTGTTGCAGTTACTGCAGGCGAAGATGGATAAAGCAGAGGAGGAGATGCAGGCGATCAAGTCTGGCGTGCTTACTGCTGTAGCGGCGCCCAAGGTGGTTAACAACTACAACAATATTAACCTGTTTCTCAATGAAAGGTGCGGCAACGCGATACCGATACAGGAGTTTGTAAAGGATCTGGTCATCGGTGTGGAGGATGTGAACTATGCGCTGGAGAACGGGAAGGCGAACGGCATTGCGAACATCATAGAAAAGCGGATAGAGGAGCTGGGCACGTACAAGCGTCCGCTTCACTGTACCGACGTCAAACGGGGAACAATGTACGTGAAGGGCACAGAAGGATGGGGCAAAGAGAGTGGTGAGATGACCAAGCTCATACAAGACGTGAACCACGCGCAAGTAAAAGGGATCAAGATATGGGAAGGCGAGCATCCGCAGTGTTTCGACCCAGGGTTTGACAGGGAGAAGGACAAATGGTTCAAGATAGTGAAATGCTTGACGAACAATATTGAGGGGGTTGGGACGCGCAAGATATCGAAGAGATGCTACGAGGTAAGTAAGATAAGCCAGGACGAGATGGTGTGAGGCGCAGGGGCCTTCCGTAGTAGTAAGCAGACAATAACGAGCACTCTCGTTATGGTCCTTTCTAGTTGTCACCGCCCCCTATTACAGGTTATAGTTAGCGTCCTTTGGTGCTTGGTTTGTGAGCCAGTGCCCGAGGAGGTTCATGATAGCGGAGAGCAGGTTGAATAGCTGCGGAACTATGACGAATGGGAATATGGCGAAGAGAACAACGATTGCCCATTGCTTCTTGCTCTTATAGTTGCCGCGATATATCACTACTAGGCCAACGTAGATGGTGAAAATGACGTAATAGATGACCTTCAATGCTTTGTTGATCGTGTCGTACTTCTCGGTGGACTCGGCCTGATACTCGCCACGCCGGTTATTCGTACGGACGATACCAGTGTCACGATCGATGTTCTTGGTAAGTTCATCGTGCTTGGTCATCTTGTCTTCCAGTAGTTGACGTGCGTTACCGATGTAGGTTTCACCGGTAGACAGCTCAGCTATGAGTGTGTTCGTCACGTCCATGTTCTTCTTGTGCTGGGCGCGATGTGCGTTACCTACTTCCTGTGCCTCTCTTTCGTACTGTTCGCGCATAGACTCAGTGTAGGCAGCTGTTCCGTCGCGGTACGTGATGAGGTCTCTTTGGGCCTTCTTGAGCTTTGTAGGGCCGTTATCTACGTTGTCGTGGGCTACATTCACGGCTGTTTCGAGTTTGTCTATTCGTCTCTGTCTTTGGCAGGCGGGGCCGCAGCCTATCACGTCGTTGGCGGCCGCTAGCATACTGTCGATTTTCTCCGTAGAGAAACCGGCACCTTTTAGCTCACTATCGAGCATTGCCGCCTTTTGTTGTTTAGCGGTTGGCGGCGGCGGCGCAGGCGGCGCAGGCATACCCATCATAGTAGTGGCAGCTTGTCCCATGTTAGTATACGGAAAGATTATTTAGTTGGTCGACTGGACCGACTCGCTGACACGGAGCTTAATAGGTGGGGCCGTCCGCGCCGCGCGGGACGCTACGGGGATGACTACAGTGGGGCTCGCGTGGGATGCCACGTGCCCCTTAGTGTCGGCCGCGCTGGCGCCTTCAACGCACTTATGTTTGACGCCATCATATGTCATACCGTCCGAGCAGCACTCTTGGCCTACGCATCCCAGTCCCAGTTTGGCTCCGAGACTCTTCATCCACGAGTCAGCCGCGGAGCGAAGATCGAGCGCGCCCGGATCGCGACTAAGCGACTTTGTTTTACTGGGGTCGAACTGCCAGTTGTACTCGTCGAAAGACATATTGCTCCTGGAGAGCATATCGATAGTGCGTCTCAGCACAAGATACGCGGCGACAATGATAATGACGACGCTGATGAATGTGGCGATGCCGGACGGTATGAGGGACCGATGTCTCAGTATAGCCAGCAGTAGTAGGGGCATACAGGCGACAACGATCACCTTAAGTATGCTACCGTACGCCTGGTACTTCTTGCCGTAGTAGGTGTTAATCTCGACCATACGGAGCTTGTTGGCAGATTCGTTGCGCATGGCGTTGAAGTTGCTTTTCGCATTGTTCATCTGATCTTCGAATATCTTAACCACGGTCTTCTGATCGACGAGGTCCTGGCGCGTGTCGGCCACCAACGCCTGTTGGTTTTCGTACAGGCTCAGCAGGCTCTGATACATGGCCGTTCTGGAGATGGCAGCCTCGTTCATCTCTGTCATGATCGCCTCTTGTTGAGTGGCTGAGGCTTTGTTGGCCACGGCTGCCTCGAGGTTACCGAAAAGACGCTTTTCAACATCTTGTAAAAGAAGAATCGATGCAATAAGATCTTTCTCTGCGGTGGGCATAGATATATACAGTAGCGAGATTATATCCATGCTGTGTCGATTACATGACGCGTCGGTCACATGGCGCGTCGGTTACATGACGTGTCGGTCACATGGCGCGTCGGTCACATGACGCGTCGGTCACATGGCGCGTCGGTCACATGACGTGTCGGTTACATGGCGCGTCGGTTAGTCGGTTCGTTTCCGACGTAGGAAGTACAGTATGGCGGCTATACTAACTGCGCCGGCCACTCCCCAGAGAGCCACACGCGACCGTTCCATAAGCGTCGACTGGGCAGAGGTCACGAGGGACCCAGTTCGCGAGGCGGTGTCTACAGTGGTGCTGTCGTACTTGCTCATTATCTTCTGATAATCAGCCATATCTTTAGCTAGTTGTTTGCGGTTCTGTTTGGAGCTAGCGTCGATCGACTTCTCGGCGGCGCCTAGCGAATTGAGTTGTGCTTGCAACTGGCGTCCGGTGTTGTCGACTTCTTTGCGTTTGTTGGCGAGTTGCGATCGTTGCTCGCGGGTGATTGCTCCTAATAGACACGAGCTCTGAGGCGTCATTTCGCGACCCTTCGGATACTTTTCCCACTCGCCCCCATAGACCGTATCGAACGTGGCCGGGCACGATTGGTCGCCTTGGACACCTTTGTCGCGTACATACAAAGTCTCGTTGTCGTCTATAATGCGGGTGCTGTTGGGGAACATGTCGGCTCGTTTCAGCACGCAACTTGATGTGGTAGGGTTATAGTTGAGGCCGGCGCAGCCGCTGGCGTCGATGCACTTCTGTTCACATTCTTTTAACGACAGTCCTGTATCCTGAGAGATGGTAGTGCCCGCGGTCAGATAGTTCCCTAAACTTCTGAAGGTGCCCTTGTACTCTATCATGGGGTTGGGGTATTCTCTGAGTGTGCCGTTCATATCGACGTAGCCCACCTTCCCTACATGTTGGGTGCCTGCCCCTTCGAGGGAGTACGTGCCCAAGAAGTGGTTGTTGCCAACGACCTTCTGATCGACCGTACGAGCATCATACACGTTAAACACAACCTCGAGTGTATTGGTTTTTGCGGGGTCTATGCGAAGGGCACACGTGCCGCCAGTCGACCCCAAGATTTGCCCTTGCTGGATCGTCTCTCCCTGTGACAAATAGTTTCGGCGGAGTGGTGTATTGATCGCCTTAAACGCCTCCGTCACCACAGCATCTTTTATGCCCGCGGCGGGGCCGCTCTGCCATCGGACCGTCCCTGCCCCGTCTGTGCTCGTTATGTTCCCGTTGTCCTCCAGCGTCACACGGTTTTCGAAACACGTAGCCGCTTCTTGTGAGCAGTCGTACGTTACATACTTGCCGAGCGCTTCCGCGTCAAGGCTGGCGGTCTTTTGGACGCTGCCACATGAGTAGGCGGTGGTGAAGTTCTTACCACATCCGACGGCGGGGTCAGTTTGCCCGTTCAAGGCCACTTGATATCTCACCGAGTTCTTCCCTTTTCCCACGTCGCTGGCAATCGCGCGTTCTACATCCTGTGACCAATTATTGGGACTGACTGTGTATGGTGCCATATCTATACTAGTATATATATGACATAATAATGCGTTACATCTACAAAATCGCACAGGGCGGTTGCCCTTTGGCCTGTCGCGCCTGGGCTTGGGCGACTGCTTGATTGATGACGCTAACTTGGTCGGACTGTCCGTTGCAGTTGGCGCCATAGGATGCAGAAACGTTGCGAATGAGGGACCCCGCCGCGTTGGAAGCACATTCCGGTCTGCTTGTTGATGACCAAGTAGCGTGATCACTGTCATCATACATCGTGAGCCCGACCGCGCCTGGGCCCAGTCCGAACTTAGCACTCGGTCCGCTGCCGGACGTGTGGTATCCAGTCTGGGTCCGGAGCCCGACGCCCGACTCGGGTGGTGCTAGTTGCCCGACGGCGCACTTGAGACCGGCCGAGTTACCTTCGGTATAACCCAGTCCAAAGCCATCAGCACCGAGATCGATAGCGCGCTGTCTGCAAGCGGGGTACATGGACGCGTCGGCCAGTGAGATGTCGGACTGGTACACCATTGGCGACGACGCGCTAGGAGTGTAGCTCTCTAGGCTGACGAAAGTCGCTGCGCGATCGGGATTTGGCTCGACCTCGAGGTTTTTGCCGAAGTTGCCGCAAACCTGGCCGACGCGCATAGGCGATCCCACAACCATGGGAGGAGTAGAGGCAATCATGGTTCCTTGGTCTAGTGAACCAGTTGACTGGGCGTCTACACTTGTCGTAGTTGCCGGACAGCCATTTATGCCCATAATCTCTGTGGCCGTGGTCGCGGAGGGATATGGCTTGAAAACTCCTTGTGGGGTTACGAAGCCGACCGTGCCGTCTGGAAGTCGTGCGTTGTTGCCGGACGCGGGGTTCCCTCCTATTGTATTTTCGACGACGCCGCGAGTGCCCTCGAATGTCACTTTCTCTAGTCTCGCGTACTCGGACAATTGTTTCTGGTATGTGGTTCGCAATTTAGCTAGTTCTGCTGTCTCGTGGTCTGTGAGACGGGTGGCGGCGTTCGGCCCATAATTGGGGAAAACAGATTCGGGTGCGGGCATCTTAGTTAACATGGTGTTAGAAAAAAAGCTGACGCATTACCCCCTAAGGCCGTTCAACAAGTACTTTATGCCGTGGTATAGCGCGAAGATTGCACAGAGTGCGACGACAACGTAGGCATACTTGATGTGTTCTGGCTTGAACACTGCCAGTATGGTGACCCCGACGGAAGCGATAGCTAAAAAGAGCATCACCATCGTCCATGCGTTGTACGACTCTGTCATGATGAGTGATGACGCCGCCTCTGCCTCCGTGCTTGAGAGCTTTCCCCGGAGGGAGTCCGCCTCACTTCTTTTGGTCTCTACACTATCGAGCGCGCATTGTAATTTGAAGGATTGCGCTTTTATTCGCTCTAGATATTCGGGGCGTTCGCTTTCAGTAACCTTGGTTTTGGCGCCTATCAGCCTTAACTCGCTCTCGATGGCGGCCTGGGCAATGTTGTAACGCCCTTGTAGTTCCTCAAGCTCTTCCCTTCTCTGCGTGGTCAGCGCTGGTCCCCCCTTCGTCGCGGCGAGTGCATCGCGATACCCCTTAAACAATGACTTCTGCATAGCCCCGTATTCCTGCAGGGCCATGGCGAGCGTGCTTTCAACGGTGCGCATGTCGACTGCTGATGCAGAGCCACCGCCGCCGCCGACAGCCGCAGCGGAGGCCGGTTGATGGCCGTCATTATTGGTCGGAGACATAACTAGTATATGCGGTGAATAAAAAGTCGCACGGGGAGAGACTAGAAGACTTTGCTGTACACGAAGCGCAAGACGTAGTACATGACAACCAGACAGACAACGACACCGACGGTGTTGATTAGGAACCCGGTATCGGTGGAGTTGGCGGCGTGGATGATCACGATGATCAGCATTACCGCTAGCATCGCCCAGAATATCAGTCGGGTGTAATACAGACGAGCGACGGCGCCGGATGTCACCATCTGGCCCTGGTAGTTGGCGAGGTTCTTCGCTGACTTCTTATCGCCGCCCGCAGCCGCACTACCAGAAGCGTTAGCACTACCACTACCGGCGTGTGTTGTCTTTTTCATGGCTGCCAGTTTGGCGCGGCTTGCTTCTAGCTCGCCGCGCAGCTTGCCGGTTACCTCCGAGTTTGACAAGATGCTGTTGGTCATCTCGTGTGTTAGTCCCTGCAACTGTTGTTCATATCTGTCCATCCTTTTCGTCTCGGCATCGATTACACCTTGGTCAGCGTTTCCGTCGCCGCCTGACTTGAGCATCTCTTCCACCATGCACTTGTAGGAGCTCTGGTATTGCGACAACGTGCGAAAGAACGTGGCTTCACTTGCATCGGCTGGTGTCGTGTCTGCTGGAGCCGCGCTCTGCGTCGAATCCTTAGCACCGATTGTGTCTTTAACACTCCCAATGCCTCCCTTAACATTTGTCGCGCCGTTGTTACCACTCATGAGTATACAGTAACAACAGAAAAAGTTTCAAAACATCCTGGCCACCATTACTCCCCCTGCGGCGACTAGTGCGGCGGCACTGAATATGTGATGGCGATATACCGAACGATAAGCGGTGGCTTGCCCGATCGAGGACTGCTTCGCTCCGACGAGCTTTCTGCTCCTCCCGCCTAAACGGCCATTCTCCTCCAGTAGGTCCTCTATCTGTCTGTCAAGCGACTGGATAGTGGTGTTGAGTGTGGTTATTCGTTTTCTAGCGTTCTGCTGTAGAGAATGGAAGTCTGCGCTGACCGATGTCAACGTCCCATCGTCTTGACTGTACCTGGTGCTATAGGTCTGGAAGCCAGGGGTCAACTTGTATTGGGGGTATATCTCTACAAGACTTGCGATTGAGCCATTGAACCGGCGATCAAGTCGTGTCATTTTGTCGTGCAACTCGCGGCTCATACTGTATATCGTAAAGAAGAAATATTGCAAGCAATCGACGAACGGACGAACGGACGAACGGACTCTCTAAATACATACCCGATAGAAGGGCGCCTGAATAGCCGTCTTGCTTGGTCTCGTGATTAGGCAGTATTGGCCGGGCCGCATCCCGATGGCTTGTGCTACGGGGTCGAAGCGCGAGATGGTCGGAATGTTGTTGTTTGTGATGTTGTATTTGTCCTTTGTCTCCGCCTCTTGCTCATTGGTTAACACACGGTGTGGCGGCACATACGAGTGGTTCAGTATATTGAATTGCAATCGCTCGATGTTGAAGATGTTGACATAGATCTTACTCCGCTCCCAGATCGACTGCATTGTTCGTGTAAGAGTGTCGTTGGGTTCGATCCTGGCGAGAATGATTAAACTGTCTCCCTCGCCAAGCGCCTTTTCGAGTTCGAATGTATTGGATACATGCTCCAAGACCGCGGCAGGGCGTAGTGTCTTTCCTAGATGGTACAGAATCTTGGCCTTTGCGCCTGCATCTGGTTTGAAGACTACGAAGTCAAGTTGCTTCGTCTGGGTCATGATGTGAACCTCGCTGACGGTAGGGTTAGCAAGCGCGGCGATGTCATAGCCCTGTCGCTCGAGCAGGTCCAGCAGCGTTCTGCGAGATTTATACAGCGCATTAATCTGCTCGCTCGTCTCGGTCATTGTGTGCTTATAGTATTGTGCGTTTATTTATCTTTTATCAATTTTATGCTTTTTTCGGCGAGTCGATCACGACTGACTTCGTTTCCCCCGCTTTATCATCGCCGGCGCCACTCTTTTCCACGACCGTCAGAAGTATGCTGTCCGTTCCGCCTGCTCCTGCTCCGCCTGCTCCCGCTCCGCCTGCTCCTGCTCCGCCTGAGTAATAGCCGGCTGGAGGTCCCCCGTCGGACTCTGGCTGCGGGAGGTCATCGCGTTCCTCTGGTGCTTCAGCCGGGTAAGTGGGCAAATACTGGGCGGCGTGTAGCTGTACTGGGTCAGTCAGCATTGGTGGCGGTGGTGGCGCCCATATTTGTTGTTGTGTGGGGAGTACCCAGTTGCTGGGGGGAGGCGGGGGTTGGGGGTTGTGACCGTAGTAGGAGTGAACGCCGCCGTACCCCATGTCCATGCCGGGAGGAGTCGCGGGTGAGTGCGGGGAGTACGTTGGTGAGTGTGGAGAGTATGCAGGAGACTGGGGTGCGTGTGTCGGAGAGTGCGGCGAGTATCCTGGAGACTGGGGTGCATATGTCGGAGACTGGGGCGCGTACGAAGCTTCTTGCGGGGGAAGCGGGGGTGTCTGGGGTGCGTAGAACTCGCCGGGAGGGTAAGTAGGAGACTGGGGTGCATAGGGCTCATAAGCGGGCGAGTGGGGTGCATAAGGCTCGCCGGATACATAAGGCTCGCCGGATACATAAGGCTCGCCGGATACATAAGGCTGGCCGGATACATAAGGCTCGTACCCTCCCGGTGCGCGCGGATACGCTTCCCGCTGGTACTGCTCCTCGTCAAACGCAGGAGCGAACGACGACGCGCTTTCCGCGCCTGCAGCTCTCCACTCCCTCGCTCTCTCCCGAGAAAGCGCTATGGCATTGCGCATTACCGCCTTCCCGTCGGCCCCCTTCTCATGCATCAGCCTACCCACGTTATCCGATTTAATCATTCCCGTGAGTTGGTCGACGTTTTCCTCTGTAATGATCCTCATCTGAACGTTCATAGAGGTCAGTTCCTGCATCATCAGCTTGAAAGAGTACGGGACCCGCACGATGCTAAAGCTACGGCCGAATCGAGTGACATTACTTACGTTCATGCCGTCTTCCAAGTTTCCTGTGAACTTCAGGGGCCCGTCCGCCATCGGGCTTAAGAAGAGATTTAGCGATTCGTTGTACGCAGCAATCGTCCCTGTTTGATTGCAAATAGCCATATAGTAGTCATCACCTCGGATCATCATCGACTCCTGCAGGAAGGCGCTAATACCGTGACTGATCAGGGCGTCGCGTTCCATCTCTCCTACACGCAGACCGCCGTCATTCGCGCGCCCCTGCACAGTCTGGCGCGTGAGCATCGTTCGCGGACCTTGTGCACGATAGTTGATTTTGTCTTTGACCATGTGCTTCAGCCGCATATAGTATGTCGGCCCGATGAAAATCTCCATGTCCAACTGCTCCCCCGTCATCCCGTTATACAACACTTGGTTGCCGCTGGAGTGATAGCCATTTTCCGCGAGGATGCGACCAAACTCAACATGTTTGGGACCCTTGTTCGCGAAGGCTGTGCAGTCACCGAAACCTCCCATGGTAGCGCACGCCTTTCCCATTAGCGTCTCTACCAGCTGACCTATAGTCATACGGCTAGGCAGCGCATGGGGGTTGATGATGATATCGGGCCTGATACCATCCTCTGTGGTAGGCATATCGGCCTCAGGGATAACAAGTCCAATCGTGCCCTTTTGGCCACAACGGCTGCAGAACTTGTCGCCTATGGCCGGGATGCGCTCTTCGCGTATGCGCACCTTGGCAATCCGGAACCCCTCTTCACCCTCCGTCATGAACGTCTTGTCTACCACGCCGAGCTGCCCCTTCTTTGGCATCACAGAGCTGTCTATCGAATTGCCCGGGTCGGTAATGTTAGTCAACACTTTCCCAATCAACACCTTCTTATCATCTAGCACAGTGTCTTCCTTAATGAGACCATATTGGTCCAAATCCGCGTAGTCGTAGCCCGGCTTAAGGCCGACAACGTTCTCGGAATCCACATTGGCAAAACGCGAGTCCACCGTGGACCCCTGTACCTTGGAGCTATCTTCACGCGCCTCGTAAGAATTGTAGTAAGTAGTGCGAAACATCCCGCGATCCAGAGCGCCTTGATTGACAAGCACGGAGTCTTCCACGTTGTACCCGCCGTATACCATGATGGCCACAATGGCGTTCTCGCCATACGGATGCTGTTCCTTGTTGATGTACTGCAGATATCGGCTTTTCACCAGCGGGATTTGACCATAGTTCAAGACTACGCCCATTTTGTCGATGCGTGTCTGGAAGTTAGAGTGGTACACCGATACGGCTTGTTTCGCCTGCCCACAAGCAAATAGATCACGAGGGAGTGGATTGTTCTCCGGGAACACGATTTGATTTCCCATGACGCCTAGCAATAAGGAAGGGTGGACTTCCACATGTGTATACGGACGTTTCTTTGATACGCGCGCCTCCTCAGACACGGCGATGAGTGCACTCTCCTCCTCGGCGGTGTCCATGAACTCGATTACTGCTTGTGAGGGAAGTAGTGCTTCTAGGGAAGGAGCAGAATATAGCTCTCCGACAGTGGGGTAGACTTTACAGTGGCGGGCGGAGAAGTCGCGTACCCGTTTCTCGGAGAAGCCGGTTACTAGATCACTCCACGAGAAGTTCCCTTTGGTTATTTTGTCTTCTATCGCGGCGCGCTTGTAGCTGGGCAGCCCGGTCTGTTTGTCCATATAGAACACGGGTCGACACATACGGCCGCTGTCAGTCCAGACGTAGATAGAGTTGCTGGCGATGTGCCAGTGAATAGAGGTGTGGATGGGCACAAGCGCATTGCGCCGATATCTCTTAAGGGTCTCCTCCACCAGTTCCGGGTCAGTTACGGCACCGACCCAAGAGCCATTGACAAACACCTTCGTTATGTCGGACAGTGTCTTCAACTCACATTCTTCAAGCAAAAGCATACTCATCTGGTTTCTCAATAAGTCTATCATTGGCTTGCCCGAGCACCCACTTGTTACTTGCGCGGCGAGTGCCATGTGCTTGTGCAGTCCTATATTGCCGCCATCCGGGGTGTCAACGGGGTCGATGATGCCCCACTGCGAACTGTGAAGAAGTCGGGGACCGATCACCTTCGCACTGGCGTCCAGCGGCAGGTTGATTTTGCGGAGATGGGAGAGAAACGAGTTGAACGAAAGCCGGTTGAGGTCTTGAACGACACCGCTCCTCTTTGTGCGTGCCTCCGCGCCCCAATTGCCCTTGAAAGCCTTGCGGAACCCCTGCTCTACCACTCTCTCCTTGAAAAAGTCCTTAGAGTTCCCCTCGATTAAGTTGGTGAAGCTACGTTGTTGGTACACGCCTTCATGATAGTAGTATTCCTTATCGATCTTTTGATACACGTGACGTTGCTGCAAGGTGTAGTACTCCTTAAACAGATCGTAGATGAGGTTGCCGGGTAACTCCACACGCTTGAAACGGAAGCTGTCGCGATCGGTCGGCTTTTTCATCTTGCGGGCGACGACCAGCATTTCGTACGTCATGTGGCCAAGAAACATAGCCTTGTCGTGGAAGTTCATCTCGCCTACGTGAGGGAGGAAGTAGTTCGAAAGTATCTCGAGCACATGAGGTATGGTCTTACCTTTGGTGAATGTTGCGATGTACTGCAGAGCGTTGACCTTGTTGAATATCTTGCCCGCGTCATGCACGCAGGGGGTGAACATGTCGACGAAGTCTTTGTTTTTCTCCAGATCGAGTATGCAAGTTTGGATGATGTCTCGGTCGGAGACGACGCCCAACGCCCGCATGAGGATGAAGAGAGGGACGGGCTTCCTGACATTGGGAACATTGACGACGATTTGTTGGTTTGACTGGGTTGGTGTCGGAGTCACCATTCTTACCGCCATGGTGCGGACGGGTTTGGATGCATCCGCGGACACGGACCGGATTTCGGCGGAGTGGCTGTAGAGATCATTGACCTTATTCCGGACATAGAGGGTGTTGTCTGCGAACTTCTCTTGAGAGACTATTACCTTCTCCTTTCCATCGATGATGAAGTAGCCGCCCTGATCATTTCTGCATTCGCCCATGTTGAATCGGACGCGGGAATGCACCCCCTTCAAGATGCAGAAGTCGCTCATCAACATGATCGGGAAACGGCCGAGGTACACCTTCTCCAGAGTGATAGACTGTTTGAGCACACCGTTCTCAAGACCCTCTTCCGCCTCCGCCGGCGACGCTTCCCCCTCGTCGAGCACGATACGAAAGTCCACATCTACATCGAAATGAATAGACATGGCGTAGGTCATGTTGCGAAGGCGTGCCTCGTTAGGGTACATGTAGTGGGCGCGATCGTCATCATGGATGACAGGCTTACCGTAATAGAGCTTATCCCCGTTCCTCCCACCGAGATAGAGGTTGCACTGTAGTTTGAAGTCCTTAGTGTCTGGGTCTTGCTGTTTCATGATCTTGATTGGGTTCTTTTCCTTAAAAAGACGTGACAGTCCCTTATTGAAGAAGTCGTTGTACGAGTCCAGATGATGACGGACTAAGAAGTCGGTGTTATCCTGAAAATACTTATCAATGATAGGCCATACGATGGTCTCGTTGATATCGGCCATGTATATATATAGGATCGTTATCATATTTTTAAGACAGTATGAGAACGATCATTAGAAACTCCTACCGCGGCCTACTCTCGGCAGCATCGCCTCCGCCGCACGCGCCACCGCCCCCTCCTCCACTATCTTTATCTTCGCCGCCGCAAACTCCCCCGCATCGGAATGCCCCTCCCTGATGTTCACGGTATTGTCGTCAAACATGTTGCCACCGTGACCAGTAACCGCGGCAGCCAGACCAAACACGCCGGCAACAAGACCACCTAGGATGGTAAACAAAAGGATAATCGGGACGAACAGAAGTATCCACGCGAGCGCCGTGTAGCCCTCAGAGCACAGCCAGTTCAAGCCGAACGTCCAAGCGGCGATGTAGATGGCATGGCCGACGAATAGCATCAGTGTGGAGGGGACAGCGCAACTCTTTTTGCCTAAACAAAACTTGTTAGTGTTACCGATATTCTGGACGACCATCCAAACGTAGGAGATGGCGGAGATCACGAAGTAAATGAACGCGGGCGTGCACAGTGCGCGGACTTCCTTCATTAGTTTCATGACGAGAGTATAACTAATGAAGAGAAAAGAAGCTTACTGACCTTTCTTTTGTTGTGCCATGACGGCACGTATGACAGACTTGTCGATCGCGATAGACATCATTACCATCGGGATGAGTATCATAGCGGCCCAAGACAGTCTGCTGTGACCGTGGACGCAAAGCGCCTGAAGGAGCATGAGAAGTGCAGCCACGTACACGAGATGACTTAGTAGGCCGCCAAGCGTGGTCGGAGCGATGAAATAGGTGATTGCGTTGCCTGCTCCCTTAAGCATCGCAAGGCGAGCTGGGTCCCGAAGGGAGAATGCCATGCCGAGAGCGCCGAAGCCTGCAAGGATAAGGTAGGCGAGGGCCGGCGTGCATAGGGTGTCCAAGTATCTCATGAGCTTCATGTGCTTATGAGATAGTATGAGAAGAAAACCCCTCGTCGCAGTTTCTTTCTGAGATGCCTTACTTCTTGGGCATAACTCTTCTGTTAAGTCCTTTGCGTACACGCCATCCGCCTCGTGCGGCACCCGCATGACCCGCAGCACCCGCAGGAGCAGCACCCGCAGCCACAGCACCCGCAGCAGTTGGAACGCTGGCAGCGCTCGCTGCCGACGCGGGAGTAATCGCCGCGACCTCAGCCGCCGATGCGCTAAGCATAGCAGCCACTTTGGGGTTGTTCGGCATGATTACTTGCACGTTTTTACCGATCGGTTGTACTAGCGGGCTGCTGGAAGGCTGAGCGGGGTCACCATTCACAGTCGCCATAAAGCGTGACCCTGCATCTTTCAGCATTCCAAATGGTGCTGTGATTAAATCCATAGGAGAAAAGGCCCCACCACGCCATGCACGGCGGCGCGTGTTTCTTCTCTTTTTGCGTCCGCCGCACTGCTTGTTGATAGCATTAGATGGGACTGGGTAGTCGACACCACCAGCTGGGACCCCATTAGGTGACAGTGCAAGATGGTTGGACATCGATGCACCATGAGTGTCTAGCCGAGAAACCGTATTCCACGTTCCGGCAGAAGCCGCTCCAGGCCATGTTCCTGGCTGGCCACCCACCCAAGGATACCCGACGAGGGGCGATGGGCTAAGCAGCGGGACAGTGCCTGCCGCCGCAGACGCACCACCTCTTTGCCTTCTGCGCGTTCTAAGTCCTCGGCGTGTTCTAAGTCCTCGGCGTGTTCTAAGTCCTCGGCGTGTTCTAAGTCCTCGGCGTGCTCTAAGTCCTCGGCGTGTTCTACGTTTCGCTTTCCGACCTCCACCGCGAGTGGGCATGTATAACATATACAAACAATATTTATCGCCCATCATTCGATATCGACATGGGTCAGCATATGTCGCCGACAGCACATTTTCGTCAAGCCCAGCTCGTCCAGCACCTCACCTTCCGGCGTCTTATCCACGGTGGTGGGTGTCAGGTAAACAACCTTCTCCACTTCCATGCCCCTAGCCAACTTGCGCTTGCGCACTTGAGCTAAGTAATAGCGGTACTTGTTGGCTAAAACCTCCCCACATGTGAAACACTTCACAGGAATAATCATGGCTCGTGTGTATCTATATATCCATCCAGATATATAAATCAATTTATGATCAAATTAGATGTCCTCCCACAGCTTGTGCACCTCCGACTTAGCGTCCCCTAGTCCTTTCTTCATATCCCCCGAGACAGCCCGCTCGTCTGCCCGTGCTTTCGCCTCCGTGGCTTCGGCTGCGTCCCCCATGCGCGTCTGGAAGGACAACATATCTAGTCTCCGTCCATTAGCATCACTCTTAAATACCGGACGACTCGTCTCATTGGCAGCCACACACGTTGTTTTTATGTGAGTGGGTGATACCCGATGAGCGAGCCAGCCGCAGCAGTTCACGGCTGTGCATGAGTCCTTCGTATCGAAGTCATTGCATGCCGTTTCTAGTGCCTCGGGCTCGGAGTTGTGCTGAGCGCAGAAACTTGCGCTGGGTTGTGACACGTCCGGCATGCTTGTTGCATCCTCGTCATCGACAAACCCCTCCACTGTGACAACCTTTTCTAAATGTGTCGTCTTCACTGGATTGAGGTTCCAGCCAGCCAGTCCAGCCAAAACGGGAAAGGCTATGATCAAGATGGCCATAGATACGATGGCTCCGAAATGCCCCTCTGATCTGATAGGGGCGGCCAGAAGTGTCCTCTCATCCTCCGACACAAGGAGATAGAAAGCCACTATAAAAACACAAATAGCAAAAACCACGCGAGCATGTGGAGTATCGCTATCATTCAGAAACTGCATATAATATTACTATCACGGCAGATAATTTATTGCGACGATGTCCTGACTGTTTGACAGTGATCATCTTCTTTCAGCAGTTGATACCCCATCGAAGTTCTGACGCGCTTATAAATAACGTTGTCGCGATGAACGCCCACATGACACTCCTTGCAGAGCGCGGCGAGGTTGGCAGTATGGTTCTTGTGCATCTGGTCGATATGGCCGCTCTTGCAAGCATCTTTTTGGTATCGTAGATGGTGTGTGTCTTGAGCGGGGGCCTTCTCGCAGAGTTCGCATATACCAACCACTTTCCTGCTGTTGTATCTGGACGTGCCTAAAGACGATACAGGTTTTGTGGCCGGGCGGTACTTCATGCGGATATCGTGAGCCCTCTCGAGGAAGTCTGCTGGCAACTGGAGAGACTTGCACACTTCTAGACCGTACATGCTGTCACCAGGACCGCTTTTCACCTTTCTGTCATAGATAAGCTTCTGTGCGGCTGCATCATAGCTTACAGACATGTGGAACATCCGCAGATTACGGAGCGCCTTTATCTCGTCGAGGTCCACTAGCTGATGGAAGTGTGTGGCGAATAAAAACGAGCTACCGCGCTGAGCCAGTGCCTCGACACCTGCTGTGAATATGCTTAATGCTGAGTCAGACTCGGTTCCAGAACACAACTCGTCCCCTAGAATAAGGCTTTTTGCATCGGCCAAACGAAGGATCGTGCGCAGCTCGGACATCTCGACGGCAAAGGTAGACATTCCTTTAAAGAGGTTGTCATTACCCAGGATACGTGTAAAGAGTGAGCTATACGGAGAGGTTTCGAATGAGGAGGCGGGGACAAACATTCCGCTTTGCGCCAACACGCATGCAATCCCAAGCGCGCGAATGAGACTAGTTTTACCTACTGCATTGGTGCCGTAGAGCAAAGCCCCGTCGGCTCCGTCGCCCAGCTCAACGTCATTCGCGACGTATACCTCGCGGGTTTGTAGGTGCTCTATGAGACAATGCCTGAGCCCTGTAGTCCGGACGTACGACTTGTCAGTTGCGGGGACGAGCGAAGGTCGGCAATAGTTATACTTAATCGCATTATGTGCCTGACAGACAAAGACGTCGATCCAAGTCACAAAAGATGCGATTCGTAGGAGTGCTGTAGCGTGCGTCTCAAACTGCTTCATGAAGTCCATGTAAAAGTGCGTAATCTCGTCAACCATGGCCTCCTTTGACGACCGGATTTTCGAGACGAGATCCCGAATCTGAGGGCTCGTAATGTTCATCGTTGATCCCGTGGCCGGTACGTCTTGGATATCCAGCAGTTCGACTGCCAAAAAGTGATCCTGCTGGTCAAACCGAGAGACAAACGAGGCGTCCGCGGTGCTTCGGGTGGGTGTGATGCCCAAACTGCAAATCTGGGTTTTGAGAAGATAGGCGCGCCGTTTCGTCGCCTGGATGCTGGCCCCCAGTGTGGGTGTCTCGTGTATCTTGACAAAGTCGGTGGTTTTGGACTTCTTCTCGCTGCTGGCGACGAGAGTATTCAACAAAGCCCGAATACACTCGAGTTTGTCTCTCGACTCGAGGTTTGCACGAACCTTTGCGTCTATGCGTTCGGACACGCCGCGCCTCACAAAGCTTACTGCGATGGCATCAGTTTCCTCGGGGGCAGATTCGCCGTCAGCACTACCGGCACTAGGACCACCCGTACCACTAGCACCACCCGTACCACTAGCACCACCCGTACCACTAGCACCACCCGTACCACTAGCACCAGCCTCCATGTCCGCCGCCCGCTTGTGGAAGTTGAGTGTATCCAGCCCCCGACACTTGCTAAGGTCAAACGCTTCATCGAGACATTCTGAAATGCCGGTACAGGATTGAGTGAGTTCTGCAAGCGACGTGCCAATCACCTCTTCGGTTTTATGGGTGAGGTAGGCATCATCGGCTATCTTTTCGGCGAGCTGGACGATGACAAGAAGGTTGTCGTGGAGCTGGGCGAAGTCAAACGGGGTAATTCGGCGAAGAAGTCGCTTTCTCTCTAGTTTCTCAATATCCTTCACACCCTTCAATGTGCTGCGGAACCAACCTAAATCGTCGCGACCGGTCAAATGCTCGGTCACATCATACGATTCCTCTAGGGTCTCGCAATCCACGGTGGGGTTGAGGACTTTGTAGTGGAACCTCCTGCGACCCATATTCGTCACACAGTTATTGAGAAAGCGAGAGACACTGGAGAGTTTGCCGACGTACTGGCTATCGTCGACCATATTGAGTTGTTTGAGAGAGTGGTTGGCCAAGAGTACCCTGTCTGTTTTGTTTTCCAGGACAGGCGGTTGGAGTCGATTGACTAAATCAGGATTGTGACAATGGACGTAATCAAGCAGGAAGCAGAAAGCGGTAGCGCAGAGCGCATGTTCACCGAAAAGGAGGTGAGCCTGGTGTTCGCCGTCTGCGCCGAAGCCGAAACGAGCGAGGATTTCATTCTGATAGGTCTGTTTTTCACAGTTTTTCGCCATTTTAACTAGTCTGTTTGACTCCGAACCAAGATCGATCCTGTGTATGCACCTCTCGTTCGCTCCTGCGAAAGTGATGATGTCGTCGAGACGGGCCTCGTCCATTTGATGCACAAATATCAATTCTGCAGGATCGTACACCGATATGTACCGCTCCAGCTCATCGAAGCTAGTAGGATTGTGGTAATCTGTTGTCGTGAACTCGAAGGCGGCAGTGCGGCCGGTAAAAATATCCACATTCGCCACACCGATGTGCACGTTCTTGCCAGCGCAAAACAGCCATATGCATGTTGCGTTGTTTGACAGCGTTTTTGTTTCGGCGGAGAAATAGGTCCCCGGTGAGTAGATGCCGGACAGGCTGCGAGTGGTATTCTTGCTTGGTGTGTCCTGTGAGTACACTGCGGTTGTGAAGCCGTTTTCTTGTAAGCGTTTGAGATACTTGTCAAGCATATAATCGCGGAACCCCGCCATAACTACATCGGCTTGCCCCACGCATGCTTTCTTGGATGCGATAATGAGGTCGCATGTGCGCGAAAATGCCTCGATGTTTGACCCGGTAATAGACCCGTCCTTTTGTCGCAGCCCGTACACTTCGAAAAATGCGCCTACTTGCATCAGCACGACAGTGTTGGCGCCGTACTCATCGCAGAAGCGCTTATGGTGCGCTAGGTAATCTTTCACAAGTGACATGATTGAGTGACTAGGTAGAGAAGACCCAGTCACTTAAATTGTTTATATCATTCATCTTTGTACGTGAAGTTATGCAGTGCGACCTTCTCATTACGGTTGTGGACTTCGCCCGTGAGGATGGAGTTGACGAAAATGGCGCGGGTAACATCATTGGGAGCGCAGGAGCCCGCTTTGACTAGGTTTCTGTCGCGAAGGTATTGGCGCACGTCCTTGATGTGTTTTCTTTTCAACGCCGTGTGCTCTTCTGTGATCCTGCGACGTGTCTTCTGGTCTTTGAGGAGCACGCCTACTTTCCCTCCTATGCGGCCTAGTTTGAAGGTTCGGGTGGTGGTGCGTCTGGACTTACGGTGTATGCGCCGCACCTTTTCCATGCGCGGGGCACTTTTCTCCGCTGCTTCTGTTCTATCTTTCTTGATTTCGTCTAGGATGGCTCGTCGATGACGTGCGACATCTTTTTCGCTCTGGTTAGTGATCTTAATCGGGGTGGGCGCTGCCTTTAATGTTCTCCCAAAAAGCTGGCGGTATGTAGGGCGCGTCCCACCCTTTAGATTGCTATAGGCTGGCGGTTGCACTTGCCCGGGGGCTGGCGGTTGCACTTGCCCGGGGGCTGGCACTTGTACTTGCCCTTGCCCGGGGGCTGGCGGTTGCACTTGCACTTGCCCGGGGGCCGGCACTTGCACTTGCCCGGGAGCTGGCGACACATGAGGTCTCGGCGCCGGCGCTCGCACGCTCCGATTACGACAAAAACGTCTAGGTCTCGCACTGAGGGTGTGTACGAGGGCGGGTCCGGGGCCTCTGGTTGTCGATGGCATCGCGAGAGCCGCGGGGAGATCTGTAGCAACGGGGGTGTCAATCGTAAGGACGGGCGCATGCGTTGGCACAGGTTGTGTCGGGGTCGGGGGCACGAGTTGCGGAGCGGGCACAAGGTGTGTCGCGGGCACAAGGTGTGTCGTGGGCACGAGTTGCGGAGCGGGCACAAGGTGTGTCGCGGGCACAAGTTGTGTCGTGGGCACAAGTTGCGGAGGAGGTGGGTGCGCTTGGAGCTTGGGGGAGCGGCGTCGCCTCCGTTCCTCTTTTCTTTTTGCTACTAAGGCATTGAGATAGGAAACGGCTCCCTGGAAGTCTTCGTTTTGCGGTTTCGCAGGCGTAGACGCAAGCGTTGGCGCAGGCCCAGTGCTTTGTGTGACGGGGCCTCGTGTGGCTGCCAGCACATCTGTCCGAGCACTGCTTTGACGATCGGCGTCCTCCGCTCTCTGAAGTTTCAGCTTCGCAAGAAGAGCTTTCCTTAACGATGTGCTGGAGCCGACATGAGTGGGGGGTTTTTCTTTCCTCTGTTTCCGAGTTACATTCTGCTTTCCGCTCGAGGACCCACCGATCATGTTTAGAAGGGCCGCGTTAATTGTGATGCGTTTTCTGGGGGCGTCCGACATAGTATATACTACTCTTCTATCTTAGGAATACATACTGTATAATACGTCGCGATTCATGACATCAGTGCTCCCTCTTTTCTTCACTTCATCATTTTCAAGGTACAATTGGAGACCCCTCTCCATGTCGTCGCTAGTAATCTTCGTCTTAAGTTCTAGCTTCTTTCCGAACACTCGGCGCGAGTGCGCTATTTTGACCTTCGACAATAACGTCTCCATGTCTCGCCCAAAGAACTTGAAGTAGTTCATTTTGTCGGCAAACCACGGCGTGTTAATAACCCCGGCTTTCGAGCCATCATCCATAGACCATCCTGCATCCCTGACCTTCTTGCAAAATATCTCTTTCAACTCCTCGCCGGAATAATCGTCAGTTTTGAAACGCCACACAAAACGGGACTCTAGACCCTGGTTGTATGAGAAAAAACAGTTCTTGAGCTCTTCTTCATAACCCGCAACGATCACCATGAGCTCCCCCTTATGATCACTGAGTGCCTCACACAGTGTATCGATGCACTCTTTTGCAAATGAGTCTTTCTTCTCTGCATTTCCGAGTGCGTACGCCTCGTCGATAAACAAGACCCCGCCCAGTGCGGACTTGATCACGTCGGACGTTTTTATGGCGGTCTGTCCTAGATAGCCTGCGACCAAGTCGGACCGCGTGACCTTCCGGAACGTTCCTTTCTTGAGTATGCCTAGTTTACTGAACACCTTTCCCATGATGCGGGCAACATCTGTCTTCCCTGTTCCGGGTGGTCCATGAATAACCGTGTGCATGAAGTCTGCGCCGTCTTTCCCTACCAAGTGGAACCCCTGTGTAAAATACATCACTTGATCAACGATGTTCTTCTTTAGCGCATGTAGCCCGATCATTGACTGTAGCGACTGTAGCTCGGGTCGGACATTATGCACGGCGGCCAAGTCTATATCATACACAGCGTCTTCCCGCAGAGGATACTTGTCGAGCAAAGACAAGAGGTCGTCCAGTCCTTCGATAGGTCCTTCCAGCTCGACATTTATTTTCTCTTTTGCGAGAACAACGCCTCTAGCAGGGGCCGGGGCGCGAACGAATCGCGGGTAGCGCCGTGTTATGGACATGTCGTCCTCGCCGGGGATATCTGGGTTCGGGCGGAATGCGTCGGCGATGCGTCGACCTGCTCTTCCATGCACGGCCGGCGAACTCAGTCCTTGGGCGTAGTAGTCTTGATCTAGCCGGCAAAGCATTTGCCGTATTGTCTCGTTAGTCGGCGCGGTGGTTGATTTGAACATCCCAGTCGTGTCAAGCGATTGCACGATCTTGTTCCCGCCTCCACCCCTTCGCTCCACCCCTCTGCGGGTGTATTGGGGAGCATCAAGGCTACAACGACGCTCTGCCCTCTTCAACATATTCACAAGTATACTATCTATCCGCTCGAGTGTTTCGTTTAAGCTTGTTTCCACGTCAGTCCGTGTGTTGACCACGTCGACTACGTCAGTCCGTGTGTTGACCACGTCATAGCAAGGACTATTTTCCCCGCTGCTGACTAAAGAGTCATTTTCGTAGCAGGTAAACGCGAACGTCTCCTTTTTCCAACTGTCGAATGGCTGACGAAGCTCGGGCGGCAGCCTAGGTGGATGGAGGGAACCGTCCCCAACTGGAGCTACTAATCTTGGTATCATGTAGGGAGGGCGCATACATATAGAATAGATAATTGTGCGAGCCCTCTTACAGTTTAGAGTTAAATTGAAACGTTAGAAAATGAAGGCACGACGCACAGAACAGGACACGCTTCCGGTAGTGCTGCCAAGCACGCTTTCGGTAGACATGATGGCTGAGGAGTTAGAAAGGAACCCCGAGGCCCCGTGGGACATCATCGGCGCATATTTCGGGAATGATCGTCGAGACCATTTGGAGCAGCTAGTACGGCATCAAATCGAATCTTACAATGATTTCGTACATAATCAGCTGAGGAGAACAATAGAGATGTTCACCCCGGTTGTCATTCATTCAGAGCAAGATCGCGATCTCGAGACAGGACGTTATGCATTGGAGATTTCGATTACACTCGACAATTTGCGCATATGTCTGCCGCAGATATTTGAGAATAACGGCGCTACCAAGTTGATGTTTCCACAGGAGGCCCGTTTGCGAAACTTCACGTATGCGTCTAACATGACGGTCGACATGAGCATTAAGTATGTGGTGCGAAGCGGTGTTGGTTTGGAGAGCATGCAGGTTATGCACAACAAGCTCCCACAAATCCACATTGGTAAGTTGCCTATCATGTTGCGGTCGTCTATTTGTGTACTCAGCCAGTATAAACACATTGACCCCGCGAGAAAGGGAGAATGTGCACTGGATGCGGGGGGCTATTTCATTATTCACGGATCGGAGAAGGCATGTCTTCCGCAGGAGCGGGCGGCCGAAAACCAAGTCTCCGTGTTTGACGTGTCGAAGGGAAATACGCGATGGAGCTGGTCGGCGGAGATTAAGTCCGTCCCCGATTGGAAGTGTATATCGCCTAAACAGGCCATCATGACAGTGGCAAGCAAGAACAACGGTTTTGGGTATGGGCTTTATCTGCAACTGCCGCGGGTGAAGCAACCAATACCCTTATTCGTAGTCTTCCGCGCCATGGGTATAATCAGCGACCACGATATTTGCCAGATGGTCGCGCTCGACATGGAGAGCCCGCGCAACGCGGACATCCTTGATCGGCTGAAGGGATCGGTGGTGGACGGTGCCTCGTTCACAACACAGGAGGAGGCGCTCGCATTCATCACAAACCACGTGATGTTCACCCCTGTGAATATGGACAAGGAGGCTGGACTGAAAAGGAAACGCGAGTTCGCTCAGGACGTGCTGGACCACGATGTGTTCCCCCACTGTCGCACACCACTGCAGCGCCGTTATTTCCTGGGCTTCATGGCCAATAAGCTCATTCGAACCGTACTGGGAAGAAGGCTTCCCGACGACCGAGACGCATATCAGAATAAGCGCGTAGACCTGCCGGGGATGTTGCTCAATAACCTGTTTCGCAACTACTTCAACAAGATGGTGAAGGACATGCAGAAGCAGGTTGTACGCGAGATCAACAATGGCTCGTGGAGGTCAAAGGAAGATTACCTCAGCATCATCAACACTACGAACATCTATAAAATCGTGAAGTCCGCGACGGTAGAAAACGGTCTGAAACGCGCACTGGGAACGGGTGACTTCGCAGTTGCTCGCCATACTGGAAGCAGCAGTAAGGTTGGTGTGGCCCAGATATTGAACCGGCATACGTATGCTTCTGGCCTTAGTCAGTTGCGACGCGTCAACACTCCCGTCGATAAGAGCGGTAAGCTGGTGGCCCCTAGGAAGCTCCATGGGTCGAGCTGGGGGTTCCTTTGCCCGTCTGAGACACCGGAAGGACACAGTGTCGGCGTTGTCAAGAACCTTAGTTATATGACGCATGTCACTGTGCGCAGTAGCGGCACACCACTCCATGACTACGTGGTTCCCCATGTGAAGTCTTTAGAAGATTGTACTCCCACAGAAGCCGGACGAAACACGAAGGTCTTCGTCAACGGGTGTTGGGTTGGTGTGGCGCTCGAACCGCTTGAATGTTACCGCCTTCTGAAGGAAAAGAAGTACCAAGGTGTGATCAATGTGTACACGTCCATCGTCTTTGACTACAAGTATGATGAAATACGTGTTTGCAGTGATGCAGGGAGGCTAACGCGACCATTGTTGCGTGTGAAGAACAACTGCTTGAATCTCAGTACCGATACGCTACGACGCTTGCGTGCAAGGGAGTTGACGTGGGCCGATCTGGCCATGCAGAACAAGACGGATGAGTCCGTCATCGAGTATATCGACCCCGCCGAGCAGGCGGCTAGCATGATAGCGATGCGTCCGGCAATGTTGTCTGAAACCGGCAGATTGCAATATAAGTACACGCATTGTGAAATCCATCCCAGCACCATTTTGGGACTACTTGCTTCATGCATCCCGTTCCCAGAGCACAATCAGGCTCCAAGAATTACATATCAGTGTGCCATGGGCAAACAAGCAATGGGAGTATACGTCATGAACTTCGATCAACGATTGGACAAGACCGCGTATGTGCTCAATACGCCTATGCGGCCACTGGTGGATACGCGCCTCATGGGCATGTTGCAGTTGGATCGCGCTCCGTCTGGCTCTATGGTGATCGTCGCTATCATGACCCACACGGGGTTCAACCAGGAAGACAGTATTCTCGTTAACCAGGGGAGTTTGGACCGGGGGTTGTTCCTAGCTACGGTATATCACACCGAGAAAGACGAGGACAAGAAAATACATGGCGACGAAGAGGTCCGCTGCCGTCCCGACCCGAAAAAGACTAAGGGGATGAAGTTCGCCGATTACAGCAAGCTGACACCTCAAGGCGTTGTGCCGGAGAACACGCTGATTTGCAATCGCGATGTCATTATCGGGAAGGTCGTGCCCATTAAGGAGCACAGGAACGACCATACTAAAACGATGAAGTACCAAGATCAAAGTCGCATGTATCGGACTCAGGAGGAAGCTTACATTGATAAGAACTATGTGGAGCGTAATGGGGATGGGTACAACTTCTGCAAAGTACGTGTGCGCACCGTGCGGAAACCGGTTATTGGGGATAAGTTCAGCAGTCGGCATGGGCAAAAAGGTACGATCGGCAATATCATCCCTGAGTCCGACATGCCATGCACCGCGGAAGGGGTCCGTCCTGACGTCATCATCAACCCCCATGCAATCCCGAGCAGAATGACGATTGGACAACTCAAAGAGACCTTACTTGGGAAAGTGCTTCTGCAGTTAGGGCTGTTCGGAGATGGTACGGCCTTCGGTATGCACGACATTAAGGACATTCGTGATGATCTGTTGCGACTCGGACACGAGTGTCATGGGGAGGAGCTCTTGTACAATGGCATGACGGGTGAGCAATTGGAGACGTCGATATTCATGGGTCCGGTCTTCTACCAGAGATTGAAGCACATGGTCAATGACAAGCAGCACAGTAGGAGTAACGGGCCGATGGTTAATCTCACACGCCAGCCTGCTGAAGGCCGAGCACGCGATGGTGGGCTGCGCTTCGGTGAGATGGAACGGGACTGTATGATCTCACATGGCGCAGCGCGGTTCATGAAAGACAGGATGTACGATTGCTCCGACAAATATCAAGTGTACGTGTGCAACAAGTGTGGTTTGATTGCCGCCCACAACGACGAAAAGCACGTTCACTGGTGCCGAACATGTGACAACCGCTCTGACTTTAAGCTGGTGCATATCCCCTATGCCACCAAGTTGCTTATGCAAGAGTTGCTAACGATGAACGTGGCACCACGCATCATGGCCTAATGAAGGCGATTGACATTGACGGATTTGAAGTTTCTTTTTCTGGTGGTACTATATACAGGAATGTCACTAGGAGGAGGTGTATCAGGTCACATGCCCCAATCTGTACCGCTTAGATTGAAGGGAAATGGCAACGAAATCGACAGGCTATACGCGCGGCGCGTGTTCAACACCAGCGCCTCTTTTAAGACGGCCGCGGACCCGGCGACCAGCGGTATGCTGCTGAACGGGTCGTATCGGTCAACGATGAACGCGGGTGACCCATTAAACCGTGCCAACCAGCAGTGTGGAGGGTCCAACCAGGCGTCGGGCGCGGTCCGTGGCTCTGCGAACGCAGCGGCGCGGGACCATTTGGCCGGGGGTCTGTCCGACGGTGCGTGTGGCACGACCACACAGTACGGGGGAGCGCCGTACGTGGCCTTGCACACGCAGAACCCTGTATGGAGTGGGAACTCGTGTTTTGTCGTTGACAGTTCGGACTTCACACGTTTCAAGAAGATGAAGAGCGTCAACAGTAACTACAACGATCTAACTTTCGGTGGCGACGACCACTTCGCAGCTCAGATGGCTATCAATAGAGTGCGCAGATAAATCGCATCAATGCATATTCATGTACTGTGTCACGGCACATAAATATGTTGAAAGTATATAAGAGACCATGTTCATGCTAGGAAATGCCGACTTTCCCATTCGTCGAGTGTCGAACAATGGCGTGCTCACCGGGCCGCGGGCGATGCCTTTCAAACCCGCCACCATGACTCAGGGCTCTGGATTATCGAACGCAATGGCGGTGGCTAACGCCGGCGGTGCTGCGGGCGGAGCGGGATGGTCAAACGCGGCCAAAGGTGCAGTTAAGACAAATACGGCTCGCGACTCATCGAGCTATATTCAGAGAAGGAAGTTCGCCGCCATCGGCAAGTCGACAGGGCAGGTCGGCCAGCCGCAGGGCTCTGAGTTGAGTTTCAAGTCGTATGATTGCTGCAAGACTGAGAGTCTTGTTAGAAAGACGAGGAATAAAGGTTGTACTGTCCCCCCGAAGGTGACGAACCGTCCCACTTGCCACTGATAGAAAATCTATACATAAGCTATAGATGGATAAGTACCTTGTCGAGTTCTTTGGAACCATGTTTTTCATGTACGTGATCCTCACCACAGGGAATGCGCTTGCTATTGGCGCGGCGTTGACTTTAGCCATTTTGGTTGGCGGGCCGATCTCAGGTGGTGCGTTCAATCCCGCCGTTGTGACTGGTCTCGTGATGGCGGGCAAACTGCCTTCCAGCGACCTTGTTCCTTACATACTGGCGGAGGTGGCGGGTGCGCTGGCAGCCTACCAGCGGACGAAGGGTTTCTCGCTGTAAAATAATGTTGTTCTAGTTCATATGAGAACTGGAAGAACGAGGAATAGAAGACGAAGCGCTACTAGAAGACGAAGCGCTAGGAGAACGAGGCATAGAACTCGCAGGGGTGGAAACCCTTGGACCACGGCGTTCGAGGGTTTGAAGTCCGCTGCGACAGGAACGTTTACGACGGTGAAGGACACCGTGACCAATGTCCCGGGTCAGCTTAAAGCCAGGCTCGACACCGCAGGGAAACGCGCACGGGCGTGGGGCACCGAGAAAAGAGCCAACACGAAACGAGCTGCGTGCAAGCGCATGGGCTGCTGTCCTGAGCAAAGGCAAGCACCCAGAGCAGCACAAGCAGTACAGGCTGTAGCTGGTCCTCGGCCACTGGCCGGTGCTAAGCCACTGGCCGGCGGAAGGAGCCGTAAAAGAAAGTCTCGCCGCCGGGGCGGGGCGTGCAAATGCCGAACTTGATGACGTTTCAATATCAGCCTAATCACTGACCTCATCTTCGATCTGCGGCGCTGCCGCCGCTGCCGCCGCTTCTGCCGCTTCCTTTGCTTCCGCCGCTGCTCGGCCGCGTGCTTGTACCTCCTTCAGTCCCAAAATCACGACATCACTATTCCCAACACGACCACCGTATTCCTCAGCTACCTTTTTATGCATCCTCTTCATGATGCCTATTAAGCCGTCGGGCCCGATACAGGGCTCATCCAAAACGAAAATAAACGTGTTACTAACCGTGTTGTTCACCTCCTGCAGAATCGGTTCTCCAGTAGGCCCAATCACTACGTTCTTTTCTGACAAGTCGCGTATGGTCTTTTGGAGCGCATTAATCTCGGTCAGTGCGTCCCGTAGCTCCTGGGTCCTGTCCATAAGCAGGTCGTGCAGTTGGCGCACCGTGTCTCTAAGAAGCGCGTTGTGCTCTTCGCCGAGCGGCTCATTGGCGTCCTCCGAGCCTTGGTCGTCGTCACTAACGTCCTTCACAGGTGGCTCCTCCTTCACAGGTGGCTGCGTGCGGCGGGAATGTCGCGCGGATGCGACGTGGCGGTTCCATTGTCCGCTGTGTTTGGTGCTGTAGCTGCACGCTTCGCAAACCATACACTCAGGCATTGTCACTACTATGTGAGGGGAAGATAACCTTATATCGTGATAGCTGCAAATGCGTTTTATAATCTCTTAATTATAACATATGGGACGTAGCACCAGAAGAAATAGACGGTCTAGTAAGAAGGGCCGAACAAGACGAGGATTGAGAGGGGGTGCGGACGAGGTGGATCAAAGTGTCGTCCTCGAGCGTTGCAAGGGTGTGTGCGCGCGCGTTGTGTCTGAGTTTAACGGGTCGGGGTGCCGTGTCCACGTGGCCACCAGCGACTTCGTCGCTAGCAGTAAGTACCTGGAATGGCTTGGTGCGGGAATGAGTCGTCTGGCATACAACTCCCCGCTGGTGGCGTTAGCGATGTGGACCACGCTTACTCGTAACACCCAACCACTTATTGGCGGCACAACCCTTTCCAATTTCTTTGACAAGCTTAATACTATCGCCCTCTGCAAGCCGGGGCCAGACGTGGGAGCATACACAGTCGATGGTTGGAACGAGGATGTAGAGGGGGCGGCTACGAAGTTCGTGAATGGTTACTATACCGAGGTGTTCAGTAAGTATCTCAAGAAAAAGCCAGATATCCTCCCGGGCAAGGAAAAGTTGCCCGATACGTTCTGGGACGAGGATGCTCTACGAGAGTCTATTGCCAAGGGGGTGGAGACAAAGGACACCAACTTTGAGATGGTGTACGTGCACACCAGCGAGGACCTAAGCTGTTACCTCGTCGCGGATAAGAAAGCCAATGCGATATTCATTGTGTTTAGGGGTAGCAGATCGCTTAGTAACTGGAAGAAGAACTTCACGGTACATACAAAAGCTGGTTGTACCGACCCGTGTAACGTCTCGCATAAGCTACAGTGCAAAGACGGAGAAAAAGAGGAAATGAAAATGTACCCAGGCTTCCTGGGACTTGACCTCGAGGCCATCCACACCATAGTATGGATGGGTGCCCACCTCGCCAAAACAGTGATCGGGGCGACCGCAATCAAACCGGCCCGCGTTTTCATGTTTGGGCATTCGCTAGGAGGTGCGCTCGCGACGATATCTTCGTTGCTTTACTCGATGATGCGAGCGCCGGGCCTCGAGCCCGCGCGTGCGAAGGATGGGTTAAAACTTCTGTGCCCGCGCGTAACGTGCATATCGTACGCCTCACCGCGCCCTTTCAATAAGGCGGCTGACGAGTGTTTCAATTTGCGCAAGGACATAGGCCTTATATCGTTCGCCAGATTGTTCACGGCGGGAGACCCCGTGCCGACTATGGCGCCTTGGATGGATGGCGCCGGGACGACGGATGACAAACGAAAAGTCAAGGGGAGTAAAGCACTCGTTGCAGCAAGAGTGCTGACGCTGGGTGCGGCGGGTGTGGTGTCTCACGCTTTCGAGGACGGCATCAACTATACATCACTTATCTCGGCAAGGATGCAAGCTGTAGCAAGCGAGTTGCGGAAAGTCGCGGGCGGCGGGTGTGAGAATAAACATCTTATCTTTGTCGAGCTGCTCGGGCCGATCAAGCCGAAGAGCGGAAACATACCGATAGAAGCCGCAATACGGCTTTTGGGCGAAGTTGGATCGCAGATTTCCGGAACCACCTCGAGCGGCAAAGCGTGCTCTGAGTGGGTGGATGAGGATATACGGAGCGAATCCTCATTGAGCAAGGACATACTAGATGAGCTCAAGGGGGTAGCGACGACGAAAGGGAGACTGGACGTGTCGGGGTGCCTCGCGCACGCCCAAGAAAAGGCGGTGGTGTTGAAGGCCCAAATGGAGGAGAGTGTGCACACAGCGAGAGACAAACCAAAGGCTGCGGCGAAGATTGTGGAAGCGCAACAAACCGACATGCAAATATGTCTTCCCTCGGCGGCGGCGGCCGGGGGTGGTCTTTCTTTGGGCACTTTGCACGCGCACCTCAGCAAGCTCAAAAAGAATGTCGGTGCAAAAGCCAGCGCCGCAGCAGCGAGTGCCAAGAAAGGGATCGAGAAGGCCAAGGGGAAGCTCACAAAGTCCCCGTCCACCGCGCCATCCGAGGCGGCGACGCCCGAGACGCCGGCCACTGCTGTGGCCCAGAAACACGCGCTGGCGCCTGCGCAGTCCGATGAGGCGCGGAAACGCGAATGTATTGTTTCGTGCCAGTGTGGCTCGCGTGCGTCGCAAGGGGGAAGCAAGAGATCGAGCTCCTCTACCAGGCGCGAGCGCGCAGGGGTTATCGACCTCATCGACCATCTTCATGTGAGGCGAGCCAGTCTGGAAAGAGCGTTAAGAACTACCGGAAAGGGGAGCGAATCCACGTTTCTGCGCACCCGCAAGCGAGGCATCGACAACGAACTCCAACGCGCCCACGGTTTGATCGCCACGCTGGATCGGAGCAGACAAAGAAGGGCAAGTAAAAAGACCCGCAGACGGCCGAGGGGTGGCGGGCATTGACCATTTCGACTTACAATTTTTGGAAACCGAGTTTTTCAAAAAATTGAAATAAAGGGGGCGCATGGACATACGTACACAAACAGAGAAATGGTACTTACGCGTTCACAGCTTCGCGCCGTCCTCCCCCCCGACCTCGTCGACTTCTATGACCATGAAGAGGTCGTGGCTCTGGCTGCCCCATCACCTGGAGAACGCCGTCTGGACGCACTGTTGGACATACAGAATAGCGCGGGCAATCGCGCCAACGTCTATACGTTCATGGACCGAGACGGACAAGAGTGTCATTACGTTGGAGATTTGAAGGGGGTCAACGCCAAAGATGGTCGAAAGACTCTGCGATCCAAGCTGCGTGCGGCCGCGATTAGTGTGTGGGGCTGCGCATGCTGCGCTGACCAGGTGAGTCGCCACGGCTGCAAGTTCGGGCCTCAGGGCACATTGATGTTTAATGGGGGCAACGAGGAATGCAAGCACTACATCAGCGGGGAGGAGACAATGCAGCACCTCGGTGAGAGTTTTATGCGCGACGGCACAATCGAAGAAGTGACGATACTCTGCGCTACAAACGAGGTGCTCGGCCGCGACGGCCGCCTGAAGGGGCCGGACCCGCGGAACCCCGGGCAGCAGTACAAGCATTACACCGCCGGTCCCGTTGCCGGCGCGCGCGCGGACATAAAAACGATACAGTTCTTAGATCAGGGCGGCAGCGCGCAAGTGGTTGCGGCACTGGACGCTTACACAGGTGGCTTCGCTGATCCCAAGACGCGCGCCCTCGTTAAGTCAAAGCTCAAACAGCTTTTGGAGTGCTGCACACCCGGGACATCCCGAACTATCCAGGGGGCAAAGACGTTGCTGGAGGGTGCCCAGTGGATTTGGAATCTCATCGAAGACATGAACCATCCGTTTCGATCCCAACCGTTGAACGAACAGGTCGGGATCGTCTTGCGGGGAGCAACGACGGGGCACATCGGTCCGAACAGTCGCGCCGTTAGCGTTTTCAACGACTCCGCCATCGCCCATTTCACCTGTCTGCAGGCCAACTCGCTCGTCCGCAACCTCGTCGAGAACGCCGTGAGTCCCGAGGCCCTAGTGGCAATGCTGCAGACCCAGTTCGCGCCGAAGGGGGTGTACCAGAGGTCAACCGGTGTGGCAAAGGACACCGTGAAGACCCAGAAGGCCATTGACCAGTTGAGTACAGAGGTGGGTGATGTGGAGCTTACGGTCATGACCATCAATAGGATAAAGGAGCTTCAACGCGAGCAGCAAGAACGCGAGGCGCCTAACGGAGTGACGTACTGGGTCCACGATTCCGAGGGAGACGCGGCTGCCGCCAGCACTGGCGTCGATGGTGCAGCCCGCAATGCTTTCGCGGGCGTAGGCGCACGACTCGCCAGCACAAGGGAGCAACCCGGCATGAAGGTGAAGGGGGCGGGAACGGACTGGGCTCCGCAGACGCGCGCTCGGCCGTACAGCCTGCGGGAACTTGCGGAGCACGTGAGGGCCGGAGATAAGGTCTTTGTGGACGCACGAAGGGAGCCGGGGACATACGTGGAGATGAAGGGCGGGACGGACAGTTTCCTGCGCACAAAGGGAGCCCGCGTTCTCTGGGAGTTCTACAATCTCGATGGCTGGAAGGGGCGAGTGCTTGGAAACGACAAGAAGCAGGTGCTTGCGGTTGCGCATCTCAATGTACAAGGCTTTGAGCACTGGATGTTGTTTTGCGAGGGTGTGGACGGATGGCTGCATTCGAGTGTGGGACACACGCACAGTGAGGTTGCCTCGCACATATGGAGGAACTCCGACGGAACGATCAAGAAGATGCTCCGCTCGGACATGATCCATTCCGGCGCCTCCAAGGAAAAGAAGCAGGTCCTCGAGGAAGCCGGTAAAAGCATTCCGACGAGGATTCCGCCGGGCGAGCAACTTGCCTTCGGAGTGGGAATCGGCGTCAGCGACAAGAGCGAAAACCGATTTCACAATGCGAACTTGAAGGTTTCGATGGGGACCCGTGGCGGATTCGAGCACGAGATTGACCGCTTCGAGATTTCGGAAGAGGAGGCCGAGACCCTTTGTCGCCGGGATGAGGAACGCATTGGCTGCAATCGTGTGCACTGGGCGCTGGAGGCGCGGCAAGCGCGTGAGGTGCGGGCACGAGAGGAGCGAGCGGCGCGCGAGCATATCGAGCGCCGGGAGCGAGAAGATAAGGAACGGCGGGAGCGAGAAAATAAGGAACGGCGGGAGCGAGAAGATAAGGAACGGCGTGCACGGGAGGAGCGCATACGGCGGAGCCGCGAACGTCCGTCGCTCATGCGTGTGTGCGTGTGCGGAGAGAGGATATTCGAGAGGAGGGCGACATTCTGTTGCAAGTGTGGGACGGGACTGCCTGGGTTTACGACGGAGCAACAGAAGGAGCTGAGGAGGCAGCACGGGGACGGCGCATGCGCGCAGCAATAGAAATGGGAGAAAAATCAAAAAGAGTTAGAATAGTTTTTTACTCGCTGTTTCTTCTCGCTCGCCCATCTACCTCTAACTTGCTCCTAAACGGCTCGCTGTTGCATGTTCGCAATCGCTGGAGGGGGATCACAACGTATCTGTCATCCGGGCGCATTTGATCCGCGGACGCAGGGGTCGCCGCCCTTTTTCGCGGTGAGCAGCAACAGGCGCGCATAATAACCTCCCGCGGCGAGGGCTTGTTTTTGCTCGTGGACGACACTTCCTCCAGCATACTTGGTTTTGGTAAGGAAACAGTGCCCTTTAAACACGTTGCAACCCGCATAAATAATTCACCTCTATGTATACAATGTTCCGCTCACTCTCGCATCAAATCGTTAAGCGCTCGCGGACCTACAGCACGCGACTTAACTGCCCACCTATCCCTGCAGGCGCCTTGGATGGTGAAGGGGCGACGGCATCGCTTTCCGTGTTACTGGATGACTGGAGGAATACGATCGTTCAATTGCAAGACGACGCAGACCGATTACAATGGCAGGTGGACCTATTGAATAAACGGTTAGCGGAAAAAGAAGGAGAAAGTGGGCCGCGACGTCAAACGTGCGACGCCACATTGCCTATCGTTATTAATCTTTCCTTTTCGGCAGACTAGTGGACAGAATTGCGCATATATACTCTCGTGTGAGAGTATACATGGTGAAAAATGCATTGGGTTTATACACAGCACTGCCGTCAGATATTCAGTCTGTCGTGGACGAACAGATGGTCGAGCTGTGGCGCATCGACTATAACAGATGCCTCTCCCAAATATACTGTGCCGCGGCGCTAATGCGCCTGAAACGCCAGCTGCGCAAAAGCGTGGACCCGTACGAACGCACCCTTTACACAATAATAAGATGTGGCGGCGAAGACAACCGACGCACCATGTTCCCGCACGCGTTTCTTGTGTTGTCTGGCCTCAGCGCCTCCGTGATGCGAACACTGGGAATGTTCCCTACATGTCTCAAGAGGCGATGCCCCCTCATATCAAAATGGGTCCTCTTGAACGCCCGAGGCGCCCTGCTGGCCGGCGCGGCGACGTTGCTTTCTGAGCCCGCACGCCGTACTCTCCGTGCCTATGACATCCATCGATCGCAATGTGTTACTTGGCGTGAACGTCTGAAGTCTTTCGTGGACGGGATGGTAGAGCGAAAATACGTGGGTGTTGACACTAGTTACCTAGTAGAGGTCAGCCTCCTCTCCGGTTGTTTTCGCCGCATGCAGTCCGCCTTTATGAAGTCTTCCTGCAAGGAGGTTGCTTTAGCGCGCAGCGGCATCGCGTGTTCATTTTTCGCGTGGCCCGAAAGTGAGACGATACACCATGTATAGCGCTAAAGCCCCGACAGCCGCGTAGTACGCCTGCGCCATGGCGTCATCGGGCATTTTCCACCCGTTTGACGTAGTGGTTCCATCCAGTTGGGAGAATGCCTCCACACATGGTCTTCCAGTTATGGGGTTCCGCCTGGCGGGAAAGTCGCACGGCGACATGCTTTTAATGTCGCTCACCGCAACATGGCGCGTTTGCTGCGAGACGTTGTTATTGACATCAATTGTTTGAAGCGTGACCGCGCGACAGGATGGGTCGCTCCCTTGCATAAATGCTTGGAAAATGCCAAACGGATTGATCCGCCCGGCGTTGCTCATGAGCCCTGGTACGAGCCCCCTGAAGTCGCTAAAATTGGTTCCCAGCCCGCTGCTAACAAAGGGTATGCTGCCGTCTGGTACATTATTGATGTAGATGTGTCTGGAGGCTTTCCGGGATGTGCCCTCGACCGTGCAGTTGCCACCCGTCTCGAGGAAGAACTTGTTCCCTAAAGGGCGGCCGCTTCGGGACGCGCTTCCTCCGCCTGTGACAAGCATTTGAACGTACGCGATGAGGCCTTGCACGTCGGCGCTAAGTGTCGACAGGGAGCCAGAAGAGCTCATACCAATTTGCGCCGGCGTGCTGACCTGTTTCCAGTATTCGTAATTCGGGCCGAGTAGCTTTTGCTGCAAGGAATCCACATCATCTAACGCCTCTTCGAAAAAGTTCACCATGGTATACTAACAAGATAGAATAAAACGCGAAAGCGCACTTAGCAGCACTACCGGAAGCTGCCTGCTTACACCGGGCCAGTTGGTGCCACCGAAAGCGACCCCGGAGCCGGCCCGGGTATCGGCGCGGTGCTGCCTGGCGTGCGCCCCACCATCTCGGCGCTCTTGCTCTCCAGTTCGTTTCCGATCTCCTTCAATGCGGTGCTGTTTTTGTCTACGTCCTGCTGCAGCTTGTCCATTGTGTTTTTGATTTTCACCAGACCGTCCAGCTGTTCCTTAAGAAACGCTATGTTGGCCGCGTTTTGTACACCTAGGAACTTCGGGTCGGACTGGAGTTGCTGATAAGGTTGGTACGGGGCTACTGGCTTGCTCCCATCCGCAGACCCATCCACCAACGTCTCAAGACCAATGTTTTTGTAACATGCATAGCCGTTCTCAAACACGACATAGGCAAGAACGGCGACAGCGATCATAAGTAGGGCTTTGTACATGACTGATATATATGTAGGTCAGTTTTATTTTCTTCGCGGGTATGTATATACATGCCGGCAAGAGAAGGATACGAATCGTGGAAAGGAAACGTTTGGGCAGTTGTAAATGGAGAAGGGCAGTATTTCAGAATGATCCCCAGCGTGGTCCCCGCATTCTCCAGACCACACTTCAACAGCTTGTCCAACTCCGTAGACCCCAATCTATACGCTGCGCCCTTTGCCAAGCCCCGCCCACTGAAGTTGTATCGCAAACAACTGGTGCCGGTGGAGAGAAGTGGAAAAAGCAACGCGAGCATGGGGAATGCTATGGACATCCCCGGTGGTGCAGTTTATTTAGCCACCAGTGACGGCAGTGGGTGCCCCTCGTGCCAGGACGTGTCAAACGGACTAACAACCATACTGACCTACCACGGGGACCGAGGAGAGTGCAACACGTGCTACAAAGAGAGTTGTGGTGACCCCAGTGGGAACTCCTTTGGTTGCATCCGGCGCATGCGCGATGGCATGGGTGCTCGCACTGCTTCGACGATTGTGTCCAAGAAGTATTACGCCAGCAATGCAAGCTACTTGCGTGCTCGATCGCGGACGTTCGGTCAAAACCAAACCATGAACGCTATCGCGGGACACACGTACTTTGACGCGAGTGGTAATCCGATTAATCCCTCCAACTCGTCTACGGGCTCCCAAGTCTACAACACCGGGACATGTGAGAACAAGGATCGCGCGTGCAACCAGACCATATACAAGCCAAACAACCGGCAGTTCAGCACGCAGGGGGCGGTCTCGAGCAGTTCTCGTATCGATCTGCTGAAGTTAAACGTAAAGAACAAGGAGGCGAAGTTGTGGAAGGAGTCAGACCTGTATCAACAAGGCATCGCTCTCGGAAGCAAGAAGTTCGTTGCACCTTGCGTGGACAACTTGGTTAATAGGCCCCAGTTTGACGGGATGAGGATAAAGTCGGGTAACCCCTCTACGTGTTTCTTGACGCAGATAGCTGCCCTCCAACGGCAAAGTAAGACCGTGGATCAGGTGTATGGGATTAGCAAAGCCAATGCCGCGGCGGTGATGGTCCCCGTTGCCTAACATGTGAGCTCTTAAAATTGATTCTTAATTACTGAAAAAAGGGCACCACACACGCAAACAAATGAGGGGCCTCCACGACTTCCGCAAGACGGCTATGCGAAAACGCATGGGATCGCTTCTTGGAAAAGTCGAAAAATACGACATGTCGAGCTGCGCGTTTGACAACTACATTCATACTGCTTTATCATGTCTTATCAGTATGAATGGACTAGATGACCGAGTAGCCCTGCTAGAAACATACATGGACTTCTCGCTCATCTTCGACCCTTCTCGACCCGTCCGCTGGGACAGGCGGGAGCTCTTTCAATCTATGGTGTGTGGTCGATATGAAGATACCGGGTTGGTAGACGGGGTCTTCTTCCCGACGTTGTTTGAGTTACTAGAGAAAAAGAGTGTGGTGTTCGTCATGCTCGACTTTCACAAGTATCTCCCCAACGACGAGGAGTACATAAGTGCCGAGTGGCTTTACGAGTACCACGCTACCGGTCTCTTATTCTTCAGGAATATGTACGGGAATATCCAGCTGTATCACTTTAACCCACACGGCCAGGCTGGTGCGTACATCAACGTCTACAAGAGATGCATTAGCATGAAGCGGAGGCAAAACGTGGACTTGCCGACAGGCCTAGATAGGTTTGTAATGAGCGAACTCACGCACGCGCTCGAGTGCTATCGACTGAGCTCCCGCTGCACGTCGCAATTACCACCGTTTGACTACGATCGAACGAAGAGATGCAACTACCTGGGACCCAACCTTCAAGCCGGGGACGAACAGGGTGTGTGCTATATGTACCAGGCAATGCTCGTACACGCAATATGCCTGCATTTTGACACTAAACAGAAAATCCAATATAGCGACGTGAACAAAAAAGGGTATCTGGTGGTGAAGACACGCGAGTTCCCACCGCATCGGGTGAGCATCAAGGAGGGTCGCGTGTTTGACATCATCATGCGATCAGTCGCGAACTTGTCACCCGACTTGCATCGCCACATGAACTATGATGAGGCGATGGAATATGGCGGCGTCGTCAACAACGCAAGAGTAACTATGGGTGAGTTCCGTTACTATTGCGCTATGGAGAAGCTCATAGAGGAAAAGGGTGCATTCTTTATCAAAGCCGTACTTGGAGCGATCGTTCCGTACCTCACGCAGAAGGGCATACGGGACATGATCGATCGTCAAACAGAAAGTGAGAGGACCTAGTCACGCTCTATGTTCATCACTAAGGGGTCAACATCCTCGGAGTCGGAGTCGGAGTCGGAGTCGGAGTCGGAGTCGGAGTCGGAGTTTTCTGTTTTGGTAGGCGCAGGCGCAACCGCTACGGTAGGCCTGACAAACTGTTTCAACTTCGGCTTATCCCGTCCGAGCGACACGACAATGCGCCAGCATGCGCCATCGCCACCCTCGAGTACAATCCTGTTCCTGTCCCCAGTAGAAACGAGGACAGACGATCCCGTAGTGCGCAAAACTCGTTCCACACGTGCTATACCATTGCTGTCGGTGATCTCAACATAGTCTATGAATGATCCCTTTACGACCACGTAAAAAAAGGCACCAGAAGAGGCACGAAGGGGGCCCTCGTCACCTTTTACGATCTTTTGGATGAATAGGTTTACGGGCGGCCACCGCATGGCCGGCGGGATAAGCGGACTGTAGCTGTAGCACGAGACGCTCTTCTCCCCGTCCTTAATAGCATGGCGACGGCCGCCCCGGAGAGCCACCGCGTCAAATATCGCCACGCTAGCGCGAGCCCCAATACACAACACACTCGATATGCAGCCGATCGATACTAACGCGGTGGTTACTATAATATTCTTCCCGACAGAAGTCACAACACGCCAAAACCTGGAAACGTATCGAGACGGATACACAGCAGCGTCCATCAGCTTGATCTCATCATTATCCGATTTGGGCATCTGGCAAACTCGATATATTCCTAAAATACAATATTGTCTGTAATCCATTTCCGTATTTGACGATTAGTGGGTTCCATGATCTTTTCAAGACCCTCAATGTAACTCTCGTGCTCACCCTGATCGCGTTGCATGCATAGCAGCGTGTGATACATAATCTGCATCTCACTCTCACCATACACCCTAACGATTTTCACGAAGATCGTATTCAAGTCAGCACCCTCCTCCCGTGCGCCACCACCTGAAGCCACCGAAGACGTCTCAGCGGAATCCGCGTCATCCAGACTATTCGACCGTGAACTCTTCCGTGACCCGCTCACCAAATCGCCTAAATCAATCCGGGGCGCTATGCCCCAATCTGGGTCCCCTACAGCGGTGGAGGCGGCGCCAAGCATGGACTTGTACATATGTAGGGTGTGCAGTAGAGAGTGCTTATCGGAAGTATTATAGGTCTGGACTAGTCTATCGATGCCATCCATCGCCATTGTTCTCACGAGCTCGTACAACCGCGCTCCGATCAGGTCTTTACCCAGACCAGCGGGTTTGTAAAAGGAGATAAAGCGGGTGATCACGTTGAAAAGGAAAAAGAGATCATCCTTGTTATCGTTGTTGTAAGCACGAAGTATACCTTGGGCCCAAGTAGGATGCTGCACGTAGAGCAAGTTGTTCTGAATGGTTACCTTGGTCCCTGTAGGGCACACCGACAGACATGCTATGCGCGCCATCGCTTGCATGGGCTCGAGGATGGTTTCAAATCTTTCCTTTGGCCGTGAACTAAGAAGACCTCTATATAAACCCTGAAGCTTACTCATGTGGTATAGCCCAATAAGTGCTTTAGGTAGATTGCTCGCCATATACTGTGGTGGGAAACTTTGTGAGAAAGACATTATGAGTAGGTGTTTGTTTGCCGTGTGGCAGGTCGTACTTCTGGCAATAGGTGACGCACCTGTGAATGGCGGTTTTTCTGAGTTGCTCGATCCGGTCGGAGTCAGGGACACGAATGAGGGAAAGCGTCGTTTTGATGTTCTCTATCTGCTGCTGGCCAAAGGCGGCGTTTATCTCCTGCAGTTTGTCAAGGAACAGTCTAGGAATGGGAAACGCGAACAACGAAGTCGGAAGACACCCCGGGTTCTTTTCCATCTCAGAGAGCAACTTGTGGAACACCTGTGCATAGGGGCCGGCGTCGCGTACGCGAAAGCCCTTGCACACAAGGTATCTCTCAGAGTTGGCACATCGACTAGTAAGTGGCTTGTGGATGTGGACCTCGTCATACAAGCTGTTGAGAAGGAATGCGATATCCACAGACATCCTGGAGAACATATCGAAGACTTTGATGACGAATGTTCCCCCATGGCGTTGAATGGCAGTGGCAAAAGATACCTGCGCAAGCAGAAGCGGTAGCGACTGATGTTCCTGTTTATTGTAGTCAGCACTGAAGTCGAATCCACCATCACCAGTCACTAGGTCCATACTGCTGCCGTATTTCGTAAAACACGATTTGAGATTAGCCGGGTCGAGCAGATCGCCCGTTCCACTCTCCCCCAGCTCGACACTCGTTGTCGGATTGCGGGCGAGATATGATTGTAGTTTGCCCCAACCCGGGACTGCATCATCCGCGTCATCGACAAGTGTCATGCCCACATGTTGATCGTTCTCGTTCTCATGAGGCTGCCGTCTGGACCGAGTCGCTTCGAGGAAACCGCCCGGTCCCTCGGCAAGATGGAACGAACGATACGGGGTAGCCTCGGCGTCCATCAGAATCCCGTGGTCTGTCAGAATCTCATGGAGCTTGAAGAATGCGCGTGAAATCGTATGTCGCCGACATACTGAAGAGCGCATCCCGGGTATCATGGTGTGCACATACTCGTGAGGATTGGTATAGCGTTTGAAACAGTCCCACTCTGCGAGCTTAGTGCCGATGTCGCGCTTGGTCGCGTCTAAGTAACCCTTCAATGTTACGCTGACGCACGGAACTTCGTCATCTGGGACAGTGGGATGAACATCAATCCCTATCGCACTGGGTGGAATAATATAGGGGTATTTGGGCAAAAGGAGAGAGTTCATCAGCTATATTAACAGTCGGCGGGTGTCTATGTCCCTTTCAACACCAATTTCCTTCGTGTCTTACGTACGACGGGCGTTGCCGCCTCCTGGACCTCACTCGCTGCCGCCACCGCGTCGGCTGTGGCGCGGGCCTCCTCCTGCACCTCGGACTGAAGCGTATTTTGAAGTGTTTGGGACACCTTCTCTGCGTTCACATCCCGCACCTTCTTGTACACAAAGTATTTGTTCAAGAACGAAATGCGCTTCTCGGCAGGTGTCATTTTTAACGCCGTTCCGTACTCATCAGATGCGATCCGATTACGCTTGGCATCTTGTTCCATTTGCCCGTAGAGCTCCCGAAACGATCCGATCGCGCCCCCAAGACCCATCTTACGCGCCTCGTCTCGCGTCGCAGGTACAAACCCATAATCCTCCAGCGTACGTGTAAGGTAATCGAAGTTAACTAAGAACTCGCGAAACGTCTTGTTGATCGACTCCTGATACACGTCAATAGCGTATCCCACACAGCTCGAGTTAGCCTCGAAGTCGTCCCTGTCGTATCTCTTTGTAATTTCCCAGAGCTTGGCGCCTCTCTCTTCTATCGACACGCTCTCGTTGTCCTTTTTGCCCCGTAGCATGTTGAATATCTGCTGGCCATCATATGTCGTGCCAATGAAGTATCCCCCGGCCTTGGTGCACTCGCTAACATTCCTGAGGAAACCATGCACTGTGGCTGAATCCCGAAACATGTAGTGAACTGCGAACTGGACGGAGCTGACATTAAAACCACTCTTTCCCTTCCCGAACTGTCTAGCTACTCCCTTGCCAAGCTCCTTTTCGTCTCTCACACCCTCACCGAACACCGCCCGGGCCACGCGCTTCCCTGTCTCCCCAAACAACCCGTCTCCGTCACGGAAGTTGATGCTGCCATTCCCATACGCATACAGCGCAAACGGCATTTCCTTGAACTTGGTACGATAGTTTAGGTATCTGGCACACGCTCCGTCGAGCCGGTTCTCAATGTTGTCTTTGGACAGATCAACGCCGAACACAAACGACAGCTTCGCAGCTATCCACTTTGGCATGTCCCCGCCCTTACCGACCGCATAGTCAATAAGCGTGTTGCCGGGCCTGGAAACTCCTACTATTAAACGCTTCTTGACGTAGAGATTGTGGAAGTCGCGCAGCCCTCGGGTAGACGTCGACCCGACAGCCCTGTTATAGTAAATGTCGTCGTCGGCGAGCTCATCTGGGATGCCCGTACCCGCGGTAATCATCTCCTCGGTAACCGGGTTATGAAGTGAGTGCCAATTCGTATTGGCCACATGGTAGGCGTTCCCGTAGTTCTTTCCACCTCCGCGGTACTCTGCCGTCTTATCATACCGCACCCGCAAGGGCACCCAACGCCAGCGCCCTTCCTTGGAGGGGTCGTAGCTAAACTCGACTATGGTCCCGTCCTCGAAAACCTCTCCTCCCTCAGTGAACATCTTATGTGCGCCCGCCGAGTCCTCTCTGAGCAGGACGTTGCACAAGCCAGCCTCCGCATCATAGGGATTTGTAGGAAAGAACTGCATAGGACGATAATTGTCGCTTCTACCACTCTCATTGAACTGAGGGATAACGTCGTTAATCACCGCAGCACATGGGTTAAGATAACCGTGTTTCTTCTCGTCGAACCCCACCCGAAGTACCAGAGTTTGATACTGCGTGAGCTGCTCAGACGCGGCGGCATCAGTCCCACTCTGGAACACACTCTTGATCGCATCCTGACCACTAGACGTCTTCTCGGTACTAACCAAGAAGTCAATGGTGTTGAGATGAGCCGGCTTCCACTTGAACGCGTATTCCCAACCGGATTTGAAGTTACGAGGGACATCGCCTTGCTTTGACGCACCGACTCCCAGTCTTGCAGGGGTGAAGATAAGGCCGTCCGTTTCATACTCGTACATACCATCTTTCTCCTGTTGCATGATCACACCACAGCCCTGAAAGATTGACTGGGTAGGCGTGTCCACGTAGAAGCGCTTGTTTGTGATGCGAATGGGGGGAAGAGACCCCGGCTTGATTCCCGAAGACCCAAGCTGCTTGATCAGCGCGATGAGCTTCGGCAGACGGGCGCTAGCCAGCGGATCTACATCATCCGACAGCGGGACAAGTGGAAGGGAACGCACGTCTTGTTTGTTTATGAAATACACATCAAACGCCGCGTACAAATTGATGAACTCACCCTTCTTGTTGTGCAGTACATGCTCCCCGTCAAGTAGCGTATTTCGGTATTCCTCGATCGCCGTGTAAGCCCCAGCGAACTGAACGTTCATGTTTGTCGTAATGAGGTATATCTTGCCCTTTCCATCGATGTAAAGGAGCTTCCGCGCGCCGTCCGCTTTTTCGGTGACGGTGTACTGTTGGCGAATGTTCGGGATGTTGGAGTCGGGATTGACCGGCGCGGCATTAACTGCCTGAAGGGTGGTGGGATTGGGGCCAATAAATTGGCGTGGGAACACGCGCATGCCACCTTTGTGGGAAGGGTCAAAGAGTTGGATGTAACCGTCGAGCGCCGCAGATTGTTCCGGGTAGGAGACGGGGAAGTTGGTCTCCTGAAGCCCTTTCAAGACAATCAATGCTGCTCGGCGCAGTGACGCCGCGATCAGGCCTGCATCCCTATCACCCGGCCCAAAGCCAAGCGACGCCGCGTCGACTTCCAACTCGATCTCGTACTTCTCCCGGTTGTCAAACACTCCGGAATCCGCCACACTGTATTCGGGGACTAGTCGCGGGCCACGCCGATTAGACTCCTTCACGACACTCAGATCGGCGACGATCGGCAAAGTGGGATGGCGCATCGTCGTGCGCGTGATGTACCGAAACACCTTCTTCGACTCCCTCCAGGCCTCGATCGTTCCTCTGGCAAGTGGGGATTTGTTCGGGTCGAGGGTGGTCTCATTGTGGAGTGTTACCCTGAAGTTGAAGTCGTCAAAGTCGACAGGATTGGCGATCGGCATCCCGCCATCCGCCTCCCTAATCATCGTCTTCTGTACGAACCGAGCCTGCTGCGTCCCGTCGCCTAGTACAGGGAGAGTGTTGTTCCTGCAATACCTTTGCACTTGGCTCAACCCCGCAATTTCGCAGCGTACGTTCGAAAGCTTCGTCATGCCCGTCTTGGCGTCCACGTATTGAGGTGTGGCGCGCAGCATGGAGTTCGGACGGGCCGCGGCAATCGTGAACCCTGCAGATAAGAGCCTGCAGATCACATTATCAAAGTTAATCTTCGTGATCGGGCGCACACCACGCGTACCAAACTTCAGTTCGCACTCAGGCTGAACAGCGCCGAACGCCCCAGTCTGTTTTTTCATGAACTCGTCCACTAATGTTACCAACTGTGCTGCGGCATCGATAGATGACATGTATATAAATTGGTAACATTATTTTATACCCCCTTGTAATATTCAATTTTGTCCTAAAGCGAAACGTAGGTATAGAGTGACTTGTATAGCTCTGGCTTTGTCAGCGACTTCTGCACGCCGCCCTTCATCCCGACAACGTCTAGACCAAGCGCGCTGGAAAGCTCTTCAAGCTCCGGCTTGCTGTAGCCAGTCATAGCTTTCAAAAGCTTGCCAGACCCGTCCGAACGGAACCTTTTAGTGACCAGTTCGTTAACCCTATCATCTCCTACATCATTCTCCATGACCCAGGTGTCTCTGCCGGCGGAAAGACGGACGACATTCCACGGATCATTCGCGGATGAGGCGCCAACCTTATAGTATACGTTCCTGTGCAGGAGCACGACCGGCAAAGACTTCAGCGTTGCGATGGCTACGAAGGTCTGCGGGGACATGATCTCTTCGGAAAGCCCCTCCTCTACTTGACTGACCCTAATCTTGGCTGCTTTAAGTATAGCTTTGTTCTCCCGGACAAGTGTGACAAAGTCTATCATGCAGCTCGCCCTTTCGGAGAACGGACTTTGTTCCGCCATGGCGTACCGATGCTCATCATGCATAAGAGTGTATAGACACCAGAACAGTGTGTCTTGATGCTGTGGACGGAATACAGTAGCTGATTGGATCACCGGTTGCGCCAGCGTTTGTGGTACTGGCACTGGTTGCGCCCGCGTTTGTGGCACTGGCACTGGTTGCGCCCGCGTTTGTGGCACTGGCACTGGTTGCGCCCGCGCCTTCTGTGGTGCTGTTTGCGGCCGCGCTCGAGTCATGTCCCTATTAGCAAGTGCGACCTTAGAAACCACTAGGTCGATCGAATAACGTGAGAGTTTACCCACGATGTCATGTGCCTTCATCATGTGCCTTTGTTTCTAGGGAGCTTAATGTTCGTAGTGGCGCTCTCTCTATGGTGTTTAAAGAAACGATTAGAAAGGCTTTCTTTCGCACTCTCTTGCTGCTCAAGACACGATTGCTGCTGCTCGACATAGGCGATGTACGTCTCCAGCTTCATAACCGTTGCATCGGGTACTTGCGAGAGATTGATGAACACCCCGTTCGGGTTTTCATTCAGGACGACGGTTTTGTCGTCATTGAGTATCCTTAGCGCCTCTATCTGATGGAATCTCGGCATCGCCTCTATCTGCCGCTTGGTTTTCTCAAGGTCAAAACTCATCTGACTATTGAGAGAAAAACAAGCTAGACTTCTAAGTAGTTATTGCGCCGTCTTCATGGCCAGGTATTTGGTTTTGCGCTCCATAAGCTGACCAATGACAGATATATACTTGTCATGGAGTTCAAACCGTTGCCCGATGACCCGGACGACAATGGGGTCACCTTCTTTAACCTCACCGAAGGATGCAGAGGCAAAGTGATGGTCGCGCGCCACAAACACCACTACGGGACTGACCGGCTCGTCGATCTCTGCCCGGATCCCAGCTTTGGTAATGTTCTTAGCGATGCACCTAATATGCATTCCTTCCACTGGATTACATATCAGACACTCGAAGGCCACCGTGAACAGTACGTTTGAAGCCTTGAGCAGCCCCGATGAATGCGTGAGTATGCGCGTAGACCCTGGACGTACGAACCCTTCAGGGCCGCACTTACCCTCGTATTCGAACTGTACGATGCGCTCTAATGTTTGACGGAGACCTTTCCCGATACTTTTGAAAGGGACGACAATGTCTCGTGACAGTAATGACGGCGCGTATATAGACGATGACCTCTTCTTGTCCGGTCTGCGTTTATCGAGCGCGACGGGGCCCCGCGTCGGTGCGGCGGAGGGCGCGACTTCTACCGGCTCGGGCTCGGGCGCGGCTACCGGCTCGGGCTCGGGCGCGACCTCTACCGGCTCGGGCTCGGGCGCGGCTACCAGCTCGGGCTCGGCCGCAACTTCCGCCGTGCTTTCAACTGGAGTATTCACAACAACTAGCTTTCCTGCACGGGCACGCCGCGGTCTCGTGGCTACGGTACTCATCACTTTCCTATATTAGACGTCCATAACATTTCTTCAATTTTCACACAAAGCTCAATTTATCTAGGTCACTCTCCACGGCCTCGGTTGGACCCAGAAACCAACGCTTTCCATCCACCTTCTCCGAATCGTAAACACGAAGTGTTAGCTCTTGGCGAACACACAACTCCTTCTGCCCGACGTCCCTGGTGTTTGTCGAAGTGTACTCTGCATGGCGACCTGCTATTATCCCATTCAATATTCGCAGTGTTTCGGCTTTTCCAGACTGATCGCATCTGGCACCCTTATGACGTTTACGATCCATTTGCTTCGTTTTAAAAACTATGTATTCACTCTTGAAGTAGGCCATGAAGCCGACGATCCTGCTTAAGTCTGTTGCCAGTACTCGGTTTGACTGTATCTGACCCTTAAAGTCCGCGTAATCCTCCGCCTCTGCCTCGGAAAACACGCCTTCATGCCCTCGGCGAACATACAGCACATTCCCGTCCGGTTTGTAGAGTAGTGCGCCCTCAAACTCGCCATGCTTCATTACCAGTGTACTGAGATACCTCATGACGTAACCCACTACGCTGAAGCTCCCTGCGAGGTGCATCAGCGGCATACCTATGAGACGCAACATATCAGCTAGATCGAGCACCTCCACCATGTGTTTCACCACGGCGAACGTTAACTCCTCTTCATCCACACCTTCGTCGCGCATAGACGACACCACACCGGCGGCCATGTCATACCATCCATCGCTCGCCTCCACCGCGGACCCTACCATGGCCACCTCGTAATCCGTCTGCATTTTTCGAATGATATCGATGTTCTCCCCAGTTTTCGCAGGTCGTCCTTCGCCCAAATCGACGATGGGGATTCGGACTGTCTTATTCTTATGGGCAATAGGGACACTGCGATCGCGCACGCCCACATTCGTATCTGTCAACTCTAATGGCTGGAAAAGATACAAATCTCCTTTATTCACCAAGTTGCCGGGTCTTCCGTACATATCGATTATATACTCGTTCTCGTCATCTACCAGCTGGGTCAGTGCGGCATTTATCTGCACCAATGGGTAGTTCCGAACGACATTGATAGAAGTAATCAACTCTTCCTTAGTGTAGAAAAATCGGTCCTTCATCAATTGGCGAACACGCTGGACGATCTTGTCTGTGTTCATAAGGATGAATGCTTCACTGAACGTGTCTAGTTTGACATCGTCTTCGTCCAAGTCAGCATCCGGTCGGCACTTGTACGCGCAGTTCTCCATGTAATCACATGCAGCCGTGAATGGCTTATCCCCCACCGGGTATTGGATCGTCTTCCCTGACGATAGTTCCTGCTTAACGGTTTGACCGATATCGCTCACCGTGAACCCAACCTGCTCAAGATTGAGTAAGCAGTCGACCGCCGTTTTCTTCAGGACACGGGCCACTGCGCCAATCTGGACCGCCTTCGCCTCCGCCAGACGATATACATACAGATCGGCTGCCTCCATATTCGCGTCGTTGCCTTCGAGCATCGTACTATACAAGAATATCTCCACGTTACGTTTGGTGAATGGAAGCTTCCTATGGCTACACCATCTCACAGCTCGCCCGATGATTTGTTCTATTCGGTTCATATTGTACCAAGGCTCCAAAACGTGGACTTGCCGAATAGCGATGAAGTCCAACCCCTCTGATCCTGCCTGCGAAATCAGTACCACCTTCACCACCGATCCGTCAGCATTGGCATCCCCCGTTGCAGCATTTATCTCCTCGAGATTGTTCGGCGATATCGACTTATCACCGGTGATCATCGCGTATTTGGCCGTCCGCGCACCAGCGCCAACGCGCGCACCTCGAGGCTTCATAGTGTCGAAGTCCAACGGCTCGGTTGGTGCGGCCGCAAACAGGTTCTTCGACTTCGATGTGCGACCTACGTACCGCGTGAGGCCAAGCTCTTCTAATGCCAGGGCGATGGGGATCAGTCCGCCTTCGATGTATTGGGAATATACAAGGACTATCCCCTCTGATCCCATGATGCTCTTAGTAATCGCTGATATCTTGGCACTGTATTTGCCTATCTCGCCGGGTGCGAACACACTCCCGTAGGGGGTTTCTTTGTATTTAAAATCACGTTTGACACCGTTGACCTCTTTGAACGTGCCAATGCGGGCCAGTCCCGCCTTCCCCACAAGTTCCTTCGGGTCGACTGGGGCGTCGCCAGTCGCGTCGGCATCACCCTTCCCTTTCCGTTTCCCTTTCCCCTTCTTCACTCCCGCCGCAGCAATATATTCGTTTAGCCTGGTGTCTGGATAGACAATATTGAGTGCCTCGAGGGGGCGTTGCAGCATAGTGTACCCGAACGCGTCCATATTCTCAAAGTTCGGCATTTCTCGGTAGGGAGGGATGCCATTCTCCACCGCATATCGCAGTCGATCCACGATGTAAGTGTAGCCGATCGATTGATAGGGTGCCGCATTCGTCACGAAGACTCCTATGTGCTCGAGCGGTCGTCGTATCGGCTTGCCGTTTAATTGAAGAGCAGGATATCCATGTGATGCCAGGCTGTTACGGGGGGAAAAATAAGAGGGATATATCCTGTAGGGGAACGCGTATGGGTTCTCACCGCGAACGAAGGAAACATATCCCGTGGCCTTTCTCTCCAGAAGTTCTCTGCCGACCTCCACCCCGTCACCGTCCACACGAAAAGACCCGTCCGCATCGAAGACCTGTTTTGCCTCGATACCGGGACGCCGGTCGTTAATGTTCATGAGATTTATCAGCCAAATGACCTCCCTGTACGTGTTGTACATCGGCGTTGCTGAAAGCAAAAGGAGACGAATCCCCTCGACGCTCTCCACGAGCTTATAAAGCTCGACAGCTACCTTTTTGTCCTTGTTTTCATCACTGATCCTAATGTTGTGCACCTCGTCGATAATGACCAGTCGATTACTGAAATGGCGCGCCAAACGCCTTTTCCCCACCGCGGCAGCGTCGACGCCATCTGACGTACTAATTTTATTAATGTAGTTCGCGAACTCGATATACCCCAAGAACAAGTACGAACCGTTGATAATTCTCCTTACTTGTCTCACTATCTTGTCCTTTGGCAAGCCCTTCATACTCATAGGGTTTATCTCCTTCAGAAAGCGATTACCCGTGCAAGCTCGGATGTTCCATAGCCCGTCCACTTCCTTTAGTTTGCGCTCGTCAAACAGCTGAGTGCGGAAGTTGTCTTGAACATTAGGCGAAGCCACTACAATAATGCGCTGACTTATACCCATCTGCTTCAAATAATCGCGCATCTCTTCGCCAACGCCTATGGCGGAACAGGTCTTACCCGAGCCGAGGCCATGGTACAACAGCAAGCTATTGTAAGGGGTCGCGAAAGAAAGGAAGTTCCGTACAAATAGCTGGTGTGGTGCTAGTTCAAAGTCAGCGTTACACAAGCGCTCCGCTTCTTCGGCCAAATCTTTCACCTCACCGGAGTAGCGGGTGTCGAAGAACTCCTTCTTTTCTGCGATTTTGACGTTGAACAACGGGTCGTCGAGAGACGGGTATAGATGTGACCGCTGCCCCGCGCTATCGGAAAGCTCCAGAGCATTGAGCTGCTCACGCCTGGTTAGCAAACCAATCGGTAGTGCCCCGTCGTCGTCCGCTAAAGCGCGATCTACCTCCTCAGCCGTCATAGACTCTGCTACTGGCTTCTTTGCACGTGCTCTTGTTCTGGGCATTCACTGTTATACGTTAAGAATATAAACTGAACCGCGCCAGCGTATCGCTGACCCCCTGCAACATAGAGCGTTTCTCCTGGTTGTATGGACGGATGTGAGCAATACAGTCGTCAAACGGCATCCATTGCATTGCGCTCACTTCGCTTCGTTGGCACTCCCTGGATTGAAGTGCGTCGGGGCTCATCATGGCGAGAAAATAGCGATGACGGTATGATTTGAAGTTCGAGCCAGTAAATATCTCCTCTGCAGGCTGAATGTTTTGGACCAGTGTCAGCAAATCTCTACTATAACCAGTCTCCTCATCGAACTCTCTCATCGCGCAGGTTATGTCCTTCTCGTGGTAGTTCCGCCGCCCCTTCGGAAATCCCCATTCAGGCTCGCCCCACACCACGGGCGTATCCCGAATGAGAGTATCGGTGCTATGCATGCCCTCACCAGTCGCGATCCCACATCTGAGCTTCTCAAACTTAGAACGGGCGCACTTCTCTTCACCCCTATATTGGATGCCGATGTCACGCCCCCATAGTCCCTCCCACATCTCACCGAAGTCCTTGGTCATAAGAGAGTGCTTCTCCTCGACCGTCATCTCGCTGAAAATGTTTCTGAGATAAGATTTATCGTGGAGGGGATACTTTCCTCTCACGAAGTCCACGTACCCGAGTGAGTCCTTGCGACATATCATCAAGTACTCAAGCCGCCCATCCTTGTACCTAAATGCTATGACGCCCATGCTTGTTATCGGACTCTTACACTGCTGGAATATGTGCCCGCCACGACCGCAGTTGTTACAAAATGTCGTCTTCATTGCGCTATGTGTTCGTGTCGACGATGTTTTTATGTGGTTTCATGTTATGGCGCTTGAATATCGCGTGTGGGGACCGAAGTTTTGGTTCACAATGCACACCATGGCCAAGATGTATCCGGACACTCCGAACGAGGTCACGAGAAAGAAATACTACGAAACTATCCATAATATCCCGGTTTTCTTCCCTCAGTTCCCGCTTGGAGACGCATTTAGCAATATGCTAGAAAGATATCCGGTCACACCTTATCTGGACTCCAAGACGGCGTTTATGAAATGGTTGCACTTCATTTACTGCAAGGTCCGGGTCTCTGTGGGTGAGATGGCCGTACCGCTTGACGAGTTCATCCGCGACTATGACGACAAATACATACCAGAAGTCATCATGGAGAAGAACGATGGGAGACTCCGACAGCAGATCGCATTGATCGGCATTCTCGTGGTGGTTGTCGGACTAAGTATCGCTATGTATAGGCGATGAAGTAGAAACTTTTCGTTGTATACTATAGGTAACCCATGGCGAAGGAACGAAATGAACAAACAGGCGGGGAGGTCATTGCGGCGGGAGGGTACGGATGTGTTTTTGCGCCCCCGCTGCCGTGTGCAAACAAACCCCGGGAACTAATGAAAAGTCATCGCCCCGCTGGGGTCAGCAAGCTACTAAGAGAAACGGATTTGAACGAAGAGGTCAAGATCGCAAAGATCGTATATGCGAGGGTGAAGAAAATACCGCAGTTTGACGACTACTTTCTATTCCCTAAGGACGAGTGTAAGCCTGATAATGTAACCGCTCAGGATATCGCCGGGTTCAACACACGTTGTGGTAGGTCGTCGGCAGCCGCACTGATGCCAAGTAGGACGCCGGCTGGCACGTATGCGTTCCCGCCCTCCGCTCGCATAATCAACATTCCGCACGGAGGACAAGAGCTGCAATCGGTAATTAAGGGCAACCTATCCAATGGAGCATGCATTGCGTTCGTCATAGCATCTCTAGCCGACCTACTGGTCAAGGCCATCGGACCGATGAACAAAATGGGCGTGGGACACAACGACATAAAGGCTGAGAACCTCATGCTAGGCCCCGATGGCAATCTCAGGATTATCGACTGGGGTCTAGGTGGTGTTTCTTCTGGGCAGGGCGTGCCGGCGTTTGTTAAGAGTCGGCCTTTTCAATTCAACCTTCCATTTTCCTGTATCTTTTTTGATCGGAACATACCGAGCATGCACTGCGGCACACCATACGATACGACGCCAGGCAACTCCTCCGTACCTGAGATGATGAGCATGTTCATCACTTCTATTAATCATATGCCATTGTGCGGGGACAACCTCGTGCAAAACCAACCGTCTCATTTCAAGTTCATAATGACCAATTTCGTCCCGCTCGTTTTTGCATGCAACCCGATGATGGCTCATACAGGGGCAAGGGCCCAAACATTCGTCTACGTCTACATTGATTACTTGACCACGATCATTGAAACCTTTAGTAAGGATGGAAAGTTCGATAAGGCAGCCTACTTCAAAAAAGTCTACCTCCACAATGCAGATGCATGGGGTATTGTAACGGCACTGATCCCCCTCTTGAGCTCTGGATCAACAGGTATGTCATCCTCGGAAAAGAAAGAGGTCCGCGATATCGTCAAAGTCTACGCGTATAGCGCGGAACATGCAGCTAAGCCCATCCCCGTTGCAGAGCTGGCCGACCGAATGCTGGCCCTCTCTAGGAAGATGGTATCGAGAATAGGGAAGATGAAAACCTACAGCGGAAGTGGCCTCCCTGCGACGTGGTCTGATAAGCTGAGGTCAATACTTGAAGCGAGCACGGGTGCAGCACCGGCAGTACGGAAAGAGGCTGAGACAAAGGCGAAGGCAAAGGCAATAGCAAAGGCAAGCGCGACAACCGCACATGGCTGCCCGGCAGGGACCCTTCATTTCCTAGGCAGATGTCGGACATCGAGCGGAAGAGCGGCGTCTGCCGCCACCCGTAAGAGCAAGCCGGCAAAGAAAGCAAAACGCTGTCCACGCGGGACGCGGCGCAACTCCAAAACGGGCCAGTGCGAACCCAAGTAAGCTACTAGACAATAGCATTACGCCGTTATCGCACTTTTATCTTCATTACTATCAGCACACTAGTAATGAGGATTGGAATAATAGTACTCCTTATAACTGCATTCCTGATTTTCAACATGTACCACGACGGGAAGTATGTAGCCATACTGAAGTCGTGGAAGAAGTATTACCAGATGGCAGGTGTGGCGTTTATAGGTCTATCGTTGTATTTATTCATTAAGAAGAAACCAGATGAGACGCACAACGTGCTCTCGCATGCCACAGATTTGGTTAAGTATATGCCTATGGACCGAAACGCAACCGACTTCCTCTCTCCCTTACTACAAATGGGGAAGCGTGCGACGGCATGTGCCCCCGCGCTCAACGGCGGCATGGCCGGCGGCGGTGACGAAATGGCACGGCCACAGACCCAGCGAATGTTGCAATCAGGAAAAGGCAATGCCACCAAGCGCTCGGTCGGCGAAAGTAAGAAGAAGTTCGTGGCGGCTAGCCAAGGATGGAGATGTAAACACTGTCAAACGACGTTAAAAGCCTGGTTTGAGGTTGATCACGTGGTCAGGCTTCAGCACGGGGGGAGCAACCACGTGGATAATCTGGTGGCCTTGTGTCGCGAATGCCATGGCAAGAAAACCATGACGGAAACGTTTGACTTATAGTTCTCAGGCAAGCGAGACAAGATTGTCTGCATGGTATATATACACACCAAGACACATGCAGACAACCGAAATATTGAAGCAGCTTAAGATACATAAGATACCGATCGTGACGGTTCTCTCATTGGCCCTGTATGGCTGGTTAATGGTGCTGGCTAGAAGAAGGTTGAAGTACTGGCGCTCACCCGAGTATGATGGTTACTTCTCTAAGGACAAGCGGCAACAATGGCTCATTGACTATAAGGGCATCATAGACCTCATCCTGCTAACAGGTCCATTTCAAATCATCCTGTTGGCTTTCTTTTTCCAGCGCAGAAAGGAACTGTTTTCTAATCCGGGGGCAAGTGCGCCGCCAGCCCACTCGGAACGCCCGTCGGCGCTGAAGTACCTTTTTAAGGTGGGCTCCTCTATGGATTTGCTAATGCTTGCGGGTGCACTGGTCGCGCTGATCGTCTGGATCATCAAGTCATACCAGACAGGTGACGCAAAAGCCACAACCGTGATAGATGTGCTTCTGATCTGTGTCGCGCTTGCTGGCGCGTACAAGTATGTAGTGCCCTACTTCTCGAAACGCAACATCGCCCTCCCCGGCATCCTGCGCATTGTTAAGGAGCTCGTGCTGTATCTACCGTGCCTTATCCTTCGTCTGGTGGACTGGGTGAAGTTCCAGTACAAAATAACTACGAAAACGGTTTGGATTCTACTGGGGGTTGAAGTGGTGCTAATCATAGCCCGCTTTCTGATTCCGTGGATCATGGAGAAGGCGCTCAATCACAGAAGCAAGGTCCTTTTACGCGGGCCCGCTTACCTCGACCGGGAGCACCCGATCGGGACGTATGAGAACTTGCACGCCGGTCGCGACGTAGAAAAGGACGGTCCATTTAGCTATAATTATGCCATCAGCTCATGGTTTTACATGAACCCGCAGCCACCGAATGTTAGCAAGGCGGCCGGCGAGAACACGCCCATTCTGGATTACGGAGGGAAACCAACCGTCTTCTATAACGGCTCTACGAACACGTTGACCGTGACCATGCAGAAGGCTAAAGGCAAGCACGTTGACGACGGCAAGCGGACCATCCATCTCCTAGATGGCTACAAGATGCCTCTGCAGCGCTGGAACCATATTGTTCTTAACATGAAGGGTGGTACGCTCGACATATTTATAAACGGGGAACTGGTGATGGCGGGCGCGGAGGCAGTCCCTGCGATGTCGTTTGACAACCTCGTCATAGGGTCGGCTAACGGTGTGCAGGGCGCCGCGGCAAACGTGCACTACTATAAGGAGCCTATGTCCCTAACGCAAATATCCCTTGCATACAACGCGTACCGCTGGAAGACACCTCCGGTGTGACAATATTTTGTCGTTGATATATATACACATGGTCTGGAAAACAATCTTGATTGTGGCGGCTGTCATACTAGCGATCTATCTGTTGGTCTGGTTGTTTAGCTCGAACGCTACTACCCTGAGCTCAATGCAAGACGCTTCGAAGGAGACCATCATCTCTGCGGACAAGCTTCCTGCCGCCGGGACCAATAACTACACGTACTCGATATGGTTTTTCGTGAAGGACTGGAACTACCGGTACGGAGAAGAGAAGGTCGTACTCGGCCGGGCGGGAAGCAGCAGCGGGGCGGCCGGCATGGCCACCACTTTAGGCGCTATCGAGAACAACCTCAAGGTGTCGCTCGAGTGCTACCCATCGTCCAGTAGCTCTGGTGCCTCGGTGATGCACGATTGCATAGTGGACAACGTTCCTATTCAGCGCTGGGTGAATCTGCTGATCAGTGTCAATGGGCGCACGGTCGACATTTACCTGGATGGCAAGCTAACCAGGACGTGTGTATTGCCGGGCGTCGCCAAGATCAGCCCTGGCTCCTCTGTGCATGTCACCCCCGGCGGGGGCTTCTCAGGTTTCACTAGTCAGGCGAAGTACTGGCCTAACAGTACCAATCCGCAGGAGGCTTACGACATCTATCGGGAAGGGTTCGGTGGGAGCATACTCGGAAATCTGCTCGGTAAGTATAAAATTAAGGTTGCTTTCATGGAGGACGGCGTGGAGTCCGGAAGCTTTCAGATATAAACACGGGAACAAGCCAGCGTTGGCACTCAGCATTACCCAAACCAGTATACTATATATTTTCTTCAGGTATAGTATACTTTCATGTCTTCGTCGTCTAGCTCTTACCATAGTCCTTTTTCCGGGTTGACGTCATCGCTATCGGCCCCGTTCTCAGGCCTCGGGTCCTCATCGTCTTCCGGGTCTGTGTCTCGGGGCGCGAGTGGGTACGCAGGTCCCGGGAGCTTCATGCGATCAAGCCCATTTAGTCACTTCTCTTCTAACAAGTACGTAACCGGGACGCGCGCCTTCCTGGAGTCAAACAGTGTTGTGGCCAAGTTCGCATTCCTGCTCTTGATACTGGTGATCTTCATCATACTGCTACGCTTTGGAGCGTTTCTCATCGAGCGGGCGTTCTCACCCAGTAACAGTCCGATGATTATCGACGGCATGGTTGATGCGCGCCAGCTCATCGTAGTACCGCAGGATCCATCTGTTAAGGGTGCCAAACCAATCCTCCGATCTGTCAACCAACAAGAGGGACTCGAGTTTGCCTGGGTGTGTTGGGTGTATATCGAGGACCTTGAGTATAAGAAGGGTCAGTACAAGCATGTATTCCACAAAGGCAGCGATCGCATACACCATGATGGCGACATGGCGGGATTGAGCCAGCCGAACAACGCACCCGGTCTCTACATAGCCCCCGATACCAACGAGCTGGTCGTCGTCATGAACACGTTCGACACGATCAACGAGAAGATAAGCATAAGCGACATACCCATGAAGAAGTGGGTGTGCGTGGTCATCCAGTGCAGCGGAAGAAACCTCGATGTCTTTATCAACGGTACACTTGCCCGCCGCCACGTACTCGCGAGCGTCCCGAAGCAAAACTACGGCGATGTTTACGTCGGGATGAATGGAGGGTTCTCCGGCTACGTGTCCGCACTGCAATACTTCGACCACGCGCTCGGTATGGCCAAAATCCAGTCCATCGTGAATGGGGGGCCCAACCTCAAGATGAAGGCAGACGATCTCACGAAGACCAAGCCGAAATACTTGTCGTCTAGGTGGTTCTTCATCGGAACCGAGGACGCATACAACCCTTGAAGGAGTGTAAGTAACATACGAACATTAAAAATAGTGTCGTATGTTAAAGATGGTTATCCCTACCCAATATGTCGACCCTTCAGATTGCTCGGGGGGTGTGCCGTTCCCGCCGCCGGGGGCGCCCCCGTGGACGCGGTTCAGACCGACGTGTATCCCTCTCGGCGGTCTGAACGGTTTTACGACAAAGCAGTTGGATGAGAAACGGAAATGTGCGATCCTCAAATATAAAGGAGTGAGAAGCGGTCGCGCCATGACAACCGTCGCAGACGTCTCCACGCGAAAACAAAGATACGTTCGCGCCGTAAGAGGACAATATCTTCCACACATGTCCTTCGCCCAACAGACGCAGACCGCGACCAATCCGAACACCAAGTCCTGGGTGGTGGTGGACGACCGGAAACTAATATATGAGAACGATGACGGAAGCAGCGTCGAGTGCGCTGCGCCATGCCAACCATTAACGGCCTCCGACGTGCCGTCATCCCCAACCACGCAATGTCTCATAGACGTCTCTGGCGTACCCTTGACACGTTTCCACCCTCAGCGGACTTATTCCAACGGTGTTGATGACTTTCTCGATGGCTAGACGCGCCTAGGGTCTTAGCGCCGGGTTTATGCAGATGGCCTCCGTCGGGAAAATGTCCCCCGACATACAGTCCTCGCTACGATCGACCTGGATGCATGTACGATGCCCTCGGTCCTGACCAATAAAACAGTATCCGCTGCCACCACCCTGTTTCCGCGATTGCGTCGAGCTCCCAGTGTCATCCGGCTCCGGCCGACTGGGCGCTGATTTGGCATGAGCAAGTGCCTTCTTTGTCGCGTCATCCTTGGTCGGCGCCGTCGCCACCGGTGCGCCCGGCGTGTGGTGAGGCAATGGTGGCGCATCCTGTGTTTTGCTATGAAGTGCGTGCTGAAGTTTGTCAATACCACCCGTCGTCACATCGGCCGTCTTGCTGATGGCAGCGCTAGCCCCTTTCGCAGCGACGCTTACAGTTTGTTTCGTAGCGTCACCTACCGTGTCACCGAATACCTTAGCGATAGGTTTGACTATGGGACCAATTACCGAACTGATCTTATCGGTCGCCGTGCCTAAATAGTTGAACAGATTGAACCCCAATACAGCCAGTATCAAGACCAATATCCCATAGCGGAACCATCTTGAACTAAAGAAGCCCGTCGACGCGCTCTTAGCATTTTCGACTAATGCATCGGGAGAAGGCAATCTCGGAGCACCAGAAGGAATAAGGGGGGAAGCGGTTTCCATTGTATATAGTCCTCGGACATTTTAAACCGAGCTCCGCCGCCCGGTGGCGGGAAAGGATTGGATATTTCGCAAAAATTGATTTAATACATTATCTCAGTCTAGATCACAAACGGAGATAATGCTTAGTCGTGCTGACGGAAAGTTTATGCAAACAGCCTGGGGGTTGGCTCGAACGTCTGGGTGCTCGCGCGCGCAACACGGATGTGTGGCCGTCGTGAACGGCACTGTGGTCGGTCGAGGAGTAAATACGTACAGAACCCAGTCTCGAGATGGGATGCTCGACGGAATGTGTTCCTGTCATGCGGAGATGGCAGCAATTCGGCAAGTGATCGCTCTCTACGGACAGAAGGGAGGCCGATGGGAATATTCAATAAAAGGGGCGATGCGGGCGGGTGCTCCGTAAGACAACGTTGTACGTCGCACGGGATGCGCGGGATAGACTGCAAGACTCCGCGCCGTGTACGGATTGTTGTCGGATCATTCGCTCGCTTAGGATCAAGCGAGTTGTACACAGTGGGCGGGGTGGCGACGTGAGGTCCACTTCTCCCGAGACGCTACATGGTCACAGGTGTGCCGGAAAGCGGTTTATGTCACGGGAGGGCATTTACACGCTTGCTTAGCTTGTTCACGCAGTACGTGACGGCCATCATGGAGAACCCGCCCCACAAAGTGTCTAAATAAATGGCGTCCATCGGCCACCTGTCGAGGATGGCGTGGTTTGTCAGCTCGAACGTGCCGTATGTGACGATACCATAAAGGAGCCCGTCTACCGGCTTCGAACCTTTTCTTAATACAAAGTAGTTCAGACCAACCAGAAGGAGGGCGTACGCTCCTAACGCAGAGAAATGCCTTATCTTCATCTTTCCGTCTTGGACGGAACTCACCACATTTCCCCAGAAGCCCCGGGTGATCCCTAAATATATAGACTCGAGCGCCAACATAATGACACCGGCAATTGCCAATTGTCTCATTATGTTAATTGTTTAGATTAGGTTTGATCTAGGCGGCCAAGGCAGTATCGCTGGACTCCCGCCCATCTCTTTCCTCACCGCCCCGCTGCTTGCGGAACGGCCGGCGCAGAGCGCCACGCGACGAACGCTTCTGGTAGCGGCTCCGGCGGTTGAAGACCTTGCTGGACTTCTTGGTGGAGAAGTCCTTGCGGCCCTTCATGGTCCGGCTCTTGCTGCCCTTGCGCGGGTGTCTGCGGCCATGCTTCTTGGCGGTCCGATGCTTGCGGGTGTGGTGCTTCTTGGCGTGCTTACGCGAGCCATGTCTCCGAGTATGAACCATTATATCTTAACGCAAGATAAAAATGCGATGGGTGGTCTATGGGTAACAGAAGCCGTGCACTGTGTAATCACACCCCCTCTGGTGCTTGCTAAACGGTCCGCGACGAACGCTTCTGGTAGCGGCTCCTAAGGCCAACTAGTGCGCCCCACCTCCCCACCCCCAGGGGAGGTGGGGCGCACGTGCCCCCACACCCCCCCTGGGGGTGTTGATGGGTCGCACGATACACCAACCTGGTTCGGAACACAGCGGTAACCTTCGCCCCCCCGGAACGGTCTGCGCAGAGCGCCGCGGGACGAACGCCTCTGGTAGCGGCTCCGGCGGTTGAAGACCTTGCTGGACTTCTTGGTGGAGAAGTCCTTCCGGCCGCGTCTAGTCCGGCTCTTGCTACCCTTCCGGTACTTCTTAGCGTGATGCTTCCTGGTGCGATGCTTCCTGGTGCGATGCTTCCTGGTGCGATGCTTCCTGGTGCGATGCTTCCTGGAGCCGCGATGCTTCCTGGAGCGGTGCTTCCTGGAGCCGCGATGCTTCCTGGAGCCGCCACTCCGGCGCCCGGAGCTGCTTCGCCCGGAGCTGCTTCGCCCGGAGCTGCTTCGCTTGGAGCTGCTTCGCTTGGAGCTGCTTCGCTTGGTGGAGCTGCTTCGCTTACCAAGAAAGCGGTCAAGGACTTCCTCGTACACTTTACGATGCGCGGCGTCGTCCGTCACTCCGAGCAGCTCTTCGGTGACTATGCGCGCCACTTTTGCCGGGTTGGGTGGCATACCTTGTGCGGCAATTTGGCCGTCAACCATATTGTACCGCGACTTCCAGTTCTTGACTAGTGCCTCCCGCATCTTCTTATCGACCATACTTTATACATAGACCGTAGATTTTGTTTTTAGCGACGTCTAGTACGCCCTGAAATCGACCTTCGCCGCCTGCGAGCGCTAATTGGAGCTCTACGCGCGGTGGTGACTAATCCACCGCGCCGCGTCCTCCGCCCCCTTCTGGTTTTCCTTTCATGTCTAGCCATTCTACTCTAACTGCGGATAAGTTTCCCGTGGAAAATTGATCTAACTATCACCCTTAATGTGGACATAAACACAATGGAGGAGAGCAAGACGTTTACTTTGACGTTGGCGGAATCTGGAGAAAATCACGTCGGCATGGAGCAGCTTGGAACGCGGGGAGCGCCTGGAAGCGGCTGGAAACTGGAAGATTTGGAGCGCGCGCAGACCTATTTTGAAGGTCTCGGGAAAACGACTGAGCTGTACCACCTGAACGAAATCGCGGGCATGGATGACGTGGAAGTGGAGGACGCTTTCATATTGGTCGTGCGGAAGGCTTTCAGCGATGCGGGTTGTGCGGCGGTCAAGACAGAGTTGGAGGCGCTTACATGGGACACGAAGTACTGGGATACCCGGCGCAAGCGCGTTTTGAACAAGCATGCGCGGCAAAATGTTATGTGGGGCGAAGTGGCGCAGGTGCCTGACTATGAAAACGGAAAGGGGACGATTGCAGCATGGAGCGACGCGCCGCAAGTGACGGGAGTTCGGGACTTGCTTGGAAATGCAGTGGGAACGACGCCGACGGAACTCATTTGCGAGGGCAATTACTACCACAAAAAAGGCACCGGAATTGGCTACCATGGAGATACGGAGCGGCGAAAGGTGGCCGCGTTGCGGATCGGCGATTCGATGCGTTTGTGTTACCAATGGTTTCATCGGAACAAGCCAATCGGAGAGCGATTTGACTTGATCTTGGAGAATGGGGACGCGTATTACATGTCGGAAAAGGCTGTCGGTTGTGACTGGAAGCGGTCGAGCATTCCAACTTTGCGGCATGCGGCGGGCGCCGACAAGTACGTGGTGTACAAGCCGCGTAAGTAGTAACGGAAAAAGGACGGAAAAAGGACGGAAATGCGGGCGGGGTTTGGGGTTTTTTGACAAAATTGATTTGGGAATACTTTTTGTTTCTGCTTCAACGAAAAGCAAAGATGCAGGATTCACACGGCAACACACCATTGCATAAGGCAACTTGGAACGGACCAAGCGAATATTCTGACCCTTACTCACACTCTGAGGCGGCGGCTGCCCGTCAAACGGTTGAAGATTTGCTCAATGCGGGTGTGGATGTGAACGCAGCGAATATCTATGGGCAAACAGCGCTTCATAAGACAGCTCAACTAGCCAAACCCCATCTGTCGGCTCTTCTGTTAGAGGGCGGTGCGTGCGTGACCATCACGGACAAATGGGGGAACACACCCTTGCATGAAACAACTTCTCTGGATGACGAAAAAACTGCGAGATTGCTTCTGGAATCGAAAGACACGAGGGATGTGAGGAACGCGCACGGAATGACTCCACTTGACGTTGCGAATAAAACGGGAAGTACAAAAGTCAAGAGGTTGCTATTATCCTACGCGTAGTACGGGTCGATACAACTCAGAAAAAGAGCATTAGTATCAGCTTTTTTTCAGTAAAATTGAAAACCGCACCTCTAGTCTCGGGCAGCAAGAGAGCTGTTTATGAATGGAGGGCAGTGGAGACTGTCCGGTCTGCTGCGAACCGTTTAATAAGTCTGCGCGCGAACCAGTTCAGTGCGAATGGAGGGAGTGTGACTATGTAGCCTGCAAGAAGTGCGTTCGCAGATTTCTGTTAAGTGACAGCAACGACCCGGCCTGTATGAGTTGTCACAAAGCGTGGAGTCAGCGCTTCTTGGTTGCAAGTCTCAATTCATCGTTTGTCACCAGCGACTATCGGACTCATCACTCGAAAGTGCTGCATGAGAGGGAAACTGCTCGGCTCTCGGAGTCGATGCCTGCGGCTTCACGTCGTAAGGAGTCTGAAGCTTTGGAAGTTGCTAGCACCACACTAAAAAAGGAAATCTCTGCACGGACTGCCGAGCTACAAGCCCTGCGACGTGAACGGCGCGTAGTGAGACAGAAACAATACGCGCTACTATATGGTAAAACCCCAGAGGTAGTGGCTCGGGCATTCATCATGCACTGTCCGGCGACCGCGTGCCGCGGCTTCCTTTCCACGCGCTGGAAATGCGAACTATGCGACAGACATGTATGCAAACACTGTCTTGATGTTGTCGGGTTTCAAGCCGACGCCCCACACACGTGTCAACCCGAGGATGTAACCAGCGCGTACCGTATTCGGAAGGACACCAGACCTTGTCCGAGCTGTGGCGTTCGTATTTACAAGCGCGGCGGGTGCGATAGTATGTGGTGCACACAGTGCCGTGTGGGCTTCTCGTGGAAAACGGGTAAGCTCAACATTGACTTTCAGGTGGAAAACCCACACTACTGGGCTTGGCGCCACCACCAAACACATCCGCCCGTCCAACGCCACCGCGACCGGGCGCGCCCGGCTAGAGAATGTCCCGACGACTTACCTACCTACCAGAACATTATTTATGGTATGGACTATAAGATCACGGCGGTTGGAAGCTGGATCGCACAAGCTACGGGGGCCCTGTGGGGGCGCCGAGAAGTGTATAAGATTCTGGGATTCAATCCGACAGAGCTTAACAAGGCTTTGATGGAGCTGTACCGACTGGCAACAATGATCCATGCTGACGTCGGTACAGGGAGAGCAGAAGTGTTGCAGCTAGAAAACTTCGGACCTCTGCGGGTCCAGTACTTAGTCGGGGAAATAGATGATCTGAGCTTTCAGAAGCAAATCTTCATCCAAGACGCAAAACGGCGTAAGACACTGGCAGTGCTTCATGTCATGGAAACACTCAATACCGTCTTGCGAGAGACTTTCCACGGCATGCTCGAATACTGCACGTCACTTGAAACGGGGGACGCTGGCTCGACCTCGCAGCACGCGTGGCAAGCACGAGGCAACGCAGTGATAGAAAAGTTCGCACCACTGTATGAGGAATACGGACTAGGCTTTGAGATGGAGTCATTCCCGTACGCCTGTACGTGGCATGGTGCGAGATGTAATGTTGGCTCGTATCTGATCGCCACGATGGTCGCGGAGAATCTGGAGCGAATGGAGCGACTTCTAGAATACTGCAATGCACAACTGTCAGGGATCAGTTTGTCCTATAATCTTACCGTGCCCCTGCTGGTATGCGAAGGGGGAGGGTGGCGTTGGCCTAAGTGCCAACATCCCGTGCCCACGCATGGGGTAGGTGGGCTCGCGTTGGGGCGGCATTACTACTGGCGGGCAACAATCAAGTACTCTGAAAAAGAAGCGCTCAAGGCACAGCGGCTAGTCGACGCACACGGGACCGCACCTGCCGAACCCGACGAGCCCGATGTGACGCTGACCGTGGCCGCACCGCCGCTAGGGCGTACACGAAGTAGTACCGCGACGCAAAGCAGTACCGCGACGCAAAGCAGTACCGCGACGCAAAGTAGCACCATAGGAGGACTCGGCGACCAAATTGAAAGGAACCAGAGGGAAAAACCCCCTCTGGCAGAAAACGTAAAAATGTGAATATTTATGACAAAATTGATTCTACCCCTTTTTCTTCTGCACGCCTCAATTCAACAACAGCCAATGGTGCCAGTGAGAATGAACTCTTTCGTCCTATTCCTATCGCTAATTGGCATTGCGTCAGTGCACGCCCAGTCGCCTTCCGCCCTCATCAATGCCGAGCTGATCGCAGTGGATTCGGGTACGCACGGCGCCGACATATACTTCTATAGCAATTCCACTGAACTGAAGGCGGCAGTGGAAAATGCTCCTAACGTGAGATTCCGGGACGACTGGGAGGCTGTCATCCGCGTGTGCGTGTCAAGGGGTGGACGTGCATTTTGTGGGCCTGTTATAGCCTGGCTGAACTGCGCGGCCGGCAGTAGCTCCCCGGCTGCGGAGGTGTGTGGGCGGGGCTGCGAGTCATGGGACGCACAGCACAATCGCGACTGCGCTGATGGGGGTGCGGCTTGGGCGGAAGTGCCGTGCGGGTCGGAGCCAGGTGCGGTGTGCTCGACAAGTGCTAGATGCGGTGGCAACCTTCCATTAATGGTGGGGGGACCACCATTTTCACAAACCTTGGTAGTAGCAACAACAAGCTTGCCGAATGGTCGCGGTGGTCAGTGTGCCGTCGTTCCACCGGAGTATGAACACGCTGGTATTACTGTTTGTTGTCCCGAAAATCAGCAGCGGTACTGGGAGGGGTCTTGGAAACTACACTCAGATGGCTTTGGGAGTGCTTGCGACCCCGCAGTTCCGTTTGGGGGACCGATGATCTTCTTGTTTAATTACTCGTGCGCTCTATACGGCACAGATAGTATTAGGGACTCATATATGGACGCGTGTCCCTACCACAACTGCGGGGGACTGGAGTTCGACCTCGCACGTCACGCCCAGACAGGGCGCTGGTATCCCGCGCTCCAAGAGGATGATGTGCTAATGCTCCCCGGCCCCAGCCGGACTCCACTGCTGCCACAACCAGCCCCACATCAAGTGTGCCCGACCATGCGCTTGTCAAACCCGAACCCAGGTGGGACGAGACATGCGGCGTTGGGCTACGGCAACTACTACTTCCATAGTGATGACCTCATGAGTATAAAAGCATTGCTGACTAGTTCGGCCTCCACTGAGGAGGTGTGGGCACCCGATGGTCATCAATGGCGTGTCCGGCAAGTAATCACCAACGCTTGCCTCTATCGTGGTGGCAGGCTGATGGTGTAATACATCAGCCTGCTGCAATGGGGCGCCGACGTGCGGTCGGGGCAGTGGGGTTTCCTCTCGAAATACAACGTCGGGACTGGAGTACGACGCACATAATGGCAACCACTTCCCCATCTTCCAAGAGGGGGACACGTTGGTCATCACTGAAGGATGTGAGACAAGTCCAGCCCCAGAAAGTCCGCAACCAGACCCACATCTGGAATGCATCTCCCAGATGGGGGCACTGTCCAACACCACCCTGAATGCAACACTCGGCCAATTAGAGTTGACCACTCCTGCATGTGCTGAACAGCAGGGCTTTGCCATTCGGGTGTCAACCAGCCCCAACATCTTGTCGGGGACATGCACGCAGGAAGGGGCAGGGAAGTGGAATTGTCCTACGGACTTGACAACGGCGGTGCGTGCAGGTCGAGTGGAAGTGGTACTGGAGATTGTGTATGCTAATAACACTGCCGCCATCTTCCATAGCTACTCGTGGTATGTTATCTACTCTCTTTATGCGCGCATGGTCGTGAGTGGACCAATCGCAGACGTGACCGATAGGCGTACCCATCATGGGACTTTGCGACCTCCGAATGTCCGAGTAGAGGGACGCGTCTTCCTGTACGACCCAGTAACTGGGGAACAGAGGACCTCGTGGACACTAAACGAGGTAGCAAGGATGACAGTACATCCTGCTCGGACTTGTGCCGATGTCGTGTCAGTCTTGCGGGTGGAGATCGCTGACCGGATCACGTATCCGGTAACCACTCCCACGGTGCATCCTAGCGAGGAAATGGGCGGTGGCCTGCAGTGGGAGGTTCGGTTTGTTCGTCCGGGGCCCACAAGTGTGACTGTCCATACACTGGTGCAACCGAACAGAAATGGCACACGACGACTACTAGAAGACACGAGTGAGCTGGAAGTGTCTATAACGACGGTAACCTTTGACGTCAAGGGTGAGGATGAAGATGAATCGTGGACCTCCGTAATACTTGGTGCAGCGGGTGGAGCTTGTGTTTTGGGAGTGGCTATTGGGGTGGCTTTGCGCGGGCTCCATCGACGCAATAGGCCCGACCAGATTCAAATCCAGCTGCCTTCCCCGGCTCCGTCAGCACCACGCGCCGATCAGATTCAAATCCGGGAACTTCCTCCAATCGCGTCGGCACCGCCCGTCAAGCTCCCTGCCACCTCACTGACGGTCTACACGTAAAGCGTCGTCAAGTAAGGAATATAAAATGTGTGCAAAGTGCATTAACAGTATGACACCATGGAATAAACTTCGTAAGGACTATAGAGAACTGCATGAGCAAATTAAGAGGCACGAAGACCGCGGGGAAAACGCCGATGAGCTAAGGATAGTGTTAAAATTATTGGAGACACGGATGGCCAATGCATCTTTTTTTAGGGTTCTATTCGGCAGGCCTATACCCTTACCGCGACCTGACCAGATCAACGAAAAGACCCACACAGAGACAAGTAAGGAAAGTAAGTCAACTATCTGCTAGATTTCGCCGCAAAATTGATCTAGTCTTACTTTTTTTCCTAAGTTCAAACCCTTCCTCTCTTAGCCATTTGACCGAAAGTATGCTGTATCCGGGTGAATGGCTGAAATATGAGAAGAACCCCCAACTGGAACAAGCGCCGACCGGGAGATACCATCACAATGAGGGCCTGAAGGTTAGATACGTCTACGAAGTGACGAAGGAGCTCGGTGAAGGGGGCTTCGCGGCATGCTATGAGATCGTGCAGCAAACAGGTCCCGAGAACTCGTGTGTGTGCGCCGAATACTTCCCGATGCTAGAGGGCCGATGCATGTGTGGGGGTAGGGGGAGGTATGCTGTCAAAGTTTTCAATAAGTCCCTTAGACGTGATACGTCACATACTATTCTTCCTTGGCAGGACTATGTGACGTAATTATCAGAAAGCAATTTGCGAGGTTTGGTTTTTATTGCTGGGTCCCAGTAAGCGCCAAGCGGCTCATAATTTGCAGTTTGGCTGCGGACCGCTCAACGCTACTCCGCCCACCCGTCACGCCCATCGTCATCGCGTCCTCTTTCGGCGCTTGCTCTCCTTTCTTCACTTGGTGATAGATGGCGCCTATTTTCTCCACTGTCGCCCCCACTTCAGCCTTATGGGAACACAATCCGCCGCCCATTTCCACCTTAGAAGTAAGCAGGCTTACCGCGAAATAGAGCAGGCACTTCCTTTTCTTCTTACATCCAGTCGTGTATCGCAACGCAAACAACCCTATTAGACTGCGCATGACTTTCGTCAGCCCTGGCTTTTGACGCTCGGCAAGTTGCTCTACCAGTATCTCCCATACCAACCAGATAGGATCTTTCCCGTACTTGTCATCCACACCGCCTATACTTCGTCTCGCGCAGTCACATGTCTGTTTTTTCTTTCTGCACAACGACTCGAACTCGATAATCCACTCAATCCAGTAACAAGCCAGCATTGCATTGCGGGACTTCATGGATACATGATAGGCCAATTCATTCATAGCAACTAGAAGCTCCTGAGCGTCTTCCTCCTTCATGAACCTCGCGGCGTAGCTCATGTCTGGGGCTTTTAGACGGCTCGACATACTCAGCATGTCAAACTCTTCTTGCTTTTTAATTTTAACCGTTTCGATAGCATGAGCTTTCCGCGAGAAACATATAGTAGATACTATCTCCGCCAACAGCCTGCGCGTGGGGGCGTTGTTGCGCATCTCCAGCTCTTGTCCAATGAAACCGCCCCTAACGAGGTCCTTGAAAGCGGACAGCCGTATCTCCAGGTAAGGGAAAATCAACGCATTCGCACTGTGCACGTACTTGGCGGCGAAAGCAATGATGGTGTCCCACAAGTCAGCCAACTGGCCCGCGCATACAAGCTCGGCGCTCCAATAACATGCTGGCTCAACGCGACCCTCTTTCATGGCCGCCGTAAACTCCTTAAGGACGGCTGTCTTCTTGTAGCCGGTGAACGATACTCCTTTGAAGGCGTCCTGTCTCCTAACATCTGTTATTAACGAAGATGCATCGCACATAGAGAACTGTCGCACAAAAAATATCGCGACAATACATACGCAGACATGTTGGACGGGCTCGCGAAAACCATAACTAAAATGACGCCCTGGAGCAAAGTCATTGCCATCTTACTGGTGTTGCTTATCCTCATTCTCCTGTATAACTCGGCCGTGCCCGCAACCCACCGCGAAGGCTTCGTCCAGAACACCGACTTTGTCGTCAAACGGGGGCCGGAGGCCCTAGATGAGTTCTATGTTAACATCTATGACGATCTACTCTTTAGTCAGGTGAAAAACGACTATGAGATTGATCAGATTATCAACTCGGCAGGCCCCACAAGCGAGAGCATCATACTCGATGTGGGATCGGGCACGGGTCATCACGTCGGCGCTCTCCAGAAGAAGGGTTTTAACGCCCGCGGCGTCGACCTGTCTCCTGTCATGGTGGCGAAGGCATCGGAGAATTATCCGGACGTGGAGTTTACGAGTGGGAATGTACTAGACACTATGCTATATCCAGCACAGTCCTTCACGCATGTCTTGTGTTTATACTTCACGATCTATCAAATTGAGGACAAGAAGCGATTCTTGCAAAACGCCTATAACTGGCTCATGCCGGGCGGTATGCTCGTGCTTCATCTAGTAGATCGCACGATGTTTGACCCCATTGTTCCCGCGGCGGCGTCGCTCATGGCGGTCTCGCCCCAAAAGTACGCTGACAAGAGAATAACCGAAAGCACCGTCGTGTTCGACAACATGCGCTACAAGGCGTCCTTTGTCGACGATTTCGCTAATGACGCCGCGGTCTTCCAAGAGACGTTCCAGAATAAGGACGGCGCCGCCGCTGGCACTACCGGAAAGGCCAGACAGAACGAGCATGTTCTGTACATGCCGACGCAAAAGTCCATTATCAACGCTGCGAAAGATGTTGGTTTCATCATGGTAGGAAAGGCTGATCTGCTCCCGGCAGGCTACGAATACCAGTACCTCTACATGTTGCAGAAACCCGAATAGATGGGGTGGGGTGGGGTGAGCTGTAGTGTTGTCTTTTTCTTGCTTGCAATACTTAATAACAATCATACTGTCTAGGCATGATTGTTTATTTCATAGCATTGATACTTTCTTTGTTTGTGGTGTTTAAGCTATGGTTCAGACTACGTTATCCCTTCTGGTCTCGTCAGCCGGTTTTCCATCTGCATAACTTGTGGTGGTGGATAAGGCCCGCAGGAACCATAAGCAAATCGCCGCCGACGCTCGATCGCTTCGTTAAACTTGTCGAAATATCGAATTACAAGTTCACGGAGCTGCCTGGTAGCCTTGTGCATCGTCATGTAGCATTCATCCGGAACTTTTACATGAACACCCGTGATTGCCAGTATCATCCCGCCATGTCAAATTATGCATCCTATTTCCAGGGACATTCATTCCCTTGCTTCGTCTCCCAATACACTCAACCACATCGGCTCTACAGTGTTGGCGGTGCGCATGGCGGCGCGCATGGCGGCGGTAGCGTCTGTACGCTAGAGGATATTATGGGCATCATGACAACCCGCCCCGTTTTTATGTGTATGGCCGGCCGTAGAAGACCGGTTTACTATGTGGACTATCTCTGCGTGCACTCTAAGCATCGGGGGAAAGATATAGCCACATCGTTAATCCATACACACCACTACCATCAACGCCGCAAGGAGCCGAAGGTGCACGTTTCTCTTTTCAAACGGGAGGGCACACTTATGAAGACCGTGCCACTATGCACCTTCCCGACTTGTACTCTTAGTGCGAACACGATCAGCTATATCGCCCATGACTTGGGCAAGAAAACCGAACTGCGTCGCGGATTGATGGCAACCATTCTTGACGAAGACAAGGCATATATTTTGGAAGATGCTATAGGAACGATGTGTCGAAAGGATGGGTGCACCATCGTCGCGGGACCTCAGAACATGCGCCGACTGCTCTCGACAGGGAACATCCACGCGGTACTCGTAACGATTCGTAACGAACGCATGGCACTGTTCTTTTTCAGAGATCAAACGTGCACATTCGGGGGGCGAAAGACCGCTGCGCTCATCGGGACTATTTGTTTGTCTCCCGATGCCGGTGCGCTGGACTTCGCGGCGGCGGCGGCGATGGCCTCAAGGAAGATTATGGCTAAGTGGAAGTACGGGGTTCTTTGCGTGGAGATGCTTGGAGATACGTGCTCATGGTACGCCGGATGGGAGGCCAGTAAGTCCTTTGAGGAGATGCTCCCACGGAGCCCTACCGGGTACTACCTTTACAACTTTGCCGCTCGCCCTTTAGACGCCAAAGATGTTACAATTGTTATATAAAGATCACCGTGTCAGACGGACTTACCGAATGTATTTACCAGCTCGAGCAAACGAGTCCACTACAAAGATAGTAAACACACCTAGGAAACAGTACAATATAAGCTCCTCATTGACGCTTCCGGCACGCACGTCCTGTTGCTCCTCTAGCATGTGGATGATCTGGTTTAGCTTTCTCAGTAGCTCATTTGACCCGCCGGCGGCGCCACTACCAGAAGCATTACCACTACCAGCAGCATTACCACTACCAGCAGCATCCGCATACATGGGCACAAGTCTCTTATAATAGTCCTGCGCGTAGCCCGACGGAAGGTTCTGAAAGCCCTCGACCGTGAGGGCGGCGTCGTTCGTGTTGCCCGGTGCGGGTTGAACGCTAGCGGTCGCGGACGGGGGTCTTGTCACACCGATGCTGGTGTCGAGTGGTGGCGCTTCCAGAGCGCGAGGATTGCATGAAGCCCCACTAATCGGATGAGTGGGAGGCCTAAAGTCTGCCAAACCGGCGCCTGCGTCTTCCGCCATGCTCGGCCGCGCCGGCTGCTGTTGCACAGTCGCCTGCGCATCCCCTGATAGCGCTCCACTCAGTGCTTGCATGTTCTGTCTCGATGCTCTTTTATGACGAAAGTTTGTCGTCTTAGTATCATCTTCACTAGGTACTGTAGCCGCAGTTAAGAGCAAAGACATTCTTACTACAGAACGAGATTATTTTTTAGCAATCGTACAATGCGCAATTTTTATCGCCTATATACATACGGAATGAGCGAGCTTCTGGCTGTGCCAACATTTCTGGATTTCGGAGTTGTTTTGGGTGTCTTACTAGCATATCACTACAGACCCAGCTTTATCTATGGGCTAGGATCATCTATGTGGGGTCGCTCACTGTTGGTACTTACCGTGGCGGCCGTCGCGTGCAGGGACCTGTTGGCTGGGCTCGCAATGGCCTTCCTTTGTGCCAGCGTTTTAGCGAACGTTCGCGAGGGGTTTAGTGATTCTGGGTCGGTTGACGACGAAGGACGGCTTGAGCATTCGCGTGCTTGGAATACTAAAACCGGGTACGGACCTACCGACCCCGCGGCGGGCGTACCAGTCCAACCGGTCTGCTGTAGTAAGACTGTGACAGAGGACTGCACTAACTGCGACGCGACCGACCTGCCTAGCGGAATGCCATGCAATGACGATGGCCAGTGCTACAGTGGAACGTGTTCGTCCACTCTTTTCAAATGCACCTCGGGCGCCAGCCCGTCGAGTGCACCAAGTGGTGGCCCGCCCAGTGCACCAAGTGCGAGCGGACCAGCGCCGCCTGCTAGGCCTCCTTCGAACATTAAGGACGAGGCGTCTTTCCGCGCCGCGTACTGTCGAAAGGACGAGGCGCTGGTTGATCCCAAGGGAAAGATGATATGTCTTGGAGATATTGAGCAGTCTTTCCCCTATGTAACCTTCCCGGAAGGAGGCATTTGCGATCCTTGCCGGAAGTCGTGTAAGTTCAGTGTTACAGATCGTCTTTCCATTGACGAAGCCTTGCGGCCCGCCAGCACAGGAACCACGGCTTCGTCCAAGAAAGCCAATGCGGCTCCCGATGGGGCTGTGGCGACCGCCGCCACTGCCGTGCCCGGCGCGCCTCCAACATCACCACCGTCCGGGGTGCGGACCCAGGTCCCATCGGGTGGTCCGCCTCCTGTGGGCGTGGCCACTGTAAAGCCGGCTGGTGATCCTCCGAGCACGTAACTATCTTACCATAGAGTATACTTATGGCCTCCTATAAGTACGCTCCGTATGTCATTAGTGCAATCGTTCTTATAGTGATTACCCCGCTACTGATCGCTATGCTGCAACCGCAGCCAACCGTCGAGGGTTTCGCTACCTTAGTATCGCTTAAACGTCGTACGTGGCGAACTGTTAGACAAGCACTCAGACGAAACATTCTATTCGCGAAGGACACGGCAAAACGACTTCTTAAGAGATTAGGTGTGTAATCTTTTGTCGCCTAAGTATAGCCAGAATGCTACTCGATATGCTTCGCCGCGGACTGTTCTCTCTCAACAACAGTAAGTTCATCGCCGGCATCATCATGATACTCGTCAATATCGGCGGACGCTACGTCGACCTCCGCTTCAGCCAGTCCCAGGAGGCGTTCATGCGCGGATCGTTCGCTAGAGAACTCTTTATATTCGCGGTCGCGTGGATGAGCACAAAGGACCTCGTTACCTCCATCCTTCTGACGGCAGCGTTCATGATTTTAGCGAACTATTTGTTCAACGAACAAAGCAATCTGTGTGTGCTCCCCGCACGCTACAAAAACCTCGACAAAGTGCTGGACACGAATAAGGATGGCATCGTGAGCAGCGGCGAGATCGCGGAGGCTCACGCAACTCTTGCCAAAGCGGACAAACAAGATAAACGCAACAAACAAGTTCAAGCACTCAACTATCTTGCATCCACCGCTATGTAGTTGAAAAATATCTATATGTATATTAGGATAACAGACCACTCATGGCTCTACTTAATATACATGTCAAGCTAGAAGGCGAAGCCGAAGATAGCTTCAAATACTCCCCCTACATGAGTAGAATTTCATATGGGCTGGGGTCGACGTCCCCTTTATATTTCCTTCCATGGGTGAAGATAACGCGAGATAACCTCGTCGTCCTTGCCAAAAAGCTTGGGCTCAACTCTGACGATAACTACTCGCTCGCCCGCATGTTCATGGTTCCCAAGTACCTAGCGAAGATGCTTGACACCTTCCCGCGACCCGTCACGTCAAACGCCGAGGAGAAAAGGTCGGTAATCGTATCCAACATACGAACTCTGCTGTCTCTAGTCTTCCCGGCCGGTGCGCCTCTCTATGTTAAGAACCGCATATTCACGATCGAAAGCCAAACCTGGAACGGTGAGTATAAGGAGAAAGACCGCAGAACCCCGGCGTCGCGCCGGAAAGCTTCAGCTTCGTCGAAAGCCTCGGCGTCGTCGAAAACGCGAAAGGTTTCTTTTAAGTTACCACCTTCATCGTCAACGGCGACGCGATCGCGCGCCAAGAAGGGAGGCGCTGGAGGGGCGGAAGATGTACCGTTTATTTACGACATAGATGTCACACTGTCCGTAACACTTGGCCGAAGACCCGCGACGTTCACCCGCCGATTGCGGGTCTCGTGTCAAACGAGACGGAAGACGCTTCGCAAGGCAATCAAAGATGTCTTCCCCTCGTTCGATATAGGACCTGGAAAACAGATAGCGAAGTCTCGCCCGTCTAAGGTCCCAATTATGTATTCGTCCACCGGATACAATCTTCGCATGCCCTATACTCGCCAAAGCCCTTCACACTACCATTCATCTTACCCTTACGGCTATTCCAGCCCAACGCATTACGGCAGCAGCAGCAGTAGCCCTTACACGCACAGCCCTTACACGCACAGCCCTTATACGCACAGCCCTTACACGCACAGCCCTTACACGCACAGCCCTTACACCAGTTTCCACCCGCCGTCTTACCCACCACCGCCACGCAGCACTCTTGCCGAGCGTGCCAGACACGCAGGCGTCACTACTTGGTCTCGTTAAGCAACGCAAATATTCTAGATGAGTTCATCGCTCATCTAAAATAGCTAGTCTAGATTGTAACCACGGGGGATGGATGAGAGTAACATCATCACGATAGACAAGAAGAGCGGGATCGTACTAGGCAAGGACAAGTCGACTGGAGCGTTCTACATCTGGTTCGAGCTGTCTAATCCTAGTGTGGAGTTGCCCGGCATAGTCGACACAGCGATGTTTGACATGGTGGCAGGACTTAACCCTGATATTCTCGAACGCGTGGAGACACTGAACAAGACCTCGGCCGATAGCTTCGATACACTGTATGTTCTTAAGAGATTTGGCGCGGAGCTGGGTATTCCTCAGAAATACATGTACATACGCACGACTGTTAACAGACAGCCTGGGAAGATAACGATATCGGGACGGAGCGACTGGTGCGCCGTCGCCCTCCCAGCCGGAGCGTCGCCGATCCATGATTGCGTCTCCGAGATGGTGTTCTCATGGGCCGATCCGCACAAGGTACAGGTTTCATACATGTTTAAGGCTACGGTCCATGAGCGACTTCCGATCTACATGGAGAATATAATGGGTCTTCTTACCAAGAAAATGTTCCTGCGTGTTAAAACATTTATAGAAAATATGTGACGGTACTACAGTGTGGACCGGATATGAACATCGTGTGGAAGCATCTAGGGTTCGTGATGTCCTCGATAGTTATATTAACCATCGAGAGCGTGAAGTATCTTGTAACGCGCGATCAGTTGGCACTTGTTACCAACTTGGCAAACGGTCTTCTCTGTCGGAACATCTTCTATGTCAAGTTCCTTCAAGCGATATCGTCCGATTGCCAGTTGCTAGACGCGCCCTCATTAGAATACCTTTCACAGTACGCTGATAATGTGGCTCACGAACCCGAGGAGGTGGATAATGTAACGCTCAAGAAACTTACCGACAATGGAGTGCGTATCAAGAGCGAAGGTGATGAGTATCTCATCTCCAATGCAGGGATGGTGTCACTCGTATATCGAGGCGAAGTAACGGTCGATAGTAAGTCTATCGATGTCGCGGTTAAAGTCATGCGGAATGGTATTCGCTCCAAGCTGGAGGTTGCTCTGGAAGAGATCGAGGCGCTCGTATACGTCATCTCTTATCTTCCCTCTCTAAGAGCATTGAACATCGACGCCATGTTCACAGAGAACAAAACCGGGTTGCTCGAGCAACTTGACTTTGTAAAAGAAATTGAGAATATCAATGTGCTGCACGACATGAACAAGTGCATAGACTATGTGGATGTGCCGTGCACGTATCCGGGTTTTTCGAAGGGATGTGAAGACAGCGCTATCGTAATGGACTATTTGACGGGAAGGAAGCTCGCTGACTTAGATCCCGAGGATAAAGCACCATACAGTGCGTGTCTTGCCAAGTTTGACATTAAGTGCTTGTTGTTTGATGGCACATACCATGGGGACTTCCACCAAGGGAACATCCTGTTCATGGGCGACAGACACTCGCCATGTATTGGTGTCATCGATATGGGCGTAATATGCACACTAACTCGAGAAGAGCAGAATGACTTCTTCCAGTTCTTTCAGGCATTGCTAAAAAGAGATTACGATGTCGCGGCGGGCTCTATCCTTCGAACGTCAGCCGAGCCACGTGACCGCGTCGAGACGATTATCGCCGCCTGTTCTCATACGGTTGTCTCTAAATTGGCGGATATGCTGAAGACGGTGGCGGAAGAGTTCGGAGGATGCGGCGTGACTGATATCAACGGTCTCAACAACGTGTTGCGCGAGCACGGTTTGCGTTTGACAAAACTCTTCTGTAAGGTACAGCTGTCGCTCGCACTCGCCGAAGGCGTTCATCGAGGTCTGGAAACAGAGAGAAACTTCATTGAAGAGCTTGACGTGGCTTGTCGGAATATGTTTCCCATAGAACTAGTCTAAAATTGATACGTAAGCGCGTATATCATTGTTTTTAGAGCCATGATATACATTCTCGTCGACGGCAGCTACTACTGCTTCTACCGTTACTATGCACTCCACCAGTGGTGGAATAACGCGCATCGCGACGAGCCACTCGAGAACCCGATTGGTCAACCGGACTTTGTAGAGAGATACAGGTCTGCTTTCGTCAACAAACTAAAAGAGCTGAAGAAGAAGGTTGCAAAACTCCACGGCAAGAGCGAAACGGTCGCGATGTGGGTGAGTAAGGACTGCCCGCGCGTGAATATCTGGCGAATGAAACTGTTCCCCGGATACAAAAAGAACCGGGAGCGCGATGACGTCTTCGAGGGCGGGCCATTCTTCGCCATGGCGTACGACGGACTGTTTACCGACGGAGGTTGTGAACAGTTGTTGAAGGCCCCGTCGCTCGAGGCGGATGATTGTGTAGCCATCGCCACACGACTTATCCTAGACAAGTCGCCCGACAACAAAGTCGTAATCGTAGCGAGCGACATGGACTATCTACAACTCGCCAGTGACCGCGTCTCTATCATGGACCTAAAATACAAGCTACTCACCGATAGTCCCAGGTGTTACGGCGACCCCCAGAAAGACCTATTTTGCAAAATCATGGCGGGGGATACGAGCGACTGCATCCCAGGCATCTTCCCAAAGTGCGGTCCGAAGACAGCCGCCAAATGCTACGACGACCCGGATTACAGAGCTAAATGCATGGCCAAGCACCCCGGCGCCGCCGATCAACTTGCCTTGAACAGCACACTTATTGACATGAGGCTGATCCCTGCCGAGCTGCAGGAACCCGTCGTTTGCCAAGTGAACGAGGCCCTATAAACTACCACCACGGAAGTCCGCCACCACCCTCGACATGACGGTTCTCGCCTACACTAAGTAACGCTGTGCGGCCAGCGCAAAGTCGATAAACCCCTTCATTATGTAGGAAAGTCATAAAATGCAAAAATATCACTTTTTAAAGGGTGGTGAGAATATCAGAATTAGACATAGAAAAGTATGTCTAGTTTTTGTTTGACCGACCACTTATAAAAACGCAGATTTTTGAAAAAATGACTTCAGAGCATAATGGTCTCATTTTAGGTTTACGCGCGAAACCGCTGAGACCATGACTGAAAAAACAGCACCGAAAAAAGGGCACCACCCCATGATAAAATGTCTCACTATGTCAAGTGGCCAATGGAAACTTTAGGAAACACCGAGGTAACGAAAAGTAAGAGCAAAAAATATGCATGTGAAGCTTGTGACTATATTACGTCTCAAAAGGCAAATTATACAAAACATTTATCAACCGGTAAACACAACAAGATTACTATGACTACAGGGTGTAGTCACAAATGTGTCTGTGGCAAGTTGTACAGTAATCGCCAAAACCTATATCGTCACAGAAAAACGTGCGATGTAGTGAATAACCCCACTGCAAAAGTAACCGAAGTAACGAATTGTTTCCAAATGTTTCCTGAAGATCATAACAGACATGAATGCGCTTGTGGATCCACCTACAGTACGAGGAGTGGGCTCTGGAAGCACAAGAAAGCCTGCCTACATGGCGGGGGGGAGGCGGAGAACGTGGTGTTGCCGACGGTCGACAACACCGAGGTGCTGGAGGTGCTGGACTTATTGCAGTCGAAGATGGATAGGGCGGAGGAGGAGAGGAGAAGGGCGGAGGAGAAGATGGATCGGGCGAAGGAGAAGATGGACCGGGCGGAGGAGAAGTTGGATCGTGCGCAAGAGTCTAACGAGCTATTGAAGGAGGAGATGAAGCAGATCAAGTCCGGGGTGCTTACTGCTGTCGCAGAGCCCAAGGTGGTGAATAACTACAACAATATCAACTTATTTCTGAATGAGAGGTGCGGGAACGCGATACCTATACAGGACTTCGTAAAGGACTTGGTGATTGGTGTGGAAGATGTAGATTATGCTCTTCAGAATGGAAAAGCGAGCGGCATTGCAAACATCATAGAGAGGCGCGTCGAGGAGCTGGGCATGTATAGTAGGCCACTTCACTGCACGGATGTCAAACGGGCAACAATGTATGTGAAGGGTGCGGAGGGTTGGGATAAAGAAAAAGGCGAGATGACCAAATTGATCCAAGATGTAAATCATGCGCAGGTGAAGGGGATAAAGATATGGGAGGCAGCGCATCCGCGGTGCTTCGATACCGGACATGACAGGGAGAAGGACCAGTGGTTTAAGATAGTGAAGTGCTTGACGAACAATATTGAAGGGGTTGGAACGCGCAAGATATCGAAGAGATGCTACGAGGTAAGTAAGATAAACCAGGAAGACATGGTTTGATATACGTTTCAACACCAGAAGGTCGTGGTGTTTCGATGGCCCAACTTGGCATTTGCCAGCGTTTCTACCACGCAGACGCGGTACGTGATTTTGTTAAGCTCCGACGCACTGACCTCTTTGGTAGTGAGATGCAGCAGCAATGTCTTCTCGATGTCGACGAGTTCGGCGTTAAGGTTATTCATCTTTTGTAATGGTATGGATGTGCGTATTCCATATCATTTTTCCCTTTAAATCCACGTTGCGCCAACTATAGGTCGAGCGCCACAGAGTTCTTTTCACTTCTCGGCTTTCTCCCTCGGGTGGGCTTCGGTAGTTGTTTGCTGGTCATCTCTTTCAGTTCCTTCAGGCTAATTGTGCTGCTGCCTTGGTCGGCTGGTTTTTGAAGGTCAACGGTCTTTGTTCTCATACGAGACAGAATGTTCGATATGTCGCTGGGTCCCTTCATCTCGGCGCGTGCCTGGTGGGCAGCGGCAGGGGTGGGTTGACGCATGGTCCTCTCGGGTTCATTCGGGTTGCCAAAGTTATCGCGCATGTCGATGCCTGCCGAAGGCATCTTGCCACGAGCCATGTCGATATCGGGTCTGGCTGTTGGTGGCGGCTGCGCCGGCGCTTGACCCGGACCACCGCCCGGACCACCACCCGGACCACTGCCCATCACACCGTTCATGAAGCCGCCGAAGCCCGGGTTAGACTGCCCCATGGTATTCACGGCAGCCTGGGTGAACTGTTGCATAAGGTCGGGGTTCTGTCGCATTATGTCGTCCATGCCCGGCATTGAGGACTTGAACATCGTGTTTGTCATGTGCAACATGATGGCAGAACCTCCCAACTGAAAGAGCAACTTGATCTCGGGCGCCATCTTCGCCTTAGAGTGGTATTTTTCGTGGAGCTCAGCGAAGATTTCATCGTAGTCGGTAATGTTCTCATGGACTTGCTCAGCCCATCCCTCTAGTTTGACGTCGAATGGATCGAACTTCCCGTTCAGATATTCCAAGCCGGTTACAGCCGCCATCAACATCTTCCCCTGGAACTTCACACTGTTCGTCCTTTCCTTCTCTGACACTGCGGTCTCATATTCACCAATCATCTCGTCCAGTGAAGACTCCATCGTGTAGTGCTTCGTTAGTTTCCCACCTTTCTGCTCAATCGCCTCGAGCCTCTTCAGATAGGTAAACTTCTCCTTCAGAACCTCTTCCTTTGTTTTGGGGATCTCTGAAGGTATGAGCGTCTCGGCATCGCCGTGGGTGGTGTTGCTTCCCAGCCATCCGGTTGGTTCGATCGGTGTGTTGGCAGTGGCGGCGCCCAACCTGACCGGCTCGTGAGCACCGTCATCGTCATTTAACTTCGTGTTCTCCGGACCCGCTTTTGTGACAGAGAAAAGGGAGCTCCTAGGTTCCACTCTCAGCACGGTGGGTGGCGCGTCTGTGAGTTCGTTTAGCTCGGCCTCGATTTCCTCAATACCGCTAACTTCGGGTGTGTTGCGCCCTTCTCCCGTCTGCTTACTGCGCTGTCGGTCGTTCATGAGGAGCTCGAGCCCACCTCCACTACTCAATGCCGTCGACTTCGGGTGTGCGTGCCGCGGGATGGAAATATTGCAAGCAGAGTCGTCCATCTGGTCCATCTCGATAATCAAGTCATCCGACATTATGTTGTCACTACAATTAAAACTTCTAAATCTTACGCCTTAATGGTTAGGATTGCGCGTACCAAACGAGTTGTAGCAAGCTATCGGCAAGATCGTCTTTTTTCCGGCTGCTTTCGAATACGGCCAACATAACCGTGTCTCCCCGAAGGGCGAGCCAGCTTCTGACGATGGCGACACCTCTCTTCTTTCGTCCCGAATAAGTCGTTGTGTCAAACGATTGACACTGGCTACTTAGCTGCTCGGGAACGGATACCTTCAGTTTGTTCGACGATGATATGGTTAGAATAGCGGCAGCAGGGTGTCTAAGGATAAAGTACTGGTAGATCATGCCTTGGATGGTTCGCATGCGTGTGGCGATAGTCCCGATCTGGTTCTCGACCAGTACAACGTCGATGGCGCCGCCCATCAAAAGGGTGTCGAGTTGCGTAGCCATCTGACGGCCTATATCTATCATGTCCATCTGAGCGGCTTTCGGCGGCCTGACAGGTACAAGACATGTCTCGTTGATCCTTTGTTCTAGTAAGTCGCAGATGGCTTGCTTGCCCTTATGTTCCAACAGTGCGTCGTTAAGTCCGAGTTCGGTAGCGATCTCCCTCAATCTCTTGAGCTTGATGCGAATGAGGTTGTTTGCGCACCCCTGGGGTAGCTTTGCACCGCCGCCTTTCTTCCCATGTCGCCCGCATAAAGGTGTGTCGTTCAGGTGGAATGTTGCCTTTCTTTCACACTCGGAGCATTTGGGAGGTGAGTAGCCGGTCAGGTCAATAATGCCCCACTGTACGATATCCCAAGCGTGATCGGCATTTACCATGGCCGCACAGTAAGCAAGGTTTTTGATGCCTACGTCGAAACTAATGACACGTTTTCCATCGTGTGACATAGTAGTACTATATGCATAGTGGCTTATAATACAACTTTATGTGGGTAACGCCCCGAATCTCTAGTTTGGGTTCGGATAACCCTGTTTGAGGTACTGATCTTGGGAGAGGATTGGCGCTGTGAGGCGACATTCGAGCTGGTAGGATGACAGATACGCGTTTTTCAGATCGCTGGTCTGGTAGCCGAATGGTTGTGTGCTCTCAGTGCACGACTTGTAGAGGAAAGGGGTTCCAGACTGCGGCTGATTGGTGCCGTATCGTGCCGGGCACGCGCAGCACTGGTTACAGGCCCCAAGCTGGTTCTCAAGTATGATGCTATCTGCGTTCTTCGTCAGATATTGACGGTATTGCCAGTTTGTCTTAATGCCCTCCTCTTTTCGGATGTTGTTATTGATCGCCGCGCCCGGCTGCCAGTCGGCGTAATTGCGACCGTCGGACATCAGTGGCGGGAAGCCAAAATGAATATTATTTGATCCGGACTGACACGTGCCCCAACTCATAGTATATAGGGTTCAGAAAAAAAGAAACAGTCGCCGCGCGTGTCATCACGCCTCCTCGCCGTCGCCGTCCCCGTCGCCGTCGCCGTCCCCTGTGGCGCCTTCGCCCAACTCGATAATCCCCGTTTTGTCAACGGCAATCTCACCTACTAGAAGGGATATCAGTGCAGGTTTTCTCAACTTTTTCCCTTGTTCCATGTTCTCTAGGAGACCCATTTCCAGAGCTAACACGCGGAGAGGATCGACCTTCATCTTGTGGTAGTCTGGCGAATCCTCTATGACGGCTGGCTCAATGTCGGGCAACACCTCTGCTTGCAATATTCCACTGAGTTCGATAACTCGCGTTTCAAGATCAGCGGTGGGGTGCGTACTGCTGACGTCGGACAGTTCACTCACGATACTGTCTGATACGGAGTCGGTTTCGTACTCGCTGCCTAAATCACTTTCGCCGTTTGACCCGTCTTCTGAGACGAGGATGCGCTCTTTCGGCCCCTCGGCGGGCGCCACCACCGTCGCAGCGTTGAGGTTCGTTTGTGGGGGTGCTGTGCACGCTGTCGTGGGTGGTGCGTGCGCAATCATATGTTGATGTTGCTGTTGTTGCGCTATGAAAGTGCGCAGCACCCTTGCTTGCTCCATATGGGACCTTTCGAGGTCGGAGATACGCGCGCGCATATAGATAAATATCGCGCCTCCTACGATGAGAGCGGCGGCAATACTGATGACGAAAGGCGTAGCGTCAAAACCGAGGATGCCCATTAATAGTAATTGCGCTCAAAAACTAAAACACAATAGAACGTATTAGGCGCTGGGCGTCGGCTGTTACTTCTTCTGGGTAGTCGAGGTCGCGTAATACCTTAATGCCGCCCCTATGCGACGAAATGCCGTCCCTTTTCCTAAAGGAGTATGTAAAGTCGATGGGATGTGACGGGTCCTTGGCCCCGTCGTACACGGGGATGCATTCCATATGGATATTTTCGATGTTTGACTGTTTGGACAGTGTTTTGCACAATCGCGTATAGTGTGTAGTGAGGGCAAAGTTGACGTTTCGTTTTTTCCCAAGGTGACGAAGAAAGGCCGTTCCGCACGCTGTTGCCTCATACGGGTTTGTCCCTGAGTAGAGCTCATCGAACACGCACAGGTGCTTGCCTGACTTGTCTTTCTCGATGTCGCGCAGCATCTCGGCACACCGTCGTGCTTCAGCTTGGAATAAGCTGTCGCGCCCGGCCGTATCAGGGATGTTGAGGTAGCAGTGGTACTGGCTGTATGGCGAGATCGATGCCTTGCTGAAACAACCGGCCCCGAACTGTTGGCATAGTATGGTGTTTGACAGTATAGTCTTTAGAAGAGTGGTTTTGCCGGACGCATTTGGCCCGGTGATGATCTGGTGTTTCTTTAAGGAGAAGGAGTTCGGGACGGCGTTAGACGACGGACTGGTAAGCATCGGGGGGTAGATCGCGTCTTTCATCGACGTGCGCTTTCCGAACGAGAACGTGTTGATCTGGCCTTTGTCTAGTCGCGACTGGACGCCCTGCATGGTTTTCATGTAGGAATACAACGAGAAGGATCGCTCTACGAGTTCGTTGACGTCTTCGTCCTTCCGTAGCTTGTAAAACGTGCTCATTATTGTCCCAATTTGGCCCAACGCACTAGGTCGGAGAGAGTGTGGCTTAATATGAGATAGCTTATCGGCGAGGTGACGCGCATCTTCCACTTCTTCGGCAACCATTTCGTCAAACATTGCGTAGGCACCATGCCCCGCCATCTTTTCACGAAGGCGCGACATGTACTGTGTGTACGATCCAAGATGTCTTCTAATGATAGCTAACGTTTCGTGTATCGCGTATATGTTTCTCTGAAACCGCACGCACGCGCACACGTTCTGATATATCTGGAATACGTAGAACATAGCGGATATTATAAGATACACCCTTTTGTCCCAACCTCCGCCTCCAAACTCCCCAAAAAGTCGGCCAAACGCATGGTGCTTAACAACGGCTTTTAAAGACGATGCATATGTGGCGAATGAGATGTTTACGCCGCGATATTTCAGCAGAAAAAAAGGCACCACTAGTAGAATCAGTGGAAGCGCAAGAGACAGTATGGGTGAGGTCATATGGTACATGGACGCTGCCTGCATGGCCTGGGGTAGACGGTTCATGGGCTGTGCCCAGCCCCACTCGACATATTGATGCTTTTCTAGAAAGTTCGGCTCTGCCATTAGTTCTCGCCATCGGACGTAGGCTTCGCGGGAGTTATCGATCTCTTCTTTCTCCAATTCGAATGCCTTTTTCTTGAGCAACGATTGGGTCTGAGAGAGAAACGACACGTCCCATGTGTAGAGCGTAGCCATGTGTCTGGACATGGCCTGGTCGGCCACATGATCTAGACCCCATAAATCATTCCATAGGGAGCCACCACCAGAGCAGTCTTTATAAGAATGCAGCTCCAGATCGTCCATGAGCTCGTTCGAGAGGGAACCAGTTTTCTTTTTCACGAAGTCTATGGGGATCGTATCTCCAGGTGACATACGATCCGCTAAGTTAAAACTATATAGCATTCAACGCGTGGAGAAATGCTATATGCGGAGACCCATTGCTCGGACGAACCTACGCCTTAACGAACGTTGCGGGGAGCTCTAGTATGTGGGTGTCGTAGTGCGACTCAATATCTTTCATCTTTCGCGTATCACGGCGGGTAATGAAGCTGATACCGACGCCCTTCCGCCCCCAGCGTCCACTACGTCCAATTCGGTGGAGGTACGTGTTGATGTCCTTCGGAATATCAAAGTTGATCACCGTGCTCACCTGCTGGATGTCGATGCCGCGTGCTGTGACGTTGCTAGAGATAAGGACGCGATGCTTTCCAGACTTGAACTCGTTGTAACTTTGCGTGCGAGCATCCCTGTCCATGCTCGAGTGAATACAGCAAACCGGAAACCCGTCGCGCGTGAGTGCGTCATTTAGATCGCTCACGCGTCTGACACTGTTGCAGTAAATAATAGACTGCGACATCGACAGCGTCGCAAAAAGGTCCTTGAGCGTCTGGTATTTGTCACTGTCATCGTCGAGGGCCACGTAGTACTGGGCGATGCCCTCGAGTGTTAACATCTCGGCCTTCACGAGGATTTTCACGGGGTCTCTCATGAACTTTTCTGCAAGAGAATGGAGCTCCGGGGGCATCGTGGCACTGAAGAGTCCTACCTGTACTTTAGTATTGATGTATTGGAAAACATTGTACACCTGCTCCTTGAAACCATGAGACAACAGATCATCGGCCTCGTCGAGGATCATCAACTTGACCGAATATCCATTCAGTGCGGAACGACGGAACATATCATGCACGCGGCCCGGACATCCGACTATGATGTGTGGCGGATTGCGACGGAGTCTGCTAACGTCGTCATCGATTGACGTCCCTCCCACTAGCAACTGCATGCGTAGCCCCTCCATCTTATTGCCCATGGACTCAAGCACCTCGAGGATTTGCCGAGAGAGCTCTCGCGTAGGAGACAAGATGACCACTTGTGTCTTGTCCATACCAATCTCGAGACATTGCAGAGAGGCCACGACGAAGCAGCCGGTCTTGCCAGTTCCGGACTGGGCTTGCGCGATCGTGTCCTTACCGTCCAGCATGGGTGGGAGACCGCGTTTCTGGATGGGGGACGGGGTTTCAAATCCGTAGGCATAGATGCCTCGCAGGATATCCGTATTGAGGCAGTCGATGTCTTCCCAAGAGGTTAACTCCTTCGGGACATATTCGGTGGCGTCCGATGCTTTATCTGTGTCGGTCATGATGAGCTTACATTACGCTGGGCGTTTAAATGTGTTTGTGCAACTATATGTACAAAATTGATATAGATGTGTTTCCACCCCTTCTTGACAACTATGACGTGCCCCGACATCACATATTCACTGGAGGAGTGGCAATCAATCTCGTCGACAGAGCCGCCGGCGCTATTGCCACAGTCCGCTGTTGACTTAATAAATGAGCTTGCCGCGTTGGTAGGTGCGCCAACGTATGTTCGCACGCCGGTCTTCACTCGGGAGAGCGCTCGCGGGGGAGGGGGAGGTGGAGGTGGAGGAGGCGGCATTCCGACTTCTCGTTGTGCGCCCGGGCGGCGTCGGGGCAACCGACCGAAGCAGTTGTCAGATGACGACTGGGAGGCGATGCGTAGTTTTGAGTCGACCACGAAGGTGGTGCGCGAGGGACCGGAGATTTTCGTCGATCAAATCCGCAAGGCGATCAACAAGCTCTCTGATACCAACTTCACCACCCAGTTGACGGATATCGTAGTACAGTTCTCAAACGGTGAAGAAGAGTGCGATGAAGAGACGCTTGCTTGCGGCGTGGATATGATCATAACGATGGGAACAGCGCGCCTGTTTTACGTAGAGCTGTATGCTCGTCTAGTGAGCAGGTTGTGTATTCGCTTGCCATGTTTGTTTACGGGTAGGGTGAACCATTTGACGGAGGTTTTTACAGCTTTGTGCGACAGCATCAGGACGTGTAATCCCAATGAGGACTACGACCTGTTTTGCAGGATAAATGAGGAGAATGAGCGTCGACGGGCGCTAGGGGCGTTCTTGATGGAACTGGTCACTGCGGGGACGTACGAAGTGGGCGATGTTGTAGAAGTGTTGGTGGACGTCCAATCGCGCATTGCTCGTTCTATCTCTACAGAGGGCGAGACGTACAAGTCGGAGGAACTGACTGAGGTACTGTATGAGATGTTGAAACACCGGGGCGCGTCCTTCGCTGATGATTGTGATTGCTGGGACGAGATTACATCGCGCGTTGACGCAGCGTGTGCCATGAAGGTGCGAGACTGTCCAGGACTGAGCAATAAGTCGCTCTTCAAGTGCATGGATATTCGGGATATGCTATCTTAAGAGTGACGGCTTAGACGCAGCATCGTGTGGTATGGAATATGGTTATTGAGTGTGTTGTGAATGAAATATCGCAAGTGAATAACGAGGTAGCGTCGTCAGACGTGCAAGTCGAGTTGGACGCAATGCTCTCAACTATGGCCGCCCCTTTTTCTTTGGTAGATGGGGATGAGGTGTTAGCTCGTTGTGTGGGTATGGAGATGAATCATACAAGAAAAGCACTATGTCACATCGCGGGGTACTATGGGATCGGTCAGAGACGTCGTTCGAAGTCCGAGATAGCGTTGGATATAGTGATGTTCGAGGCGAACATAGATAACGTTGCGAAGGTGGCTGATCGGGAAGAGTGTTGGAGAGCACTGGAGTTGGTCAGGAGCGACGCATATATGCGCAAGCATGTAGTAATGATATGAATATTATGTCAGCTTATGGTATATGGTCCGTTCGGTTATATCGAAGGAGGTCAACTATGATGAGACTAGGGGTTTGAATGAGAAGGACAAGTTATACCAGTCCACAATCTACGTGGTAACCCTCAAAGGTGTGACTGTCGAGGTCGCGCTAGGTCAGGCAGAGTACAAACTGGACGATGGTCTGGTGTACTACCCAGTATACCTAGTTAAGAACGGTGAGTTTGACAGTCAGATTGGCGTATATGAAACTGTTTCATCGCGGTTGCCGTCGCTTATTGATGCAGACGGTGAGGTCGATTTGGCAAAACTAGGAGAGCCGTTGCTTTACTCCTTTGTAGATCGTCCCATGCTGGAGGCTGCGAAAGCAGCCGGCGGTGATGGCGACAGTGGTGATGGCGACAGTGGTGATGGCGACAGTGGTGATGGCGACAGTGGTGACGGGGATGGGAATAGTAGCGATGGTGACATCGCCGATGAGCACACGCCCGAGCAGAACAAAAAGACGGATGAGGATGAGCGCGCGGACTACGATCCGCAAGAGGAAGATACTTGGGTTGAGGTCTATATGGAGAACAATAACTATACAGTCTTGGACAACGAAGGTGGCGGAGATTGCTTGTTCGCTGCGATACGGGACGGTCTGGCGTCCGTCGGAGAGGATGTCAGTGTTGCAGAGATGCGGGAGAAGCTGGCTGAGGCGGCAACCCAGGAACTATATGAGGGCTACAAGGAGCAGTTCGATATGTACTCCGGTATGTTGACAGCGGCCAGGGCGAACGTCGCAAAGTTGGGTAAGACAAGCGCCGCTTTAAAGCGGGAGCTCCGCAAACGTGGTAGAGACTCTGGTGTGGTACAGGAGGTGAGGGATAAAGCGGCAGCGCTGGCGGAGGAGTTGGCAGCGGAGAGGGGCGAGCGCGATATGGCAGTGGCGATGCTGGCGGAGTTCAAGTGGATGCATGGCATCTCGTCATTGGAGAGCTTCAGAACGAAGATACAGACGTGCGCCTTCTGGGGTGACACTTGGGCGATATCCACGTTGGAGCGCCTGTTGAAAACTAAACTTATAATCCTTTCCGAAGAGCGGTTTGACGAGGGGGACATGAGCGGTGTTCTGCAATGCACAGAGCTCGGGGACAAAGTGTTAGAAGAGGCGGGGGTTTTCAATCCAGAGTGGTATGTTATGCTGAGCTACAATGGATCGCATTACAAGCTAATCTTGTACAGGAGTTTAGGCGCAATGCATTTCGCTCAGATACCTTTTGCTATAAAGCAGAAGATTGTCGACAAGTGTCTTGAGCGTTTGGCTGGGCCGTTTGCACTTATACCGGGATTTGTAGAGCTACGTACGGCGGAGGCTGGGGAAGCAGACGATAGTGCTGGGGAGGAGCTGGCGGGCGACGATGACGCAGTGGTTGCGATCCAAGATGAAGCGGATGAGGGTGGGGAAAGTGGACTACACCAGATGCGTGAGATCGTTCCAGAGGATGAGCTAAGTGACGAGGCTGCGCTGTCACTTTTGAAACGTGCGGATGGCAATGTTCTACGCGCGCTGAACATGTTTTATGAGGGGGTGGCCGAGCGTCCGGCGGTGCCCCATTCCGATGAGGCAAGTGTGCCGGAGGCAGCACTACCAGAAGCGCACTTGGCAGCACTACCAGAAGCGCACTTGGCAGCACTACCAGAAGCGGGCGACCCGCTGGCATCGGACACACAGGACGAGCTTACGATCGGTGCAAGGATGCCTGGTAGACCTCTACCGGGCAAAGGAGAAGGCGAAAGCGTAGTAGATCCGTCCAAGTACGCCATTCTGTCTAGTATAAAGGACTGGAGGCGCAAGTTGCACGATACGCACATGCATCCGGTAACTATTACTGGGGTCGACGGCAAGAAAACGGAGTATCCAAGTGGCCAGCACTATCTGTATTCTCGGCTGGTCGCGCACAACCCTTCTTTTGCGAATGAGTTCGTGTCTGGTTCGGGGTCTGCTATCGCAAAGAGCGTGGACGCCGCAGAGGCCGCTGTGGGCAAGACGGGGCTTTACAAGGGCAAGCGGTTGCGGGCTGTGGACATCGATGTCCGCGATGCTCCTAACGAGGAGCGCGACGTAGACAGGGTAAGGATGCTCAAGTCAAAGTTTGTTGATCGTACCATGCGTGCGGCGCTAAATGCGACAGGCGAGGCGAAGTTGTTTGAGCGGATGTCTAGAAAGCCGAAGCGTCTTGACAGGTGGTTGATGAAAGAACGCTAGAGAGAGAGAGTATTGCAAGCAGGCGAAGATTTGTTGTATCGATGCAACTGTATCGATATAACGTGGTCATACTGAATAAATATCGTACCTATATGGTAGTCGATGGGACTGTCGCGTCTATCACGGTATCAAGTACGCCATCTGCTGCCACTAGTCGGAAAGTGTGGACTCGACATGTCAAAGCAAAGCGACGCCGTTACTAGACGTGTCCTTCGTGCCGTAATCAACGACATACGGCGCGGAGATGCCATGGCCCTGAGGCGGAGCAAGCATTGCACGCTAACAGCGTCTTACGCAATAACGTCGGTTAAGAAGCTGCCTCTGCCCGCAAGCGGCAGTTTTCATTCTTCGTATTTTATGCCTAGCGAAATCCGCTCATCCATAGAAAAAGGGTCGAACTGGCTCGTCAAATATGAGTGTGAATTGCAACTAAGCCACGGGAGAACCGTTGCGGTGGTTTTCAATATTGTGTCCGTTGATAAGTATCACGGAAGCCCGGCAAAGTCTGAAGCAAGAGCGCGAAGTGTGGTGTTGAGAATGCTCAGATGGCTTTGTGTGGCCTACGCTCACTCCGACAAGAGATGTGGTGGTGACTTAGAAGTTTATTTCTATGACCTTACATGTCCGAAGTCTGCTCCGTCAAGCGACGCCCAGGTTTTGTCTACGTCCCATGTAAATAGTGCGTATGCGGACGTTTGTGCGCCGCATGGAACCATAACTATCTTCAGACGCGAGGAGTGGTTTAAGGTTTTTGTTCATGAGACCTTCCATGCACTCGGGCTTGACTTCGCAACACTTGATCAAAGTAGGTTTGACATGGGGCTAAAAAGTCTGTATCGTCTTTCCATCGATTACGCTGCACAGGAGATGTATGCTGAGACCTGGGCGCGTGTGGTGAACGTGTGCTACGCGGCGTACGACTCGGCGACAGATACGGCTCAGAGCATCGACGCCGCAATAGAGTTACTACAGTTGGAGAGGCTGCATGCGATTGAGCAGTGTGATAGGGTTCTCGCCCACATGGGCCTTACATATTCGATCTTGTCTAGTAGAGACCCCGTGAACGTTCGAACCCGGCAACTAGCCTACAAACAAAACACCAATGTGTTCTCGTACTACGTGGCAACGGCGGTCATACTGGGGGAGTTCCCACGCTTCTTCGCTTTCTGTCGCGAGCATAATACCGGACTGTTTGACTTCGAGAAGTCAACACACACAATGTTGGCGTTCACCGCGATGTATCTCGATATGGCGACTGATGACACCGTTGAGAACGTTTCGCAATGCTTGCGGTCTTCGCGCGGCGTGAGCGGGAGTTCTATGATGATGGGTTGTGTTGACTATGCATAGAAGCGCATTTGGTAGCGCTGCGAAGGCGGGGCTTGATCGCTGCGCTCGCTTGCTTATGCTTCGCACATAGCTCCTCAAATAACTGGACCGGCCTACCACAAGTCCTCTTACCATTTGTGTTGGAGGCGGTACACACATATTGCATTGTCCCCTGCCCTTCGGGGACCTTAGCTTTGTTTTTCATCCAGGCTTTGCTGGCACCGTCAAAGTCAATGCCGTTCCAGCATGTTCCTCGGGTAAGCATTTTCTGTATTACGAGACATTCCCTTATGTGTTTCTGGTTAAAATTGATATTCTCCTTCGGAAGAGTGTTGTCACGCACAAAAGAGAATGGGTGTCCCCCAGTTGAACCGCTATTTGCGCACTCACTGCGCTGATAATATATGTCAACTACAGTTGACTGCTTTGCGAGGACGGTGCGTTGCCATCGATGCGAGTATATATATGTATAGGGCCCTTTCGGACGACTGTCTTGTCGAAGGTATGTTCCAGTTGTTATCAGTTCTGCGGCATTGCGGTGTCACACCGGTGCTTGTCTTTGACGGGAAGGCGCCAGCTGAGAAGAACGCCGTACTAGAGGAGCGCAGAGAGAGGAGGCGAAAGGCGACCGTACGGCGAGGCGAGATCGAAGCATTGCTTGTCGAGTGTGCGGACCAGGATGACCGCGAGGACCTGCAAGCGGAGCTTAACTCTGTCAAGAAGGCGGCCGTGCGCCTACGCAGGTCGGACGTCAACGCCGTAAGAGAGTTGAGTATGAGTATGGGCGTTGCCTTTGTTGACGCAGAGGGAGAGGCAGATGTCCTATGTGCTCAACTTGTAAATAAGAAGCATGTCTACGCTTGTTTGAGCGAAGACATGGACATGTTCGCTTACGGATGTAAGCGGGTGTTGCGATACCTGAGCCTACTGGCCAGGACGGTAGTAATGTACGATTTCGACAGTATCATCGAAACACTGGACATGACAGCCAGCCAGTTTCGGGATGTGTGCGTCTTGGCAGGGACGGATTACAATAAGGGTGTGTGCGGGAGGACCCCAGTTGCGCGCGCCATGGAACTTCACCTGGCCTACCGGCAGGGAGACACACTAGGTGCCGACTTCTTTGAGTGGTGTGAGCAAGAGGGCCATCTTGGGGCGGACGGGAACGCCTACGCATTGCTCGTGATAAGCCTCATGTTTAAATTGGCAAACTACGAACTACCCAAAGGTATTGGCCCTCACACCTTTCGCGACGGGCCGATCGCTATAGAGAACATGGAGCGTGTGCTTGGTCCACTAGGCTTCGTGTTTCTCCCACCTCCACCGGGTTAGAGAATATTGCAAGCAAGAGGGGTGATCTTGTACGACCATCCTCTCTTTTTCTCCATGGTCTCCCGCCCAACACAAATCGAAAGCTACCCGCTTTCAACTGTGGCCGGGTCAACGACTGTGGCGGGGTCAACGATCGTTGTCTGAACTAGCTTCGAAGATACTAAGTAAGGGTCACAGTTGGACGCGGGACGTCGATCTTCATAGTATCCTTTACCCTCTCTAGCCGTATCGTTCCCCACTCGTACTGAGGCGCTGCGATCTCCGATGCCTATGGAGAATGTGTCAAATCTCGCCGTTTCGTTAGTTCCAGTCATGCGTAATCTGTTGCTTTCGCCATATATCTCCATATGTTCCGCGTGCTTTAGCCCGAGGAGACGACCATGCTCCAGTATTACAGAGAGTCCGTCCATATCATGCGTTCCTTCTCGCGTGTCTCTAGTTGAATAGTTCGTATGACATCCACTGCCATTATGTCCGGGCCACGGCTTAGGGTGCCAGATGACGCTAGTGTCGTGGGCTTCTGCAACTTTTTGCAGCAGGTAGCGCGCCACGATTAACTGGTCGGCCGCCTCAATGCCCGTCACGGGCCCGATTTGAAACTCCCATTGTCCAGGCGCAACCTCTGCATTTATACCCGATACTTGCAACCCCGCCCGTAAGCAATGTTGCATGTGTGTCTCCGCGACCTGTCTCCCGAAGACGTTTCCGCTACCTACGCCGCAGTAGCTTGCTCCAAGGATTATCGAGTCGCTCCGGCGAGGCGGTGATGCGGCAAGCGGCGACACGCCTAGAAAATATTCTTGTTCGAAGCCAAACCATGGCTCAGACCAGAAGGCCACCCCATGTTTGAATATGGCTGCCGCAACATGTCGTGTATTGCTAGGAGTAGGCTTACCCTCGGTCGTGTACGTGTCGCACAGTGCAATGTATGCGCGAGCAGGGGGGCCTGGACGACCCAGTCGCGTAATCGAAGGATTGTGACAAACGAACTGAGGTACGATGACTATTTCGGATTCATACGTGGCAGACTGACCAGTAGAACTTCCGTCGTAGTTCCATTTGGGTATGTCCGAGAGTGCGGGAATCGCGGTGCCAAACGATCTGGGTATAACCCGAATCTTACTCCGCAATCCCTTGGATGCATCTAGCCAGAGGTACTCTACTATCGATGCAACCATGTTCTCTGTTTAAATGCACAGATGTTTGTGTGTTTAAACTGCAATTAATTATTATCTTATTATCTTATTACGCCGCTCCTCGCTCACTTAGCGGCCGCCGCCGCTGCTGCTGCTGCTGCTGCTGCCTTATCTGCCGCCTTCTGGAAGTGTGGGCTCATGTAACGCTGCAGGTTAAAGTAGGTGAGCTCGTCAGTCGGCTTCAGCTTCAAGAGCTTGGCCAGCGCCTTGTCCGGGTTGATCTTCCGGCCGTTGTCCTTGTCCTGCAAGCCGTGGCTGCGGATGTAGCTGTTGATCTCACGCGTCACCTCCGTGCGTGCCAGCTCGCTGCCCGCGGGCTTCTTCAGAAAAGATGCCAATTCATTACTAATAAGTGTCGGCTTTACAAACCCGCTAGGGGAACGGTTGCCCGCCTTGCGCTTGCGCTTAGCACCGTCGCGCAGTGCCTGCTTCATGCGGCGGGCGCATTCACGCTCCAGTGCCTTGAAGTCGGACTTCAGTGCGGCAATCGACTGATAGGCCGTCTGCAACTTGCCGGCGAAGTCGGTGAAACTGTTGGCCCAGGTGTCTGCGGGCTCGGTCTCGGCGACGGTCTCGGTGATGGTCTCGGTCTTCACGATAGCGGCAGCCTTCACAGTCTCGGCCTTCGTGGCCTTCTTGGCGGCGACGGTGGTAGCGGCGGTGACAGCGGGAGTCTGCTGGGGCTTAGCACGTGGCATCTTGTATACACTGGTATAGTAGTCTTTTTTAAGCGTTTTAACGCACTAGAACATATTGTGACGACCGACCGGGCGGAGTTCCTTAATATTCATGAGAAATGGGCAGCCGATTGATATAACCAAGGTAGGGCCTCGGCGGCCTCCGCTGACACGAGCGTGACGGCAGTCAATACATACATGGCTCCAAGGGCTTTAGTGTCATTGTCAATGCCTGCGTTTACAAACCTTTCAAGTATGGAAAGGGTAGTGCGCCACACGGTTTGAACTCCCAATCCTCCTAGGTGGGCCAGCTCGGTGTTTCCGAAAGGGTCTCCGCGAGGTGGACACACACGCCGTTTGACTTCGTACGGTATCGATGCCCGGTAGTGCCATATATCCCACAGCTCGCGCAACAGCAGCTGACGATCGGCAGAGTTCATGGAAAGAAACCATGCTACGTCGGTGTGGTTGCCGAGCGCATCTATTCGTTGGCACAAGTCAATGGTTCTCATTTCTAGTCGACGTTGCGGCGACATAGACTCCAATACTTCCTCAGTCTCAAACTTAACATCGATGGTATACCCGGCAAGCTTTCCATATCTGATAGAAGAAATAAGGTTCTTGGCGACAGTCTTAGGTAATGGTTTTCGGTCGTATGGATTGCAACTATTGTTCCCGTCTCTTAGTACGAGGTTGTACAGCGACAGGGTGTCGAAACCCCAGGAGAACCCGTCAGCGTCTGCAAATACGAAGAGCTGCTCAACGGGTAACTCCGATATCGGCTCCATCGTGAGGAAGTCCGCGACGTTAGTGCAGCCAAATGCCCTTCTACCTTTTGTCGCACCCTTGCTTCGCAGGAATGCACGAACAACATACCCCCTCCACAACTTCTGTATATGCGTTGCGTGCCGCGACTCGCTAAGGAACCTGTAAACCCGGATCGTTAACTCGTTTTTGTTACCAGAGCGCTTCAACTCATAGTGCTTACACATCAGGCGTAGTTGTGACACACGATAATTCACCGCGTCTAGCCTACCCTCTTCGCCTATGCGCGGAACTGTGAAGTCGCTGTCCGCGACCTTCTCCTTCCTTCGTTTGAAGCGCTGGGCACGGCGCAGTCCAATGCTTTCTCCGCGACCGTCACCGCCCTTAGCCGACGACACGACTACGTTATCCATAGATCTTATATACTCCCCACATAAAACCTTTAAACCTACCCCCCAATACACTCCTTAACGCTACGGTCGCGGAAGGGTAACTGATAACCGTGTCGGCAAGCCCGCTATTTAACCAAAAAATTGATTTAGAGTAATCTGCACCATAATGAATACACACACAGATGAGCAGCGCGACACCTCAGATCGTAAAGGGCACAACGTTTGATAGTAGCCAGGTGGACTTCGCACCGGTGAAGGTTAATAGTGCGGGCGGGAAGAATGCGCGACTGCAGTACGCAGGAGGTCGTTCTGCTCTCTATGTCAGCACGCCACTGATGAAGACGTGGGGTGTGAACGAATACGTGGATGAGAAGTCAGGACGCAAGACGTACGATCTCTCTTTGCAGTTTAATAGCGAGGATTACATGACCGATGACGAGCGCGAGTTCATGGAGGCATTCGCTGCGCTGGAGGCGCATTTGAAGGCGGCCGCGGTGACCAAGTCAAAGGAGTGGTTCAACAAGCCAAAGATGAGTTCGGAAGTCATCGATGCTCTCTGGACGCCCATGCTGCGTTACCCGAAGGACCGTGAGACGGGGGAGATCGACACCACTCGGTCTCCCGCACTGAGGGTGAAGCTTCCCTTCTGGGACGAGGCATTTAGCACCGAGGTGTATGACGTCGATGGCAATGCCATGTTTCCAGCAGACGGCAGCGAGCGCACGCCACCCGATCTCATTACGAAGGGAAGCGAGGTCGCGGCAGTCATTCAGAGTGGCGGAGTCTGGTTTGCGAACGGTAAGTTTGGCACAACTTGGAAGCTGTTCCAGGTCGTGGTCAAGCCGCGTGCAACACTTCGTGGCAAGTGCCAGATTACACTGTCGAGCACCGACAAGGCCAAGATGTCGAAGTCGGCGGAGCGTGCGGAGGAGCGCGAACAGGTTGCCGCGGCTACTGCGGACGTCGTTGATTCGGAAAGCGATGCAAGCGGATCGGACGAAGAGGAGGAGGAGGCGGCGGCAGCACCGCGCGAGCCGTCACCCGAGCCGGCACCCGCCCCGAAGAAGGTGAAGAAGGTTGTGAAGCGCCGCGTGGTAGCGACTACGTGAACGGCTGCAGACGAGCAGACGAGCAGACGAGTAGTTATATAGTTTTTTATCGTCCGTTTTGAACGATAATAAACAGCGGTACTCGTCATGTTAACGACCATTATCATGTCAACGTCACGTGGACAACGAGATCACTCATCGGAACGGGTTCAGTCGGTTCAGCCCCGTTGATTGGTATGCCTAGACCGGTAAACACATAGTTTTGTTTTTCAACAACATGTAGCTCGGATGCTGGTATCTCATGCGTGGTGTCCTCTACTTGAAGCTCAATGCTCCCTTTTTTCAACAGGTCGCGCGCGGATGATGATACCGCCACATGAAGATTGTTCCCGTCATCGAGCCACATATGGGCGGGAAGCGATGGGACGCATCTGATAAAGGTTAGCTGCCCGTCTATTTCACACGTTGCCTCTTGGTTCCAAAGAGGAATACAAACGGTCGAGGGTTTCTGACCTTCTCCTTTCAGAACGTATACTTGCTTGTCTAGCAGGTGGTGTAGTGTTGGGTGCAAAATCACGACGCTACCGTCCTTTATCTTCTCCTGTACCACTGCTTCGATTCGGTTCAACATAGTGTTCGATACTCCTATGTATGTCTTATACTCCGCCAGGAAACCGTATAAGTTCAGTGCAGTCTCGAACGTAAGCTCGGAGAAAACCTTAAGAGAAATATCATGACATTTGCTCTCTATCATACTACAAACGCGCTCCACTTGCTCATGCGATATCTGTACGCTGAAAGATTGAAGGCACATCGAGAGTGTGTGCATGTAGCCCACATCGGTGGAACACGCCACGGGTGTCTCATCGGTATCACTCGACGTGGCCTTCCAGAGACAATTGTACGCCTCTACGACTTCTTTGAACCTCTTCTCATGCTCCTCCCTCTCCTCCGGTCCAGCTGTGCATTTGTCAGGGTGGAACCGCAACGCTCTCACATGGTAATGCTTCCTTAGCTCCCTTCGGGTCCCCAATCTCGCCAGCCCCATCACTTCCAATGCCTCCTTCACAATCATGTATGAGAACTATCAGATACAAACAGAAACGTTCTAAATGGTAGATCGGGCGGTAGTTGTTGTTGTAGCATCGAAGAATATGATACAACTCCTTCAAAACCACTCCAATCTTTTCTGTTTCTATGTCGCCGTCCTCAACTAGCTTCTCTACCACGCTTGTTAGACACTTGTATACGCCGAAGTTGTAGATGAGAATGTCGTATAATGTGTCGCGAAGTTTCGCAACGTTGAGGGCGTCAATGTCTCTAATGTGCCTGACAACACTATCCCGTATACAGCAGAAGCTCGTCTCCACGTGGTCGCTTGAAGTGCCAAGCGATTTAATATTAGTGAGGCACTCAACGTCAATCAGCTTTGCCGATTTGCCCCCAGCGATCTTGGAATAAGCAGCCCTGCTCGGTCGCGCTAGCGGAACAATCATGCATCGGTCTATTACCGTGGAAGGGAAAAAGCTGATATGTTCCGTTGTAAAAATGAAATGGGCTTTAACCGGTGACGAAATATCCTTCTGCATGTATCCATAGAAGCACTCCAATAGCTCACTATGCACCTCACTGAAGTACTTGCATAGAACGATACCCTGCTTGTTTGGCTTCGTGCACAGCACATCGATAATCTGGGTGAACACACTGTGCCATAGGCTCTTTGCATTGCAACCCAACAAGGTCATGTCTACCTCGAAGTGAACGTCGCTCACTTTAACCGCGAAGCTCATCTTGCCACACGGCACGATCATTTTCCGCTCGTAGCGAAGGTCCGTCGGACTGTATTTCCGTATTATGCCCAACGCCTGGGTGTACTTTCCCACGCCTGGGGGGCCATATAGCACAATGTTACCCATGTCTTCCAACCTCCTTGGCAGTGCCGACCACACTCCCTTCATTCGAGGGTGCAAATTGCAGTCGTCTAAACTAGAAAGATAGTCGCCAAAATGAACGCTATACACACTCATCCACTGGTGTAGTTTGTTGTAAGCCTTTAATAATAAATCCTCTCTATACAAATGGAAACGTGGGTTGGCGAAGTTGATAGTAAGCTGGCAAGAGTTCTAGCGGAACTCGATACCGCCTGTGCATCTCATCCTAATGTAGCCATCATGTGGCGCTCATATCTTCTCCAAAAAGCGCGGAGATTAGTGAGCGAGATCGACAAGTGCGAACACTTGATGGCCAATATCCTACCGGAAATTGATGATATACCGCTTACGACATTATTGTTACTTGGTCATATGCCGATGCTAGACAACACGACCGCAGAGTCATGATCATAACATAGCTTAAACGCTTATGGTATATTTGTCCAACTGAAGATGAACATTGCTATCCCCATACCAGCGTATCATCCCCGTCTTTTGTTCTTATGCGAACCGGTCATCAACACCGTGATGCCAGATAGCACTTTCACCCGTATACTCTATTCCGATACGGATATTACACTGGTTGGTATCCACCTCCAGTTACACATCGAGGGCGTCCGGGATGAGCACCACTATCAGAAGATACGCACTATTTTTGATGTATCATCCAATTCTCGTGCTGTCCTGAGCATAGAACGTATCGAGAGTAACATTCTCGATATGATCGATTGTGGTAAGCGTCGCGTGACGAAGCTCACGGATCAATTGAAACACGGGATACTGCGATCAGCCACCCACGCGTGTTGGACCTCTGGGGGTCCAGACTTTGTTTTAAAAATAACAGGCATTTGGGAAACAGACACCGAGTACGGGATCACGTATAAGGTCACGGACGCTACCCGTCTGTAGAGAAGAACGCCAGTATGACCTGCATGATCCCTGCAACTATAAGATTAACGGTTGTGAGAACATATGTAAGTGTTCTCATCTCCGCGGTAATGGCCAACCACATTTTCGATAATATGCTATGCCCCTCCTTCGCTTGAGATGTAGCATCTGTCTTATCCTTCAGGAACTTTAGAAGCACACATAGTTGCAGTATAATCATTACCGTTGACAAGGTAGAGAACCCCGCGTACTCGGGTGCCACTCTACCCTGGTTGATCCGCTTGAAAAATGCCGTGTTCATGGAGATGATCCAGACTAGTATCCCAAGTAACAGCATCGTAGGGAGCGAAGTCGAAGCGACCCCCTTTAAGAACTCCCATATTCCCGACCTCATTGAGTCCTTGGACGATAAAGCGAAGGTCACTACCATTACTCCGAGCAAGCTCATCGCCATTGTTCCGTAGCCCCAGATGGCCGCTGACGCTGGACCGGTAATACCAGTGTCTGTGGTGGGCTGTGCGAAGAAAAGTTTGATTACAGCGCCAGTAGCGGCCAGCCCAGTCATAACATTGATGTCAAACGGAACGCTCGATGTTTGGGTGTATCCAACAGACATATGAATATACGTTGGTTAGATAATTTTTTACACGCCTATGTATATACAGGGAACCATGAGCTTTAACACCGTCGTGCATCATCCGCTAATTAAAAGTGAGGACAATTATGTGCTCTCGCGTCGGCTCGTTTCAATCCATTCCGTTGACCGAGACATCTCTCAATGGCCTTATTCCAATACTTTTGCCGTGGAGCTACCTGAAGATATGCTCAACGTTCAGACGATGCGACTGTCGATGGTCAACTTCCCCGCTACATTCTACAACTTCAGTAATGAGTACCAGAATACCAAGCTGACGTTTGACCTTTCAGGCGTCACCGGGCCGCCCCCGACCCCTTTCACGATTACCATTCCCGATGGGTTTTACAAGCCAGAATGCTTAGCAAACATGTTGCAGTTTCTCATGAACGAAGCCATCAGTGGAGCAGGTGCAAGTGGGATGTTCGTGGTGGGCTACAATTCTCCCAGCCAACAGTTCGACTTCATTTACACTGGGAGCGAAGTGTTTTCTATTTATGCGGGGAAACAGGAGACATACACGCCAAAACAATGTTCCCGCGGTACGTACTACTACCAATATGCAAACTGGGGCGCCGGGTTCAACTTAGGGTTTGACAAGCTGATGGTTGACGGCTCCCAGAACGAGGGTGTTAATTCTCCCTCTGTCGCTACTACTCCCTCTGTTGTTACTGCCGACGGCAGCGGGGCCGTTTATTACGGCTGGAAGTCGCCCCCTTACCAGCTGTTGGGTGTGGGGCAGCATATCCGCGCGCCTAACGTCGCGAAGCTGTTCGGTGACCAAGTCATTTACATGGAAGTAGAAAAGTACAATAGTCTAGATGAGATATATCCCTACACCGATACCGGCATTAGCGCTCCACCTCTGACTACTCCGAATGCCCCGCGCCCAATCAGTGGACACGTGAAGTCCGCCTTCGCGAAAATACCCGTCATAATGACGCCACCCGCCGAGGTCTACGTCACCCCGAACGACTTCGCCGCGCGGACTTATTTCAGCCCCCCCGCCGAACGCATCAGGCGTCTAAAGTTCAAGTTTCGCACCCACGACGGTCGCTTGATTGACTTTCAGGACTCCCCCTTCAACTTCTCACTTGAGTTCTACGGTCTGCACCCGGAGCAGTTAAGGCGCATGAATATTACTGTTCCTGAGGTGTACCGCATTTAGAGGCTCTGAGTTTCATGCAACCACTCTATAACTGTTTCGACCGGGTCGGACAAATAGTCCCCCCCATATCCCTTGATAGGCACGAACTTGGGCTTGCGCATTGTTTCCGTCTTGTAGAATACATAATGACCGTACTTTCCGTTTCGAATGCTAGTGTTCTTGTCTAGCACTCGTAGCATGGCGGCCCCCTCACCCTTCAAGGTCGACATCGCGTCTTCTAGCGTAATGGCTGCCTCCGCGATATCGACGCCTTTCAGCGTCTTGTTCTGCGTTCCCCAGTGCAAATACAGTCCATATTGTCCCTTCTTCAGCCACACTTCTTTCCCATCATGCTTCCCCAACAATCTTCCTTGCGACGACGTGTCCTGCAACTCGTCCATGCTGTACTCCCCACGCCGCAACTTACCCAAATCTATATCTTTCTTGACTTTGATGAATGTTGCTGTTTTCCCCTCGCCCTTCCGGATTACTGGGCCGTACTTCCCGACCATATATGTGTGCTCGTCGTCGATCTGTATCCGGCTGGTACTGACGCCCGTTTCACCCGCGTCGCCCAACATGGCAACAATCTGGTCATGACAACTGCTACACACCTCAACGTAGTTGCTACTTCCCTTTGCAACCGCGTCAAGCTGTGTTTCCATCCCCTTTGTGTAGTTGTAGTCAAACAAGTCGTTAAAGTCCGCTATAAGTACCTCCAGCACGATCTTACCAAGCTGCTGCATCACTAGTTTGTTCCGCTGATTGCCCATCTCTTTTGTGGTTTCTTCCAGAGCCATCTCGTCATCGACGAGCGTATAATCGACACACTTCACCTTTTTCCCGGGCACATCCGCAATCTTCACGTAACCGCGCTTCTGGATTTTGTCTATCAGAGATGAGAACGTAGACGGTCTGCCTATGCCTTTCTCTTCAAGCATGTGCACCAGCCGCGCTTCTGTCAAATGTGACTTCTGGTTCTTTAAACTATTCTTCGCCGTGACCTTGCTGTACGTAACCCCGCTTTTCTTTTTCATTGCTGTCAGGTAGTTATACACGGCCACATCCGTACCCACCTCCCTATTGTCCACCGCCAACCACCCCGGGAAGGTAATCTTATCACTGATGTACTTGTAAAACGCATCCTGTGGTGCGCTGATCTTACATGTAACAGCGTCAAGCTCGGCGTCCGTCATACAACTCTCTAGGGTGTTTCGCCATATCAACCGATACATCCTTGCTTCCTTCCCTCCAACACTATCGGGTAGTTTACTCAGTTTGACGTTGGTTGGGCGGATAGCCTCGTGGGCCTCTTGCGCCAGTGCTCCCTTTTCCTCATCCTTTTTCTTCTTTCCCTTACCCTTTTTAGGAGCAGCGCCGGCACCCTTTGTTCCGACCGCAGCGGTATTGTCGTACCTTTCACCAAACTCGCTGCGTATGTGTGCGCTGGCGTCATCCAGAAACTCCTTACTGTAACTCCGACTATCCGTCCGCATGTACGTGATGTAGCCACCTTCGTACAACGTTTGACATAATCGCATCGTCTCCTTGGGTGGGTATCTGCACTCGTTGCTCGCCATCTGCTGAAGAGCACTTGTGGTAAACGGTAGAGGTGGAGACTTCCGCACCTTCCTGATTGACCCGCTGTCAAACACGTGGTCCCAATTCACGGTTTCTTCAAGAAATGCCTCCACCTCTTCTCCCTTTGTGAATGTTCTCTCGAGTGCAAATGGGAGGTTGTGGGCCGTGAAATAGCCAATAGTATTGTACGCCAGTTCTCCAGGGTTGTTCTCTACCTCTTTTTGATTGTCATATACCAGTCTTAACGCCGGCGTTTGACATCGACCAGCCGAAAGACCCGTCTTACTCTTGCGAGCCACCTTTGCCCATAGCACGGGTGAGATCATATACCCCACAAGCATATCCACCGCCTGTCTGGCTTGCTGAGCCATGACCAGGTCCATGTTCAGGATAGTGGGTCGTGCGATCGCGTTTTTCAACGCCGTGGGGGTGATCTCATTGAAGATGATGCGCTTGGTGGTTTGTACAGGGAGGCCCAGCACGACGCAGAGGTGCCAGCCAATTGCTTCACCTTCGCGATCGTCGTCTGTGGCTATGACGACTTCGCCGCATTCTTTAGCAAGACGCTTCAGTATGCTGATTTGCTTTCTTTTCCCAGCACTGACGTCAAATGACAACTTATAGCTATCGCCGGTATTAATAGAACGCAGACCTTCTAGCTCTCTGATGTGGCCGAAACTGGCCGCACACCGGTAACCCGGGCCGAGGTAGCTCTCTATTTTTGCACACTTGGCGGGCGATTCTACAATCACGAGCGACCGAGTAGTCATTTGATCTGCATGTGCGTCACTGGATTAAGTGCATTCAATTATTTTGTTAATACGTGCCACCGGCATCGGATGGCGTGTATCGAAGCATGCTCGGCAACTACTTCGTCAGATAGATGGCCGCGTATTCTTTCCACGTGAGTTTTCGCCCCATGTTCTTCTCCTCTTTTTTCTCCTCGGCGTTTTTCTCATCCAGATGTTCGCTATTCTTTAGTGCGCTATCGATGTACAACTCTTTGAGTATTGTACCTATCTGCACCGAGGCTTCGTGTTGTCCGACTTCTCCGTTTTCCACTTTGCGCAAGACGACAAGGAAATGTCCGAGGATGTCTAAATTGAGCTCGTTTTTCCTCAGACGGTTGTACAAGTCCGTGTAGTTGTTGAAGAGGAAGTTGCATCGTGAAGAACATAGTGTGTCAAACTGATCGGGATTTGTCTCGGCCAGTCTTCCGTGTGATCTTTTGAGCGCTTCCATTGTGCGTACGTCGGCCTCTATCAACGAACTGTGCTTGACCTCTCTGATTTTCTCGGTGTTGTCTTCCGCCTCGTTGGCGTCGACCATCTTCTGGAGCTGTAGCCTTTGCGAAGGGTCCATTTACTTCCCAGGTCGCGCCATCTTTATTGCTTTTTTTCTAATCATATAGTAATGCCCACAACTGGTGCGCCGACGCCTGCACCTGCACCTTTTAACGCTGCGTCTTCCGTACTCCCTTATAAGTCTTACGGCCTTCCCGCTGGGATAACTGCAACAGGCCCCGGGGGTGCTGCACTGGCGGTTATGAATGCGCAAGACGCGCTCCAAGCACATCAAGTAAACGGACTGGGTGGCGGGGGAGGGACCAAGAGGGGACGACGAAGAAAAGCACGCGTACAACGCGGTGCGCTACGCGGAGGGAGCGACGGTATTGCAGCGAGCGCGACAGCGGTTTCCACTGGGGCAGGTAGTCCTCAGGTGGTGACCGTCCCTTCTTTTGATCCAATCGGCCCCGCGCTGACACCACAATCGAGCACGAGCGCCTCGGTCGCGGCTAATAGCGCACTTCTAATAAATGCGGGCAATGTGCCCGGAGATGATTGTGCCACCGGGTCTTGCGCGCCGATGCCAGCCAGCAACTTTCCGGCCATGAAAGGGGGCAGGAGAGCTCGGAGTACGCGGCCTGTGAGTACCAGGCGCCGACGAAGATCGTCGCGCGCTAGACGGACCAGACGCGTTGCCACCTCGGGAAAAAGGGCGTCGTCAAGAAGAGTTGAATCGCTACGCAGATACATTGGGGACCGCCGCAGGACATTGGTGGCATTGCGGGGCGCCCGGCGGCATACCATCCGTGATACCAACAGAGCCCTTCGGTCTGCGGAGAGGCTCGGTCTAACAAAGACACGTGATTACGCCTCTGCTGTGAGAGCGCGTGATGCGCGGTGGGAAGCCACAACCAGAACCGGTAGGAGTATCCTCACAAGGGCGCGGAGATAACGCGCCGTGCTCTGGAATATTATCGGAGGTTACTAGTAATGAGAACCTCCGATATTACGAAAGCTATTCTAGTGGTGTTAGTGTTCGTTGTACTTTATGCAGTGAATGTTTTAGCAGTCGGAATAGCAAAGATAAAGAAGGACTGGCCGATCTACCGTTGCAATCCCATGATCATGCCATTTGCATCCTTCTTCGGGCAAGACCCAAAGACCAATTTCGTGTACTGTATTCAGAACATGCAAGCGAACTACATGGGTCACATCCTGCAACCAATTGAATATAACCTCAACGCCATGGCCACTCTGGGTGGGGACCTCGGGAGGTCGATCAGCGCTGCTCGATCATTCATCTCCAACCTGCGCAGCGAAATTACAGGAATAATAGGTAGCATATTTGGAGTGTTTCTCAATTTACTCATTCAGATGCAAAAGACTATCATCACGATTAAGGACACATTTGACAAGATAAGTGGTGTTATGGCCACTCTTTTGTACACGTTCTCTGGGAGCGTAATGACCACTCAATCGATGTGGAACGGGCCGCCAGGCCAAATGGTCAGAGCATTATGCTTCCATCCTCACACAAAGGTTGCTTTGCAATCAGGAGATGTTATGCGGATGCGCGATATTGAGATCGGAGATAAACTGAAGAACGGCGCCACCGTCTGCGCCACTATGAGGATTAAGAACTTCGACGACGATAATAAACCAATTCACAGTTTCTATGCCTTGCCTGGCGGCGAACGTGGTGAGGACGTGTATGTCACCGGGTGCCACCTCGTGAAGCATCCACATACGGATGAGTTCTGCCCAGTCAGTCAACACCCCGACGCAGTAGAGACACAAGAAACAACAAAGTGGTTCGTCTGCTTTATAACAAGTGATCACACTATTCCCATTGGGTCTCATCTGTTCCACGATTGGGAAGATGACAATGGGTCTCCGTCGAAGGATTTACTGTAAGCACCTGATACATGGGTAGTAAATTGGGAATATTATCCGTCGATTATATAGGATGGATGATATTCGAGCAACGGTTGGCCGTTTGTACAATAAGTCCGGATTCTTGGAACGCTATGGGCCATCATTGATACTAACTGTGTTGATTGTTATGACCTTCCTGATAGGTATATCGTACTTCATGCTTTTGACGAAAATAGCACCTGTGAAGGCAAACTGGATACAAGAGCGATGCAACCCAGAGTATATTCCGTTTGCAGGTCTTATACAGGGTAGGTCTGGCATGGATGCAATCGACTTTACAGCGGAGAACTTCGCCGGCTGTACGAACACTGTGCTGAGAAGCGTGGCTAACAACGCACTTGCGCCGATCCATTACATATCTAGTGCCGTAACAGGTGTATTCTCTCAAATTGAAGGTGCTATGAACGCGATGCGCGGCATCTTTAGTCGCATCCGCCAATCAACTATCGGGATATCGGGCCAGGTCATGGATAGAACGCTGAATACGATGTCACCGCTCTTGCGGATCATGGCCATCGCCAAGGACACGATGGCGAAGTCTAGTGGTGTTGCGACAACGGGGATTTACACCCTAATGGGAAGTTACATGACACTGAAGTCTCTGATCGGCAGCATACTGCAGCTTATAATAATCATACTAATTTCGCTCGCTGTCACAATCATTATCATGTGGATCATTCCCTTCACATGGCCGGTCGCCGCAATGATGACGACGATTTTCATCGCTATCGCGATACCGCTCGCCATTGTGGCGGTGTTCATGGCACAGATATTGGCTACGCGACCCAGCGGGGGTATCCCGGCTACGCCCAGCTGCTTCTCAGCCGACACTCAGGTCTCTTTGCGCGGTGGCGGTACGATTCCCATTTCCGGTCTTACACCGGGTCGAACGCTCAGTGACGGACAGAAGGTTTGTTCCGTTATGAAGCTGTGCCGCGGCGATGAAGTACTCTATAGCTTGGGTGATGTCGTTGTGAGTGGTACGCATTTAGTGTTTGACGAATGCAATGGGTGGATTTCGGTCGAAGACCATCCTCAGTCCCTGATGATGACCGAAAGAACCGATGAGTATCTTTATTGTCTCACGACCAGCAATAAGGTTTTACGTATCGGCGACTTCCTATTCTGTGATTGGGACGACCTGACCGCCGTTGAGAGTGGCCACATAAGCGATTCTTGTGGACACTTAGTGACTGGAAAGGAGTGGGATGACTCGTGCGTGCACTCCCATCTCGAGTCTGGTTTTGACGGGGACGCGATCGTCTGCAAGTTCGACGGGGCACGGGTTCCACTTAAGGAAATCCGTCCCGGGGACCGTCTCGAAGGAGGGCACTTGGTTCAAGGTGTTGTGGTGGCAGACGGGGAGGATGTCCAGGGCGTCAATCGCTATTTCATAGGGGACACAGAGTTCATAGGTGGACCGAACTTTCGCCTCTACGATAATGACCTCGGCATGGTGCATTCGGGAGAGCTCCAGTCCGAGCCGGCCGAGTGTGGGCAGCTGTTCCACCTAGTGACTGACACCCACAGGGTCCCTCTGCATGGCCGGACGTTTAGCGATTACGACAGCAGACTGGACGAGTACACGGAGACCGTTTCACTTGCCATAACCGGCGTGTGTAAAAATTATCTATGATATTACTATAAATGGAGTTTGAACTTTTTGGTATCAAGCTGAGACTCGAGGTTGTAATTGCATGCGTACTGCTGGGTTATCTGATCGGGGGCATGTTGCTGTGTTCTTGCTCTAAGGTGGGTCTCAAAGAAGGGTTTGCGCTCATGAGCGCTGCTCCGCTATCGGGCGTGCGCGACGACGCCAAGGATGGATGGATCCAAAAGTCGAAGGAGTACCAAGAGCAGATGGGTTACAAAGCCGGCAACCTGTACGCGGGCCTCGCGGGCAACAAGGGAGGCAGTGTGCCCCTTCCCGATGGCCAGATGGACTTCTTCTATGATAACGAGTTCAAGCCATCATGCTGCACCACAACCAACTACTCGGGATCGAACGGTTGCCCTTGCATCTCTCCCGAGCAGATGCAGTATCTCAACTCGCGCGCAGGCAATCGGAGCCTAAGCAGCGGCTCTGTGTTCTAGATCACCATCGCCGATCGCGCTACACCATGGTACGTAAATATTTCGCTATCGAATACTTACGTATACTAACGCATACTAACCTAGATGTACATGCCCTCGGGTGGGCCCGTATCGGTTTCACGCTTGATCAGTTTGTCACATATTTCCCTCGAAATGGTAAAAGGGAACGTCACCTTAAGAGCTATCTGGCCCTCGAACAAGTTCGTTCCTTCCTTCATCAATCGAAAGAGGTTCAACTTCGTATGTATGATCTCTAGACAGCGTTTCAAGTTCCTGACCCCCTCCTCTGCAGACGTGTACGAGTCAATGATGTAGTCCAGCGTCTCATTCGGAATGGTAATGTCGCCCACCCCGAAACTGCATTGCTCTCGGATTTTGGGCAACAGATAGTTGTTCGCGATCTCAATCTTTTCTCCCTTCTTGTAGCCCTTTGTCGTGATGCGATACATCCTATCTCTCAAAATGGGACTGATCTTGTGCTCATCATTATAACTAAATATGAACAAACATTTGCTCAAATCAAAGTCGATCTCAGAGAAGTACTTATCGTGGTACTTGTCGTTCTGCGCAGTATCAGTCAAGTGCGTCAAAATGCCCTCGATCTCCTGACCCTTTGGAGTGTCGCTAATCTTATCCAGCTCATCGAAGTAAATCACAGGGTTCATCGTACGGTGCTGGATCAAGATGTCAACGATTTTCCCCCACGTGCTTCCTTCGTATGTGTAAGAATGCCCTTCGAGGAAACTGCTGTCCGTGGCGCCCCCAAGCGCGATGAACGCGAACTCGCGCCCGAGTATCTTACTAATACCCTCCTTCACCAGCGTCGTCTTGCCCGTACCCATCGGTCCCTTGATGGCGATAGCCGTGCCCACGGCTCCAGGGTTAACGATCCATTGTCCCACCATTTGCATAATCTGCATCTTAGCGTCACTGAGACCATGTACGGCTTTGTCTAGTTCACGTTGAGCGCCCTCCATGAAAGTATGACACTTATCTACACCGTCGCCAAGTGTAATCGGCAGACTACTGTGATTGCCGAATGGGATGCGCATGAACGCGTCGACCCAGGCTTTCAACTTGTAGTATTCACCCTCTCCAGGGGCCATGTATCGCAAACTATTCACCTTCTTCAGTGCACATGCCTTAAACATCTGTGGGATATCAGATTCCAATAACTTCAGACGGTAAGGCTTTTCAATCTTCATCAGCTCTTTCACTTCCTCGATCTCCTTTATAAGCTTCTTCTGCTGTTGTATCGGGAGCTCATCGCGGAAGTACTTCAGATCGTTCATGGGATCCTTATCTCGGGATAGTGTCCGGAACTGTTTCGTGTTTTTGAGCCTCTGTTTACTCTCCTTCTTCTTAATACCCTTGCTCATCTTCTTCTCGCGGTCGGTTGCATCCCTCACAAGGGACTTGAGGAGTTTACTTTTCTTGTTCTTCTGAGCCATCTCGCTTACCATCGTCTTGTACTTCGTAACCAGCTCCAAATCCCCACTGTCGTCCACGTCACAGCTATCATCGTCTTCCTCGTCCTCAGAAGACGAGTGCGCACTCTTTTTTGCCGATGACCGCCGGATTCGCTTTGAACGTCTTTTTCCCTTTCGGCCTTCACCGCTTGAAGCCGAGCTAGTCTCCATCTCGTCCGGACGGTACGTGTCGTCGCTGTCCTCTTCCGATGAGGATGTAGACTCGCACGAGTCGTCAGAGAACTCGTCGGTATCCCATTCATCATCGTCACTATCTCCTAAGATAGCCTGGTTGATCGAAAGCGGACCCCCCATCGTAAAAATGATGTTGTATTTGTGGCTCTTGCCGTCCAATATCTGGTTAATGGCGCCACCGTCACTGTCGGACTCGGAACTCGTTTCCTCATCGCTCTCCTCCTCGCTAGACGACGAAGGTGCCTTCTTTTTTGTCTTCTTCCCCCCGCGCCGAGGCGATGTTACCTTTTTGGACGGTGTCTCCTTTTTGGACGGTGTCTCCTTTTTGGGCGATGACCCTTTCCCCCCGCTCTTCTTCGTTTTTTTGGTATCGCGGCTATCTAACTCTTTAATGCGATGTGACAGATGCTGCGAAGGGAATATCTTTGATAATAGCCTTCGATAGTTCTGCACATCAAAGTCTTCACTCTCCGTATCACTACTATCATCGTGGTCACCACCCCTCCCACCTTTAGCAGACTTCCCTTTGTCGCGCGGCATGCTGATCTAGTTGCAACCGTTTCTATACCACTTGTCAACAATCATATCTAGTGGAAAATTGAAAACGATCTAAATATCATCTGTCTTTATATAAAACACTATGGGGAGGACGGATAGTGGCACCATACCCAAGACCAATCCATCTAGGATTATTGGAATACAATTCAGTGTGTTGTCTCCCGATGAGATTCGTAGGGGCAGCGTGGCAGCCATCACCAGCCGCGATACCTTTGTAAACGGTAAAGCTGTCGTTGGAGGCCTATTCGATCCGCGCATGGGCGTCAGCGATCCTGGGACTATCTGCCCCACGGATGGGTTGGACTACATGCAGACGCCAGGATACTTTGGACATATCGAGCTCGCGCGGCCAGTCTTCTACATTCAATATCTCTCCACCGTAATCAAATGCCTTCGAAGCGTTTGCTTTAAGTGTAGCAAGTTATTGATATCCAAGCATAAGCACCAGCATCTACTGGCGCTCAAGCCGGACGAACGCTGGGCACAGGTGTTCGCCTTAGCCAGTAAGGCAAAGAAGTGCGGTGATGATACGGACGATGGTTGTGGGTGTAAACAGCCCACGAAGATACGCAAAGATGGTCTCGCAACGTTATATGCGGAGTGGGACAGCATCGACGGGGTGCCTATTGATGATCCGGAGGCATTGTCGATCAAGGTCATACCCGAGATCGCCGTGAAGATTCTTCGTCGTGTGTCGGATGAAGATGTCACTTTCATGGGGTTCAGTCCTGTCTGGTCACGCCCGGACTGGATGGTTTGTCAGGTGCTCGCGGTGCCGCCTCCGGCTGTCCGTCCGTCCGTGAAGCACGACGCGCAACAACGCAGTGAGGATGATATCAGTCATATTATCGTCAATATCATTCGAGCTAACACCACACTGCGGGACAAAATCAAGCAGAACGCTTCGGCGGCCGTGATTGACGACTGGACGACCATGCTTCAGTACTACGTGGCTACCGAGATTGATAACAAGATACCTGGGGTCGCCGCTGTGGCCCAGCGATCTGGCCGACCCCTCAAGGCGTTGAAGGAACGCATCAATGGGAAGTCAGGTCGTTTGAGGGGCAACCTCATGGGCAAGCGTGTGGACTTTAGTGCTCGATCGGTCATCACACCTGATCCCAACCTGTCGATTGAAATGCTCGGAGTGCCTTTGAAGGTAGCAAAAAACATCACCAAGCCCGTCAAGGTCACCAAGTCAAACAAAGCGTTCCTTACGAAACTCGTGCAGAATGGTCCGGATGTCCACCCAGGTGCCAAAATACTTGAGAAACGCAACGGAGACAACATCTCTCTGAGATACGTAGACAGGGCGTCCATCGTGCTCGAGCTGGGTGATACGGTGCATCGTCACATGATGGACGGTGACGCCGTGCTATTCAATCGGCAGCCCACGCTACACAGGATGTCCATGATGTGCCACATTGCAAAAATCATGCCGGTTGGCGACACATTTCGCATGAATGTGGGCGACACCAAGCCATATAATGCGGATTTCGACGGTGATGAGATGAACCTGCATATGCCCCAAAGCCTCGAGGCTGAGGAGGAACTCCGCCGGTTGGCCGCCGTCCCATATCAGATCGTCAGTCCCGCCAACAACAAGCCCATTGTTGGTATTTTCCAAGACTCACTTCTGGGAGCGTTTCGTCTGACGCGGCCTGATGTAGTGTTCTCTCCCCGACAGGCGATGAACCTGCTTATGGCCTTCGATCGGGTTGACGTCACCAAGCTCCAAGGGGAGGAGATCAGCAACTTTCAAGTGCTGTCGCAAATCCTGCCACCACTAAGTCTGACGTATAAGACGAAGCTCTTTGGTGAGGATGAGGATAGTCGGAAGTCCAACCACGTTGTTGAAGTGCGGGACGGTGTTTATCTGCGTGGCCAAATGGAAAAGGGTTCTTTGGGAGATAGCGGGCGCGGCCTCATCCACCGCATCTGTAATGATTTTGGGAACAAACAGTCCGCTCAGTTCATTGATAACTTGCAGGACATTGTTACGGAGTACATGAAAACGGCAGCCTACTCTGTGGGCATCAGCGATCTCATCGCCAACGAGGAAACCGACCGAGCAATTACGGAGGTCATCTCGGAGAAGAAGAAGGAAGTCGGTGGATTGATTGATGAGACTCATCTAGGGATTTTCGAAAACAAGACTGGCAAGACAAATGAGGCCGAGTTTGAGACGCGAGTGAACAACGTGCTGAACAAAGCATCCAATCAAGCCGGCAAGATCGGGAGACAGAGCTTGAGTAAGACTAACCGCTTTGTGATCATGGTTAATGCTGGCTCTAAGGGCAGTGAACTTAATATCTCTCAGATGATATCCTGTCTTGGCCAGCAGAACGTGGATGGCAAGCGTATCCCGTATGGCTTCGAGAACCGCACTCTGCCGCACTTCACCAGGTTCGACGACTCGCCTGGCGCCCGCGGGTTCGTTGAAAGTTCGTTTATCAGCGGCCTCACGCCTACTGAGATGTTCTTTCACGCCATGGGTGGTCGTGTCGGTCTTATTGACACTGCTGTTAAAACAAGTACGACCGGCTACATTCAACGTCGATTAGTGAAGGGTCTTGAAGACCTCAAGGTTGAGTACGACTGCACTGTCCGAAATGGAAAGGGGAAAATCATTCAATACTCATACGGCGACGACAATGTTGATCCCGTGCGGGTAGAGGGCCAACGACTATCGCTTGTGAGTATGTCTTTGGACGAGATCTACTCGCACTTCTATGTCGGCAGTGGTGGCGCGGGCGACAACTACGTAAAGCTCACGTTTAATGCCGACGCACTGAAACGTATGCGACGCCAAGCTAAGGAGCTCAAGAAACGGTCGCTCGCAATGATCGAAAAGGCTATCAGAATGCGAGGAGAGGTAATCGAACATGTGTTCAGGGGCCGCGATAATGCGATTGTCCATACGCCCGTGGCATTCACCCATGCCATATCAAACGTCCAGGGCGAGCAGCGCATCACTTCGACCTCCATGGTAGACATAACCCCATTAGAGGCACTGGCCATGGTGGATCGGACGTACCAGAAGCTGGAAAATCTGGGGATGCGCAAGCCGACGGCGCTCTTCGAACTCTTGTACCAGTTCCATCTCTCACCCTCCCAATTGTTACTGGTTAAGCGTTTTAATAAGTCGGCGTTGATTATACTACTCGAGGCGATTGTCCTCAGCTACAAGCAAGCTATGGTGGCACCCGGTGAGATGGTGGGCATGATCGCCGCACAGAGCATTGGTGAGCCAACGACCCAGATGACGCTTAACACGTTTCATTTTGCCGGCGTGGCTTCGAAGTCAAACGTAACGCGTGGCGTGCCCAGGATTGAGGAAATCCTGTCTTTATCAGAGAACCCCAAGAATCCGTCGTGTACCGTCGCGCTGCTTCCACAAGAGGAGGCGAATAAAGAGAAGGCGCAATCAGTCATGCACCGTCTAGAACACACCAAGCTTCGGGAAATCGTTGATAACGTCTCGATCTGTTTCGATCCCGACGACATGAACACGCTCATCTCGGAAGACACCCCCCTCATGGAGCAGTACCAATCGTTTGAATCACTTGTCGACGAGTGCTCGGGAGAGAAGGATGATCAGGGAGAACAATCGAAGTGGATGATACGAATTGCTCTGAATGCAGAGCTAATGCTCGACGCTGACATCGCGATGGATGATCTGTACTTCGCCATCAAGAACGCATACCGTGATGAGGTACATTGCGTATACTCGGATTACAACGCGGACTCGTTGGTCATGCGCGTTCGGCTTAGTCAAGCGATCCATAACAAGAAAAAGACGGCGGCGAAGCTTAATCCACTTGATCAGGCTGACGAAGTGTACCTACTGAAAGGGTTTCAAGATCAGCTGCTCGACGGCATCGTTCTCCGGGGTGTAAAGGGCATCAACAAAGTGACACTCAGAAAGGTCATGGATACACTGCGCGAGGAAGATGGGGCGTTCGCGCGACAGGAGACGTGGGTATTGGACACCGTTGGCACAAACCTGCTCGGACTGCTAGGCGTCGACTATATCGATGCCAAGAAGACATTCACGAATGACATCCAAGAGGTTTACCGGGTGCTGGGGATTGAGGCGGCTCGGCAGGCGATATACAACGAGATCACTGAGGCGGTGGAGTTCGACGGGACCTACATCAACTATCACCATCTTAGTGTCTTATGCGATCGTATGACCTGCAACAGCAAAATGGTGTCCATCTTCCGACATGGAATCAACAATGATAACATCGGTCCGGTGGCTAAGGCATCGTTTGAGGAGACGCCCGAGATGTTCTTGAAAGCCGCGAGACATGGTGAACTGGACATTATGCGAGGTGTGTCTGCGAACGTTATGTGTGGTCAGGAAGGTCTCTTCGGTACGAATAGTTTCCAAATACTCGCTGACATTGACGGGCTTGCAGAGGCAGTGCCGGCGGAGGACTGGGTCGGCCATGATGAAGACGCGGAGATAGAGAGCGCCTTCGGGAATATCGAGAACCCGGCTGATGCATGCAGCGTGGCTCAGATAGCAGTGCCTACCAATGTTATGGAGATCAAGTCAGCAGACTTCGGACATGATGACGAAGACTACGACCCTGGGTTCTAATTGATAGTGGGCACAACATGAATTAAACGTGGTCATGATTTTGATATATGGCCACGTTTGCGCTTATTCTTCGTAGATTACTTGATACAAGTGTGAACAACTCAGACGTCGGGCGGACATTGGGACGCGTGCTCGTTGATGTGATTGCGTGGAGCGATTGTTCACCTGCGTCTAAACTGCGCCTACTTGTGTCACACGTACTGGAGGCCAGGTTCGTCGAGCCTGATGTCAAACAACGATTGTTTGACACGTTCGCCCGCGCACAGCGTCACTTTTTTTCATTGCACCGTTTCCGTCACAGGTGGCGACTTCGAAACGGGGAAAGGAGGGGTTGCGCCGTTGACATGGCACTCAACCATCTGGGCGGTGCCCCCCCCCATATCACTGTGAGGCTCTGGGAGAATAATGCTACATACACATATCGAATCTCTGACATCATAACACTTATCAACAAGTCGCTTTTACATTCATCGAGCCTGTTCCCTCAGCCGATGGACCCGCGCAATCCGTACACCAACCTGCCCTTTTCGCGAGCATCGATGTACATTATATATAACGCGGTCCAACACTCCACGTTCAACATGCCGACGTTGCTCCAGCTTTTCTTTTCTAGTGGGTTTGACTGCGATCGTCTTCTTCGCGATCACGAATATTACGTAGCTGCGCTTGTCGTAGACGACTTCATACTTCATGGTGCTCAGTGCGAGAAACACGAGTACATTAAAGATATGTTCGCCGAGTTCTCGACCGTAATGGCGTCGCTCCGAGTGCATCCTGGCTTCCCCGTCCATTGCATTGTTAGCGACTTGGACAAACACTTGCACGTGTATTTGAAATATCTTACTGGGGGGAGAAACCGCGGTGAACACAAGCGCCGTGTCAAAGGCATGCTTCGCCGGTTTGTCCGCCTCTACCCCAAGTGGGGTAGGAAAATAGCTGCTTGTAGTGAAACCGCTGCGGACGCACTTGCGCAGGCGGACTCGCCCTATCTACCCGTCGTCCCTTCGCGCGCGCCCAACGTTGACGTTCATGTGTGGTGTTGGGTTGACGTGCGGTGCCATGTCATGATTAACACGCGCGAGCGCACCCCGTCACACTCTACGCCGCGCCATAGACGTCGCAGACCGCGTGTCAGACAGCGCCACAGTACGGACACCGCTCTCACTTAAGAACAATGCGTCTCCCCGTTTTCTTTGCCGGGGGCGGCGCCACCTCGTCGAGAGTACCGACTATTCTTAGCGTTTTCCCCCGCGGCCTCTGGGTGTACATAGACAATAGCTTATCCAAGCTGGTGTACCCGCTTTTTGCTTCCATGTACTTTCTAAGTTGGCCACTTAGCTGGCTTGTGCGTATTTTCGCGCCCCGTGTTCCCACGACTAATTTGTATTTCAGAGGAGCATCTACCTGTACACCAGGCGTCTTTAGAAAGTAGTGGTTATCGCTGTCGTCACTATATGTGATAAGCAGCGGTTGTTTGTTCTCTGCTACCACCGTCGACGAGAAGATTACCAGAGGGACCTTGTAGTGCTGTGATATCACAACCACGTCAATATTGGAGAGATAGTACTGGTCGCTCATCACCACGTCTCCCACCTCTGCGCGAGAAGTCTTGAGAAGGCTCGCGAACCTCTTCTTACCACCTGCCACTAACAGTCGGGTTAGCTCTGTGAGGTTAGAAACTGCGATTTTGGCATACTCGTTTGCTAACAGTTCTTTTAGCGACGCGGGGGTTACTGCCTCGTCTCTAGCGTGGTCGCGCACCGCTGTGACCATTGTGTCAAATGTGCAAGTCGGCGGCTCGGTGTCGAACACGAGTTCGATGGAATCTGCGGGAAACTGGCCCTTCCACTTGCGGGAGAGCTGGGACTTCTTGGTGTGGTTGCACGTTACGTCGTCCGCCGCGGCGGTCCCCTTGATAGTGAAGAGGTTGTCATATGGGACGCTTTCGAGTGGTTCCGCATTATCTGCCGCCGTCGAGGTCACGTATTGAGACTGTTTTGCGACAACCATGTCTTCGAAGTATTCTTGATTGAGGAGGGACTGTAACAGAATGACCTCATCCTTTCCGAGATTGTAGCCCACTGTTCCGAATGCCAAATACGCCTTCGGTTGGAAAATGAACGACCTGACGCGCGTATAGCGTATGAGTTCGTCCGCCATCTTTTCGAAGTACACGACTTCATTATCAACGTCACTAATGCTCCCCCTTTTTGGGATGGCTAGTTGGCACGTTTCTCCGGTTGACACGCAGAATGGGGATGAAGTGCACTGGGCCTCTGACTTGCCTACACATGCGTGCGCCTCTCGGACCGCACTCATCGCCCCGGTTTCAAAGTCTGCGAAAACCACGCTCCCAGAACAGAGTTTCTTCAATGCACCGGCGATGGTTTGCAGCTTAGTGAGGTAAGACTTCCGCGATGCGATCAGTGCCTCTATCTCGCCTCTCTCTCCCGCATACTCGTGTTTGTTTAGTAATATACGGACTGTGTTGCGGAAAGCGTTGTAGAAGCTGGTGTCCAGACGCATTTCCTTCATATATTTCTCACGTCGATGGTCAGGTTCTCTATCTCGACTAAGAGCCGTATCGGCCAGTATGCTGTTGCCCGCCTCCACGGTAGGGAGCAAACCATCGATTGGTGGAGCGGGCGGAGATACCAAGACGGTTTGGTTCGTTTCGGTTATGATGCCGATGCATAAGCCGTCTTCTACCAATTGGAGACTGGGCCGGCAAAGGACGCGGCCTTTAGTTACCTTGGCCACTTCTTCCAGGAAGGCGAAGGTGGTCTGGAAGTCGCGCCATAGTCCGTCACTGTCGATAAATGTCGCCGTTGTTCCGGTCGGCATCTCAGACGGGGCGCAAGGCACTACTACCCTGACATCACCTTTTTTACCGGATACACTTAGTCCAATGGCTTTGCCAGAGAAGTTGATGATTGCGGTGTGCACTGTGTATCCTGCCGCGATCAGAGCTTTAAGAACCGTCGCACAGTTCACGTTGGTCTCGAAAGTGTATACGTTGGGCGCGCTCGGCAACGGCCTGCACAGTTCGTTTTGAGCATCTCGAATAATCCCCAGCATACGCTTCAAGTTAGGCAAGAGGTTCTTGTTCCGCAGACTGAATAGTCTCGATAGCGTGTAATTGGACCTCACGTCCTCCACTGCATACACCGGCTCCATGTAGTCGCCCCTCTTAACAACGATGAATGTCTTTTTGGAACTGTCAAACGCAGAGGATGAGTAATGGTTGGTGGGGCACACTACTTCCACGTTAGAGGTGCTATCGTCCTCGGGTATTAGAAGTACGACAAGGTTCATACCATTGGGAAAAAGCTTAGGGTTCGGCGACGTGCAGAGGTCCCACAGGTACGTGTACGTTATACCCGCACTTTTATCTAAGAGGAAAGATTTGAACGCTTCGAGCGCAAGTATGGCCCTTCGTAGAGACTTCACATTGGCTGCGCTTTCCATGTCGGTCGCATTGTACAATTGTGTCCCGGCGTATGAGGCCACATCGGCAGTCTCAGTAATAAGAGCCGGTTCGAACTCGGTGATCAACGTGCCGTTTTGGAGCCGGACAAAAGTATCGAGGTCCACTGCATCATGGAGCACCTGACGCATCTCAGCGACGGAGGGGATGCGCTGGTCGGAAGTTCTGTCCGCAAACAGGTCGGCCAAGCAAGCCACGAAAGACTGACCCGGTACGAGTTCCACACCGTGCCGGAGCAAGCACACGTGGTTAGGCCTGAGGTTGGTATTGGTCGCGGACACTTGGCACTCTCGACTGTCCATCTGCAGAAATGCCGCTATGGGGGCGGGTAGGTAGCCCCACCTGTTTCTATCGAGCGGGAACTTATCGGGTCCTTTGATATACTCGTCGCTTTCGATCTCCAGCTTAGCGGGTCCCTGAGGCGCTTTCTTTCCCTGTTCTGCAGCATCCTCGTTGCTGCACTCGGCTCGTCTCTTCTCTTGAGAGGGACTGTCCCAAGACTTGAAACAGCAAGGCAGACACAAACCATCGGGGTGGCTGCCGGCTTTCACAAAACCGGGATAGTGCTGCACGTACTTACCGTCCTTCACGTGATACTTGTTGTCGGAGAACTGGAATATTGGTTTCCCCTTCGGGACTTTCTTCGCATCATCGGGGATGACACCCCCATATTTGCCGCTTTCCACTTCTGCTTGTGTCAAACTTGTGTTATCTTTCAAACTCCAATACCTAGGGCATATGTACCAGTACTGCTTGTCGGGGCTGGATCCGTATTTGACTGCATGTTGATACGACCCAGGATGCTCCTTGTCTATATCTGCCTTTTCGGCGTCTGTAAGTATCACGGGCTGCCTGCGTACGTTCCATGGGCAGGCCCGGGAATATGCGTGGAACTTTCCATCCTGTTTAGTCAAGAAGAGGGCCGGATCAAGTGCCTCCATTTTCTTAAAGAATGGGTTGGGGTTGGCCAAGCTCATGCCCGTTATATCGGATATAGCGTCTTCGTCTGCGCCGCCACGCAGCACATCTTGCGGTGAGGAGTGGCCACCCTCTAACCCCGCTTCCGCGGCGTCGTCTTCGCCCTCATCATCATCGTCATCATCTCCAAGTAGTATGTCGAGCATGTCCTCCCCGTCATTTCCATCGTCGTCATCACCAAATGAAACGGCGGCCGGCACACCTGCTTCATTGTCCTTGTATGCGTTTTCGGCGTCGGCCACGACCTCCTCGAGAACCACCTCATCTTTCTTCGACTTACTCGCGCGAGGTTTCTTGCACAGGCCGCCCATCTCTTTCGTAATGCTTTTGTTCGCAACAACGCCCTGTCCCGCTATCACGACAGAGTTGAGGTATATGGGAACGGTTGATATGTACCCCACATTGTTGAGCCCTTCAACAGTAGCTGTCACAGTCGCAGAGAACTGGTCCTTGGTAAGGCGCGTTGCAAATCCGGGATTGTTACGTATTCTAATGCGCCTCGTCGGGTTCGCCGACCGAACTACCTGTATCGATCCAACAACCTCTGCAAGTTTGCCAACGGCCCTTTCCGGAGACATCCCATACGCATCTTGCAAGCGCTGCACGATGTCGTGCTCCTTGACGTTCTTTTTGATCATTTCTATAGTAAACGCCTCGACACCGTCGACCTCACTGTAATCAGCCACACGCTTGAAACGCATCTCTATGCCTTTTGATAGAGAAGACTCCACGACATTGAATATGGGAGTTATGCAGCCCGTGATCTTCGCTAAGTCTATGTTCTTTTGTATTCTGTACCGGGCGACATATCGAGCATCCACCAACTCGGTGTCGTCCGCCATGATGGATGTAAACAATGGAAGTACGTATCCACTTTGAGAGAGATAGCTCGCGATCATACTTAGCGGCGCTGCGGTCTGCCTCGTAATTACATTGTCGCACTCATCCAGAGAGAGAGGCTGACCGAACTCGGCGCTGATAGTAATCCCGGCGTTGGCATCGAACTCGCAGGTGACGGTGTGCCCGTCTGTTTCGTTGTAGGCTATCACACCCTTGCTTTTTCCGATGGTCTTTGCTAATCTAAATATAGTCGCTTTTGGGAGATATGGTATTTTCTTCCCATTCGTAGCTACAGCGGCCGTGTAAAGCCTGTATACCTTTTCTTGTCTCTTTCCAGGGTTGTATTTGACAAGCGGCACCTCCTGGGATGTCTTTAGTTTCTTGAACACCACATCGAGTGGCAGGTTAAACGGAATCGCGGGACTCACCACACATACAAGTCGGTCGACTCCCTCCGCCTCTATATAGTCGCTAGGTTGGCTCTCTTGTATGTCGTGCATGATCCTGACGCTATTCACCTTTCTTGCAAAACCTTCGCCGATCATGTTGTCACTATGTTCCTCAAGTTCGTGCAACGCAGCATCGAGCTCACTCGTGGCGTTTATTCCATCGCTAGCTAAGAGTGGGAAATATATGCGTATCGTACTCTCGGCGGACAGTCCCTTCCGGTCTGCGGCGGCAAGAACGGTGGTGGCGTCAAACATAAACAGCTCGCCGTTGAAGTTTCCTATGTCCATCACGAGCGATCCATTCGTTGTTGTCGTTATGTCCTTTGCCGTTCGTTCGAGTATTGGATCGTACTTATCTGCTGCCATAGGGTCTACCGTGAACGGATACACATGCTCTGCCGTCACGAACCTCTGGCCGACCGGAATGTTTACTACCCAGTCTTTGTCGTCAAGACCAATCGCAAAGACATCGTCATAAGTATATACCGACTTCCCCTTCTTCACCGTATCTTCGAGTCCCTTGCTTGCATCACTTATATTCTGCAAGTATCCCACGAGACGGTCATACGTCAGCGCAAGTTTACCGTTCTGTGTCAACATGTCAAACACACCAACACTGCTTAGCTTCTGACGGGTTCGCGCCATGAGATACATACACTGTACGGGGGGCGACGCACCTATGGTGTCTTTTAGTGATGCGTATACCTTACGTTTGACATAGTCAATGGTGTCGTCCGAATATATCTTAAACCCACTATCTTCTTCACCAAAGATAAGAGGTGCAACGTCCTTTGTTCCCATGATGTGAACCTTAATGATGGTGCTCTTATCGTGCGACATCAAGTATATAGAATAATACGAGATTATTTTATATATGACCAGTTTCAATGTCATAGTGGCGCTCATGGAACGCGATCGCGGAATAGGCGCAGAAGGTCGCCTACCGTGGAAGCTCCGCGGAGACCTGGCGCGGTTCGCTAGATTGACGAAGGGATCGGGGAACAACGCAGTTATCATGGGTCGCAAAACATGGGAAAGCTTGCCTCGGGCGCCGCTTGTAGGGAGACACAACATCGTTCTCTCACGTGCGCATTTTGACGCGTCCGGAGCGGTCGCCAAGACGTCGGTAGCTGAGGCGATTAAATATTGCGTCTCCTCGAGATTTGACGAGGCCTGGGTCATTGGGGGAGCTCAAGTGTACGACGCTTTTGCCGACACTACACTTGATCGGGCTGAGATAACGTACGTCAAACATCCTTTCCCCTGCGACACTTTCATGTCACCGCGACTACTTGACAGTATAGAAGCAACGATGGCACTCATCAGCGTGGAAGAGTGCTCCGGCTCGGACGGAGTGGAATGGACCTATCGGTCATACGCTCGGCCTAGAACGCCGGGTTGTCAGTAAGCGTCATACCACAGTATGGAGCCGGCTGTTTTGAGTAATCGACCGGTTGATATAGACCCGCATTCACCGACTCCTCGATGAGCATCTTAAAGTTGCGCCAGAACTCTTCCGTGTGTCCAATGCTGACCGTCGCGATGTGTGCAAGTTCGTGCATGGAGACGAAGAACAGTGTGTTTTGGTCGATGAGCGTGCTTTCGTTTTTGTGTTTCTGCAGGCAAAACGCCAACTTTTCGCCCTTGTTCTCACTGTACGCCGTGTGCTCGCTCGTCGGCAGCGTTTCCACGATTTTGCTAGGATTAAACCCGTCGACGAGCCTACGGATGTTTTCTTTCTCAGGATGCCGTTTTCCGACGTGTTGCACCAGCGTGCGCATCTTTTTTGTGTTGTGTGCGAGCAAATCGGCAGCTTCTCCAATGCGCTCTCTGTCTCTGACACAATATGTATTACTATCAACAGATGAGATAACGCATTTCAGCTGGAACATGTCCGAGTTCCGATAGATCAACACGGCGACATAGATACTTAATGCTACCAGTACCAACGCAAGGAACCCAGAATGCATGTGTACTATGGGCCGAGATTAATATATGCTTTTTACAATCTTGAAAGTAAGGTAGGAAATGAGCAAGATAACCGTGGCCACATTCATTTGGAAAATCACCTCGAAGAGCGATATCATAGGAAGGGAGGACCAGTAGAAGTTCGCGAGCATAGGGCTTATCATGGTGGTGACACTCAATAGCATAGAAGAGATTATAAGTGACTTTATGAAAGGGTCGTTCCTGTTGATGATGTCTTTCGTGCGCGATACCGTAAACAGCAGTAGTACGAGTGTGAACAGTGTGTACACAAGATTGTATGATTGTGACTGAACCGTGGTGGCTCTGTCTTGCAACATCTCGTACTGGTTGCGCGCACAGGAATAGTCCACCTTACCTATTGCACCGAAGGCTTTCTCCTTGTCCGTGAGATCGCTTTGAGGTACGAAACACACACCGTAATCGGCAGGCACGGCGGGCAACATCAGCTCGTCCTTGATCCTCACATGCACATTGTGCACGAACAGTGCTAGAGGCACCGTTGCTATGGCCGCCACGTACCATCTGAAACGGATACCGTGGTTGGCACGCAATAACGCTGGATAGTACACTAATGCGCAGATAAGCGACCACACGATGAAAGCAACAACGCTTATGCCGACCACAATCCACACGTTGCTTATTGGCCACGCCATCTGAGGGGAGACGGGCAGTCCGCTCTCATTAATGTGTTTCCCTTTTCCAATTGTCGCGCTCTTACTATTGTTGGTCTTGTCGGTCTTGGCACTCATACTTGTATAACGGGTAGATTTTTATCTAAAGTTGCCCTGAGATCAAGATAGCTGTCATTGCAAAAGCGCATGAGGTAATGATGAGACGTCGCTTTATGTACAGCACGTTGAACAGAGCAAGAACGCTGTTCCCACTCACCGCCGCGCCCATGGCTGTTAGCGACATGATTACCGCTCCGAGTATCCATACTAAATGATTGGGCCCTTGCCATTTCGTGCGATTAATGTACAGTGCCAGTGTCAGGCAGAGTATAGCCACGTAGAAACCCGTGTTCGACACTTCGAGCGTCTTGCTAGAAAAGAATATCGGATCGTCCTGGTTGCCGAAGCCAGTAGTGCTCTTAAACTTGCCCTGTAGATACTCTGATAGGTTGGTTCCGCTTATCTCGCCCTTGGATGACATTTTCATATAGGTGGAAACCGGGAACACATACCCGTGTATGCCGTCGTCGGGCACGGTATCGCTTTCCGACAATATCTTGTACTCTCCGCCTGCCATCCCACTGTAGTCGAGCTCTGTTGGCACGTCATCGCCCTTCTTCAGGTCTGGTATTGGGCCGGGTGCGTTAAAGACATATGAGGACAGGTTTTTTCTATTTACGTAGACCCAGCTGGCACTGTTGTATAGCCATGTTTCCAGTAGCATCACGCATATGCCCCAGATGAAACCGACTTCATACGCCCATACGAAGCGCTTGTCGTACGACAGATAGATTATGACGACCCATGCGCACACGTAAACCATGTACAGGTAGAATTGTTGAACGAGTGAAAAGGAGCTTTCGTACGGTATGGGTATGTATCGGTTTGCATTGCCTATGGTGCTAACGACCGAGTTTTGTATAGTGGGTTCTGGCGCTACGGGAAGCCTGAATACTTTTGCTGTCCACTCAAGCTCTTTCATTGTATATTCTTAATGGGGATAATCCACCTCATTAAGAAGATCATTCAAGTTGTGTTCTTAACACTTGCATCCTAGCTCAAGCGGCGTACGCATCAGGTCCGGCTCAATGGTGCTGTTGCTCCACGGGCTCACCGGCGTCTGGGGGTTCGGGGGCTCGGAGCGGAGCTGCAGGTTGGCGTTACGCAGACTGCTGCCCACAGTGTTGATGCCGGCATGGTAGCCCGCCTTAAGCAGCTTGACGGCCTGGAGGTCGCCGCTGCCCATCGGGTTCAGCTGCGCGAACTGACTGTTGCTGTCTTTCGGCAGGAGATCACCTGGTTTAGCTGTGTCCTTTCTTTGGCAGCTTGATGGTAGCTGTTGCTGGCTGCTCTGCACCCCGCTCACCGTGCTGGGCCCTTCGTTCTGCCCGAACGGCATGGCGGGCGACGCCGGATCCTTGGCGAACTGGGTGTTGCTTATGTGGGTGGCAGCTTCTTGCGCTGCGCCGGCCAATCCCGACCGCGGCGAGCCCTTACCTTGAGAGTAATTGTAGAGCAGCACCCCGATCGCGATCACGGCGAGCAACGCGATGAGATGGTGGGCCTTCACAGCTTTTTGCAGAGACTGGAGCAAGCTCATTATATATACAAAGATCGAGAAAAAATTTCGGCGTAAGCCGTTGTGAGAGATATCAATATTTCCTAAAGGGTTACCTATTCCATTTCCGTCATCTCCTCGTCGTCTGATTGTTCCAGATCGTCAAGCAAATACATATGTCGTATTCTTCTTGCTTCTAAATAAGCCTCGACCGCCGTCTTCTTGGCTAGTTTTGCCTTAGCAAGCGCCGCGTCGTAAATCTGTCTGTACACCTCATTGGGTTTTCTGAGCTCCACTGCTTCATCGGATGGCTCTATGTCATCCAGCGCCACGGCGGTGACACCTTCCGGCATCGGCGGGCGCACTTCGACTGGTTCATGTGCATGGACCGGTTCGTGTGGCTCCTCGGCGCGCGATGGCTCCGGTTCCTCCTCTTTGACCGGTTCGTGCACATGCAGCTGCTGCGCGTCCTCGATCTGAACTGATGCCTGAATAGGTTCAAGCACGGTTTCATTGACGTCCAACAGTATACTCTCCTTAGCTGGTTCCGGGTCTTCTCCTGCCCGGATCATGCATCCACGGGCGCCCGCCGGGCTCTCCAATACCATTAGTTGGGGCAACGTCAGTTCAATTGCGAAAGAGCGGGCCGAGAATCGGATGCAATCTACCTTAATTAAGGGGATCACCTTGCTATCGACGGTGACTTCTGAGTACGGCACCGCCTCCTGTCTCTGATTAAACACGCATTCTGCGTCGCCGCCGTCCCGGGCAGTGTTTCCCTTAAGCAGAACTCGTACCAGATAGGCCCTTCCGGATTTGTACAGACGGATTGCGGAAGTGAACGCCGACTCGATATCGTCCTCGGTCAGAGGATTGTGGAACCAGTCCTCCCGCTTGTCATGTATGAGCTCTTGACATCGCTTTTCCAGCTTTTCTATCCACTCCATCACGTGGGTGTCATCAGACGAATATAGCAGGTCGCAGTATGTCTTGCGCCCGCTGATCACAATGCCTTGCTTTGTCTTGCAGGTTGGGAGCTGGACACACATATCGGTCTCTAAGTTTCCGTCCAGCGCAACTCGTGTAACATAGTTACCACCCTGCGTCGCCCGCGGTTGTGATAGTCTCGTTTTGCTAAAGTCACAATCCTCTCTGATTCCGATAACAGAGCTCATTGTAGCCTGTACGTATTTAAATCGGTACTTTCGCACGCAATTTCTCCCCAGTGATAACAATGGTAACCACCGAACCGTTTCTCGAGCGTTGCAAAGCTATCCTTCGACGGGAGGATGTCCGGGAAGAAGTTAAGGCTTTTTTCCAGCCAGTCATTGAGCTTGTGCTTCAGGAACTCTATCCGTACATATACTTGTCCGTACTGTTCGTCATAATAAGCTTTTTGCTTATACTAGCGACGTTCGTCATTGTTATTAAAAGACACTCCAAGGCTTCCGTCTGAGATTTTCTCACCTATAAGTATAGATGGTTCATCACACGACACGTAGAGGAGGGCGCAAGCACCGCGCACGCCGTTCCCGGGCGCGAAGCCACAAGCATAAGCACCACACCCGGCGACACAGGAGAGGAGGCGGGCTGATGTCCATGCTGCGCCGGGCGGTCATGCCAGGCACGCTTCTGGTAGCCAATACACTGTCTCGTCCTGAGCGCGGCTCTCGTCGCAGCCGGAGACACGGGAGCAAGTCGCGTCGTGGGGGACGACGGAGCCACAAACGGAGCCACAAACGGAGCCACAAACGGAGCCACAAACGGTAGGTGGCGGCTCGCGACGATCGGGGCTGCAACAGTTAGGCCGCCTAACTGGTGATGGTCCGTGCAAAACATATAAACATATATCTTGATCTTCAAGACATATGTCGTCTTTTGAGGAACAGATCAGGTCATGGGTGGCCGTGGACAATCAGTTGAAGGTACTACAGGACAAGTCGAAGGAGCTGCGCGATCGCCGGACATCTCTTAACGATACCATTATGGGCCACGTCGCAGAGAATAGCATGGAGGGGACTACCGTTCGTATAAGCGATGGTCGACTGCGTTTCACATCATCTAATCAGACGTCTCCTCTCACCCTGAAGTTCGTTCATGAATGCTTGCTTAAGTGTATTCGAAACGGACCACAGGTGGAACAAATCATGGGCTTCATTAAGGAGCAGCGCGAAACTAAGGTCAAGACCGAGGTCAAACGGTTTTACATTAAGAACGAATAAAAGAGTGTGCTGGTATACTATATAGATGTCGCACCTGTCACCATCAGACTGTGTGTTTCAGCGGGGTTCCGATTTGACATGCAGTGGCGCAGGCTACCCCATTAAGAATGTTCTATTGTCTTCAGGCATGGCACCAATGGTGACGTGTAACGCAGGTGACAAGTCATATAGCGGGAGGGTGAGTGACCTGTTCGCAGGGTCCGTGGGCGTCCCGTTAGGACTAGTCGTACTTGAAGATAAGTGCGCTAGAACCCGCGAAATAGCGCGGGACACCGACTGTCAGCCTATCCCAGAAAGCCTGTTCGCCAGCCTGATCGACATGGCTAGAACGGTTCGGACCACGCACAGACATACCCGCCGCAAACCCGCATCCCGCGGCAGCAGACAAACGCGCAGGGTTTAGAGGTCATGGTGTCCATCTAGATTTAGTATGTTGCACGCGTGCAACACATTAAACAAGTACCTAGACACGGTTCCAGTTATCGTGACTGAACGGAGATATCTCCACGTTTGCCAACTTATTCCTCCAGTACTCAACGCGCTTATCCTGCTCGATGTCTTCCAGCGTCTTCGGGTATACGGTCGAGTTCTTAAGTCGAGCCTTGTCTTCGCTGGTCTCCCCCGGTTTCCTTCCGTAGCAGTTGACACCAAACCGTACATTAGGATTGTCTATAAACCCACCGTTGATACCAGGACGTCCGCAGTCGTGCTCATGCCCCTCAATATCTTGCAGCTTGTCAAACGTTGACTTTTGGGTGGGAAAGTATGCCATCTGTCCCTCGGACCAGCCATATCCGCACCATTCTGCCCCGCTTTTGTGTGCGTCTTCTATTTGGTCGTACGTAGCCAGTTCGCCGTTGAGTGCCGTGCATATGGCCTGGGCATCGTTGTACGTATATTTGTTGTTGCTTACATGGTATACCTGTGGCTGGTGTGCGGGGTTCGGAGGCGGTCTCGGCGCAGGGTGCGGTTTGAGTGGGCTCGGTTCTTGCTTGGAAGAAGACCGACGGGTTACCTTAAGATCTATCTCGGGCTCGGCCGAGAACAGCTTCTTGACGCTAGCCGTCAAGTTGATGTTGAAGAAATACTGCAGCCCATTCGTCAATACAAGGACCACGAACAGTCCCCACATCAAAACCTCTAACGCCCCAAGACCACCTCCCTCCGCGGCAGTGCCCGCACCCATCGGCGCCTCACCGGCACCCCCGAGAGACGCGAAGAGGACGTAGTATACTATGATTATAACCACCAGAAAGGCTAGAACTACTGGATTAGAACTTAATTTACCTGTCCAGTCGTACGCATTGGACGGTATACCTGTGACGGAATCGAAGTTTACGTCCATATGGGATATATAGTTCGCCTATTTTTTTTTGCGGTAGAAAAGACAGTAGGCACTGTTAGTTATCGAAGGGTGCGGCCCCAGCGCTGTCACAGTGGTGTCGTTGAAGTTGTACCAACCCTTCATTGTGTTCACATGGGCGTGATAGTGCCCTCCCCGTACGCCGCCCCCATGATTGCACACGGCGTACAGTTCATACTTGTACTGCCATCTCTTATACCCCGTTACATACGGCGACATGTCCAGCAGTTCGATAGGAACGGCCACGTCTCTCTTGACCTTCCCCATGACATTGCTAAACCGTTTTAAATGGATAATGAGCACCGTTGGCAAGCTCCAGAATGTAAAGTCCTTATCCGCACTGACTAGCTTCGACACACCAGTTTTGTCTATCCGATAAGCATTGTCACCATCAAGTCTCTCTTTCTTGCAGTACTCCGTTATACAGTCCTGCAGCGTGCAGAATGTCGATCCGGGCATAACCGGAATCTGCAACATTGTGAACGGTTCAGGGCTGACCCCCAGTACCTTTCCGTCTAGAGAACACACCCGCGAAACCGATATGCCGTGGAACAACCCGAGCATCTCCGAGTATTCCGCTTCATACGTCCTCTTCATCATGTCGTAGCACTTGGCAGCCAGCATATCCTTCGAAGTCTTGGGTGCCCCCTTCACCACCATCTCAACGCTCCTAGACAAACCTTCATGGAAGCATTCAAATAGAAAGTCTATGAACTCAGCGACATCGTTCTGTGCGACGTTTGTAAAGTCCATTCGTTTCTTTGCTGCCGCTACCTTCCTCGTCGCTGCGACGAAGCCCCATGGTGCTATCGTGCAGTCTTCGCTCCACATGAGCGTTCGCAGTTTGCCCCACTCGTTTAGAACGAGCGCTCCCAACTTCTTCGTGATACGGGACTGGTACTCGGGAGCCACTAGCACACTTGTCAGCTCATGTGTGTGGGAGAGCACTTGCAACACCGAGTTCAAGTAACAACTGTTCCCTACGTTGGCCAACCCAGTCAGTCCGTTCCCTTCTGTAGTAGCGTCCACCATTTCCATGTTCGGTTGTCTTTCTGTTAGAAGCCTCTAGCTTCTAATCCCTGTACTCATGCATATATTATCATCTGGTATACTATGTCGCGCCTCACCCGAAGGGACCCCGCGCACCCTGGCATGTTGGCAGTTTTCGATGATTACATGGCGTACTGTCGCGGAACTCAGAACATATTGAACAGCACGCTGTCGCTGTCGATGGAGCAAGACCGGCGGTTGCACTTACTTATAAACAGGATGTTTCCGTATGTGCCGGTGTCCACCCTCCCCTCCACTTCGCCACTTGCGAGCGCACGATACAGACCACTCCCTTTTGAGACCACATCCCCTAGGAGGCCGCGTCCGGTGGACACCAGCTTCGTGATTGGACAGTCATTTAGTCCTGTCATAGTCCGGCCGACCGAGGCTCATATCATCGCTGCCACACAAGTGTATCTTTTTCGAGAAATGGACGCGCCTACAAACAGCACCTGTCCAATTACTCAGACACGGTTCTTATCAGATGATTTAGTGATGCAGATTGTCCACTGTGGACACAACTTTCGTCCGGATGCTCTTCGCGATTGGTTTGAACGCGATGTGCGCTGCCCTCTGTGCAGGTACGATATCCGCGGTCCGGGGGGTGTGGCCGCACCGTCAAACGCCAATGCATCTTCTTTGGGCGGTGACGAGCCCGAGGCATCCCCACTGCAGGGAACGATCTCGGGGACGACCCACATAGAGCTCGCCAGCCGCATCGGCCGAATGGTCGCTGCAGACTTTATGGAACGCGTGGCCCCAAACATAATACAACCCGAGGGTGGTGGACCGATCAACATGTCGTATTCTTTTATGTCATCACTCGGTGGGTCTCCCTCAGAGCGTGCTGCCGCCGAAACTCCTCATAACGAGGGGGGCGACACACCATCGCCTAACAACATGCCCATGTGAGGGAAGCGGCCATTATTATCCGTCACTTGTATATGACACGACGAGAGGTCGCTACGCGATGGACACGCATGGTGAGCCGGCTGAGGAACCCGGTCACTCGCACCGTCAAGCACGTGTTGGGGCCATTGGGGAAAATGTATCTAGCCTGGGTTATTATACACTACGTCTCGGCACACGCTTACACTCATCTATGCACTCCTTCTTCGGTGCAAGGGTTTTTTCTGTCTCCACTACTGGCCGCGAGCCCCCATTGCAGCGCACTTCGCTGGGCCATAGGCAATGGAGCCAGCTCATTGAACACTATGTGGATGGCAATTGGAAGCTGGGGCGCGACACGACTGCTCTTTCGCGACAGGGGCAGAGTTCCCTGCCATTCCCCCGAGAAAAAATCTGATTAAGGTGTTGTTGTGTCCAGTTCTAGTACACACACGCGCCGAAGAAGCCACGGATCGTGCTCTGGCCCGCCCTTGCGTTATCGGACTGGCGCAGATAATCGTCAAATAGTAGGGACTTTACCTCCTTACATTTGACGTCCATCTCCTTCTTTCTGTATGCTTCATCTTCGAGAGTGCTCCTCAGCGTCTCAAGTGCATCCTCAACACGTGCTCGCCTTCGCACGTCATAACCCGCTAGCTCCGGCAGTACCTGCGCAAACACCTGTTGAACCGGTTTCATGATTTGGTTCGAGATATAGAATGAATAGTCCAGCTTCAACCCCTTCTGCCTGATGTATTCAGGATGCTCTATCTTCTCGCCCTGCTTCAGCCCCTTGCCCGCCACCTGCACGTACGCATACGGTATCCTGTCACCCGACGCCGGCTTATTTCCCGGATCTCTCCTTCCCATCCTGTCGGCCAACACCTTGTGAGCTATCTGCGCTGGGTTCTTATAGTGCCCCCTGAGCGACTTCGTAATAATCAACTTCTCCATCGGACAGTTTCCGTCGACGAGGTTCTGTAAACTTTTCTTCAAGAACGCTACAGCCTTTGTCACGTCGTTTTCCTTCATTAGTATGTCAATGATCCCGCCATATACATCCTTCACAATCGGTGCATTGTCCCTTCTTTTCAACACAATTCCCATCTCCTTTCTGTAACAACTGTGCGGATCGAGCTCATACAACATCCCAACGTACCGCTTCTTAGACAGTAGGAGGAATGCCATGAACGTCTTCTCATATTCGAGATCGTGCGGTTTCTTCAAGAACATGCTCGCTAACTTCCCGGCTTCCTGTGCTAGAATAATCGTCATCTCTAGCGCTCTTTGCCCTTCAATAGGAGTTCCGTCCAGTTCCTCGAAGTTGAATGTCGCAAACACGGAATCCGTGTCACCGTACACACGCTCCGCTCTCGTCCGCACCCTTCCGTACCCTTCCACTTCGACCTCCGTATTCCCATAGACCTCTTCGATCATCCTTTCCGCGTACTTAAGCAACTTGCGGCCCGTCGCCGTAGTGGAAGCTGCCACGTCTACCTCGTAGAACGAGCTAGTCTTCGCGCCGGTCTGACCATACAACGAGTTAGCCGTGACCTTGATACTGAGCTGCCTCTTGTCCAAGACGTTCTTCATAAACTCATCCTCCTGTTGTGGGATTAGTTTGCGCGTCGCCTTTCTTGCCGCGAGCAGCTCTTCTAGAATGGAGGGCATGACCGCGCGACCCTGCGGGAACTGCGCGAACCGGCACATCTTCTTTCCGCACAATGTCTTCACCGCGGCAGCCTTCGGGCTCTTCCTTGTGTACTTGTATGTGTCATATTCGACATCGACGTATCGGTAGTTTGGCAAGTTGTCGTATTTGTAACTTCCATCGGGCCCTTTCTCACCGGTCTCTTTGATGAGACGACCATCTAGGTTGTATTCCCTCGTCCATACCTTGCTATCGTGCGACACATTCTCACTCAACATGGAAGACGGGTACAATGAACTATAATCAACACACCACACGGGCTTGTTGGCATACAGACCTGTCTTTGGTTCCAGCACGATAGCGCCTTCATATCCCTCGTTGCTCATCGTCTTCTCGACGACTGGGAGCAAGGTATGCTTTTCTCGACACTTCTTTGCCACATAACTCGTAAGTTTGATACCCTGCCCGCGTAGTACTAAGAATGACATCGGGACAGAACACAGTTTTGACATCTCGATAAACCCTGTTATCGCGTCGATCTTACGTAGCAGCTGGTGCACCAGATTGCAATCCTGAATACAATACTTTGCGATTGTGGCGCGGGCTGAAGGACCCTCGTTTGTCATCCGGAATATGTCCTGAGGCGACACGTCGTCCTTTGCCAACCCCCATTTAACCTTCTTATCCATGTTCGGGCTCTCGACGCCCCGGATCGTGAATGTCCTGGCGATGTGATCGATATGCATCACCTCCATCTTCTTACCGTCTTGATAGGAGTCTGATGAGTGCGCTATCTCCTCGAGACTAATCCAGGCGCCTACGTCCAATCCGACCAGGTTCTTTGTGTACAACACCGTGTTTCCATCTATGTGGTCCAACCTCTTCACAGTGTCGCCTATGAAGTTCCCGGCCACGTGATCCAGCTTATAAGACGTCAGGCTGTAATCGCGACGCAAATAGTTGTACATGTCCACTTGCAAGCGCCCCTGCATCATTATATATCGGAGGTCGTGCTGACCACTCGCCAATATCACACTACTCTCCTCGATTCGCACTCGCCCCGTCCTGTAGTCCTTGGTGTAGCACTTCTCTCCTTTGTTTCTTGACATCTGTAAGAACTCCTCTACACAGGACAGCTCCTGCGCCCTCTGGAACAAGAACTGATAGTCAAAGCCAAATATGTTGTAGCCAATAATAATGTCAGGGTCCTCCTCCCGGATTAGTTTGGCCCACGCGTACAGAAGCGCTTTTTCGCTACCGCATGTTTCAATGACACTATGTTCTACCTGGGGCAACTGATCGCATGTGTCGAGGACAACGCAATGGTTTAGATAGGGTTTCTCATCGCCATATCTCAAGAAGGTCGAACCAATAAACGTTGTCTTGTCTCCGTGCAGCGGAGGGAAACATGCGTTCAGCGTCTGACTACTCTCGCAAATGAGCTCTTCCCGGTCGAATGCGTCGGGCTGAGAGAGGAGTGACATGATCGTTTCTTCCTCAGATATGACCTTTCTCTTCTTTCCCCGGCGGGCGGGCGTCTCTCCACCACTGTCATCCCCCTGCTCCGCGTCGTTCCACTGAAACGACCTTACTCCCGCATCTGGCTCCTCCTCTTTGGTTAATGTCGGTCCCATGTTTAGCCACCTTGTCGCATTTCTACGCATCGTTCCCTCTACGACCGGACGTTTCGGATACACGATGTTTATGTCGCCGTCCCCCTCGAACCCAAACGCCGCCATTATCATGTTAGTCAGCGTCTCCGCGTCTATTTCTCCGCCTTCGCGCTGAACACGGAGACATTTGTCCACGATATCAGCCGCGAGCTTCTTGTAGTTCTTTTTCGGCAGGGGGAAGTCGCCATGGCTGCTACTCGCCTCAATGTCAAAGCTGCAGATTTTGTACGGGACGCGCGTCTCCTTATCCGGCAAAGGGATCAGCTTGTTGTATTGCACCGTATACTCATACTTACACGTGGTCGTCTTTCGCGTATGCAGTTTGGCGTTCTTCGACGGAATCGCGACCCATCCTGAGGGACTAATCTCCTGTATGTGGAAATATCGCAGCAACGGCGGTATGTTGGCTTCGTACAACTCGAGGTACGATTGTGCACCCTCGTAGAAGTACCCGTTTCGTTTGAGTTTTCGGTTGCCTCTGAACGTCTCGTACCACAAGTTCTTAGCCTTGTTCATCGCCCGCACACTGCGGAACTTGATGACCATGAACTTATGGTAGCTTTCACCATCGAAACCGTATAGCTTTTTTCGGAAATGATACTTGCACTGTGTCACAGCACCTTCCATTCGCGCACCCAGATGCTCCTCCAGATGCGACTTGAATCCCAGCCGCTCGCCTTCTCCCCAGCGTTCGTCCACCCTCACCCAGAAGAACGGTTGAAACCCCTCTACGAATAAGCAGAAAGTCTCCCCCTTTTCATTTACGCCGAACATTTGCATGGTGAATGTATCGATGCCCTGATCGTCACCGGGTACTCGCTCATGGGCGTCATACGCATTAAAGGTCAGCAGCCTCATCGTACGTTGAATTGGTGCCATCTCGTGTTGTTTTTCCAACATGAGATCGATTTGTATCAATTTTACTCGTAAGAAAATCCCCCCTTATTCCATATGGTAGACAAACTTGAGAAGAAGGTGTTCATTAGCTTTGTACTTTCCACTGCAATCGCCACGTTCCTATTGCAGGTATTCAGCAAGACACTGGCTCAGCACTATGATAAGTTCACATTGGTTGCGGTCACTCAGCTAATAGTGTTCGTACTCGCGACCTTCATTGTTTTGGCATATCTAGGAGGCTCAGCGACGGCTAAAGAGATCGCGCGTATCACACCAAAGCATTGGTTATACATACTTCTCTCAGCCATTGTGGCACTCGTGGTTTTTCTACTGAGTCTTCACACGCTAAAAACGGAAGATATAAGCGACCACGGCATCTTAGACACCACCGCAAGTATACTTATCGCGATGGTTGGGGGTTATCTAGTGTTTGGCGAGGGGGCCAGTATCAAGAGGATGTCGGCGCTGGTAGTCATGATAGCCGCTGCCATCTACGCCGTTCGTAACTAGGGTTTGACCTCACCTCCGACGCGTTCTGCGGCTCTTCGGCTTACGCCTCCTTCCCATGCGTCTCCCAGCACCACGCCGCTTCGTCTTTCGACGCGTCCGTCTCCTCCTACTCTTCCTCCTACTCTTCCCACCACCCATTTCGTGGCTTCGTTTACCGGCTGCTGCCGCCCACTTCACGAGTTCCTCGGCGCTACGCCCACCCTCATGTTCCTTCCCACTTTTGTCCATCATAGTAGGGTAACCGTTTATATTGAACGCAGAGTGCTCTTCGGCTAGTTCGCGGGCCGCGTTTGCGTCCACATTCATCACGTGAACGTCCGGTTGCTTGACGGCCAGACGTTTAACACTGTTCCATGCGCCTTCCATTGAATGACACGCCGGACATCCCACAGAGTGCACGCGGATGGCAAGAGGTTCTTCGGTGCTCAGTGTTTTTCTGGCTTTGTCCACGTCGTTTGGACCTATCTCACTGTATGGCATATGTTATCTAGGAGGATTATATTCTCGTTTAGATATATACCATGCGCGTCTTTATCGCTGTGGCTCTTATATTCATGCTGGGTCTTATCTTCTACACCAGGTATGGTGGTGGAGACTTGAAGGAGACGCTCATTAATAAGCCGCGTTGCCCGAACATTCTTATTCAAAAGGGCAACCAGATTATCCTGCAGAACACCAGTCTGGCCGAAGTGCCAGGTGTTAACCCAATCACGTTCGACAACCTTGAGGAGTATGCGCAGTTTGTGAAATGGCAACGCAGTCAAGGCATTGAATGTCCGGTCTTGTACTTGCGAAACTCCTACGACGCTCAGGGCAACGAAGTCTTTGCTGCTCGACCGTGCCCCGAGAACCCCCAGGGTGGTCTTTCGCCATCACTTCCTTCCTTGGCATACCAACCTCCGGTCACGCTTCTGTATGATGCAGGAAGAGATGACCCACCCTACAATCAGAACTCCTACCCTAGCTACGATCCCGAGAACCAGTACATCGGAGACTACACCCCCCTCGATAAGATGTTCCATTCTCAACAGGGGGTCGGCAAGGTAAGTGACTATGCCACCGACTCCAATTGGGGAGGTGATAGTGCAACGCAAGGTGCCGTTGACGCCGGTGTCTACACCCCGGATGAAGTGTGGGTCCGCAAACGCAGCTAGCCCATTCCAATCGACAATATTACCTGTTTCGGGTAATATAGTCATTACGAGATGTTACGGTTTGAGGTAATCTAGAAGAAACTCTTTGCCGCGGAGGTTGCCGACGACCCTCCTGACGTATTGTCTAGGGCTTTCATCACCTCGGGAAGCGTCTCTTTCAAGAGTGTTTTGTAGCTGTTAAGCTTCTGGACGGCACTGTCTGTGGCGTCCGCTGCGCTGTTACCCTTCCCTGACAGGGTGCTTCCTAGATCTATGGCCTTCATAACCAATGCAAGTTCCATGAACTCTTCTATAGCAGATATCGTGTCTTCTATCTGGCTTCTATTACCTGTACCGATCATCGACTTGACAATCTTAATGTTATCGTCGATTCCGGATATCACCGTATCTAGGTCCCCCAACGAACCCTTCCCATCGTCCTTTGTGGCCTTGTTCCGCAGCCCTTCTATCATCGCGCCTTGCTTCTTCATCAGATAGCCCACCAAGTATATAGCGCCTACTGCTACCGCGAAATAACCCACATATTGCATGATCGTCTTTTCGTCCATCGTATACTTAGAGTTCATATTTTATTGACTAGACCCTCCGTCACTCGATCTCAATCCCACCCGTCTTCTCGGCACAGAGGTAGCGCTTAAGGCTGTCACCCACCGACGCAGGTATCCGTCTCACACGACCATTCGCAACAGGTATAACGAGGCCGGCAATACGGGCGGGGTTGGTCTCCACCTCCTCGATCAACTTCTTTATCGATCCATACTCGTCTATCAGGGCTTGCCCCACTTTGGCACTAATCCCGGGAATGTTAGCTAGCATTATCGCCTGCACATTCTCATCCGTTATGTTATCCTTTTTCACCCGTTTGACAACAGATGCGTACTCACACGGCATGCTGGAGGTGTGCGCGCCGTCACACTGCGTCGTGTTCAGTTTCCTCGCCACGTGATACACGTAGTCAGCAGACTCAACCATATTCATGCTCCTGAAAAGCGAGAACCCCTTAATCAAAGACAAGGAAACCATCGCTCCCCACAGAGCCTCCTGTGTTGGCGAACGGGTGCTCCGCGGACGGTATGCATCTAGCGTCCCTTCGATGAGATACACAACGTTGTGCTTCGATATCTCGCATGACTGCAACCGCAAGGACTGCTCTTTATACCGCCCGTCTATAAGGCTTGCTGCGAGATCGCTAAAGCTTTTCCTTTCTATGATGCATCGCTCCTTACCATCATTATCGCACAGAATTATGTCCCCGAGCGGCAACATCTGACTGACAAGTGTGTGGGTGGGTACGTCCGTGTGCGGCCCGTTGTCAAACGCGTTCTTAATAAGAGCATGAAGTCGTTTTTCCCTCGTGTCAATCTTGATAATCATGCGTCTTTGATTATCAGGATTTGGTATTTCTCTATTACTAAACCAATCTTAAAGGCTTGGTCCGCTGGCCACCATGTTTGCCGGGTAGTAGAATTGACGGAAGTTGGACAGGTAGTTCTTGTTATATAGTGAGAACTGGAAGCCTTGTGAGGCGGGCGCAGTCGCCATGAACCCCGTGGCCGACGGCGCGAGGCCACCCTTCTTCATGCCACCGAAATAACGCGCATTCTTTACGACTTCCCCCGTGCTGGTCGTTACCGAACCCTGCGGCATCATACCATTGCTGCCGGACGGACCACCGAACTTGACACTCCGCGCTACTGATGAGCGACCTCCTCTACCTCTATAGATGTTCTTCGGCATTTTATACTATCTACCGAGATAAAATCATGCTCATCCGGCCCACGCCACCCGAGCCCACGGGGTTGACGGACAGACGGAAGTTCGTTCTCAGACAGTCGCGCTGCGAACCCGGCGCGTCTCCGTGAGGCGAACGCGGGTTGCCCGGCGTCGAGTTACAGAGAGGGGTGGCCTGTGCACGTCTCATGGCCGAGCGGGTGCTGCTACCCTGCCCGATCGTAGGGCGGGAGCCAGCCATGATGGCGAACGCATCGGTGTTGTTGGATATCTTGGTTGAACCTGTGATAGCTCTGTAGTTGAAGCCCATGTCTATGATTAGAGCAAAGAAAATAATGTCGGAGAAGTGGCATTGGAGGAAAATTGATGGCCATAGCGCTTAAACATACAAACACATCCATTCTAACCGTTCATGGAGGGTAACCGAGAACGCAACATCGTGCACGACGACGACGTAGTCCGAGAGGACGGTGCACTAGTATTTGATCCGTACAACCCTGGCAACAAAGACATCACGGCAGAGGAGGTTAAGCGGCTGCTCGTTCAGTATGACCTCCCACCTCGGATCGAGAACATTGTTCTATGGCAGAGGGCCTTCATCCATAGCTCGTACACAAAACGCCCCGCTTTGTCAAATGCAAGAGAGAACATTACGATCGTGGATCGTCCATCGGACTGTATGGCACTGCGAACGAAGTCAAATGAACGACTGGAGTTTGTCGGAGATGGGGTGCTCGAGTGTATCACCAAATACTACATGTACCGCCGGTTTCCTAAAGCTGATGAAGGCTTCATGACCGAAAAGAAAATCGCATTGGTCAAGAACGAACACATTGGCAAGCTCGCTTACGAGATGGGTCTTCACAAATGGTATATCATTTCCAAGCATGCCGAAGAGAAAAAGACGCGCACGAACTTAAAGAAGCTCGGGTGCCTCTTTGAAGCGTTTCTGGGCGCGCTCTTCCTTGACTTCAACAAGATCAAGGTAAACGACGACGAAGGTTGGTTTGAAGAGATGTTTGTGACTGGGCCTGGGTTTCAGATGGCCCAGAAGTTCGTCGAAAATGTGTTTGAGCGCCACGTTAACTGGACAGAGCTTATCCAGACGGACGACAACTACAAGAATATCTTGCAGGTTATGATTCAAAAGGCGTTTAAGACCACCCCCCACTACATCGAGCTGGATCGCACGCTAGAAAGTGGTTACTCCATGGGCGTGTACCTCTGTCTGGGTCAACCGATCCACGCTGTTGCCGTCGAGTCGGCGCTTGCACTTAATACCTTCAAAACACTCGTCGCGATTGAAGAGTATTATGAGACTGAAGGGAAGGCCTTTGTCTTTCTCGGAAAAGCCGATCACAAGATCAAGCGGAAAGCGGAGCAGATGGCGTGTGAGGACATCATTGTGCGACTGCGCACGCCGGGCGGGTAAGCGCAATAGCTGTCGGCAGTTGCATCTTTTTAATTGTCTCATTTATATACACTAGTATCAATGTCGCTCTTGGAAAGACTCATGGCCAAGCCTCAGCCTCGGACTGATAAGGATGTGATTGTGGGCACGGCTTTTGCCGGAGTGCCAGTTGTCGATAAGACTCAAGGTGTTAATCGTGGTGAGATGCTCAAGTCGTTTGCACAGTTCACCCGGGTCATGAAGCGCGAGCGCGCCGTACTACTGACGGGGGAGGAACCTGAACCGTTGGCAGATAAGACCAGGGACGCCCCGGACGCCCCAGACGCGCCATCTGTGACCGGTGTTCGTAGAACTAAGCGTAAGCTCGTTCTCACTGACGGTGTGGAGGCTAAGAGCGAAGCTAGGGTTACACGCGCCCGCGCTCGTCGCGGCAAGGGGGTAGCGGACATAGGGCCTTTGTCCATGATTAAGATAGGCTCCACGGCAATCGGCGAGCGTAAGCGCCCATCCGAACCTCTTGTGGAAGTTCGGGCCTCCAGCTACTACATGGACAATCGCCAGATATTCACTAGCTTTATCGCCTCTTTGTTCGGCCCTTACAAGGAGAAGTTGGCGGCGGCGGCAGGGACAGTAACATGCGAGACGTCGGGGCAGCGTGAGCAATCATTGTTCACGCACCAGGAAATCGTGCGAGATTACATCAACATGTACACACCATACCGGGGAGTGTTGCTTTATCATGGACTGGGGTCCGGCAAGACGTGCGCCTCCGTGGCCATAGCGGAAGGTCTCAAGAACAATAAAAGGGTGTATATCATGACCCCGGCATCACTGCAGGCCAACTACAGGGCCGATCTTAAAAAATGTGGAGACCCATTGTACAGAAAGAACCAGTTCTGGGAGTTTGTTAAGATTACTGGACCCGACGACAAGCTTGTCGATGTGCTGTCAGCAGCCCTTACGTTGCCCATGGAGTGGATACGAAGGAACAAGGGTGCGTGGATGGTCAACGTAAAAAAGGCCGGCAACTTTGGTGCTCTCGATGCAGCGCAGAAGGCAAGCCTCGACACACAGCTCGATGAAATGGTGAATCAGAAGTACCGGTTTTTGAACTATAACGGAATGCGTTCAAGCCATTTGGCGGCGCTTAGCGAGAACCACACGAAGAACCCGTTTGACAACAGCGTTGTCGTGATAGACGAGGCGCACAACTTTGTCAGTCGCATAGTCAACAAACTCCGCAAGCCAGATTCGCTCGCAGCTCGGCTTTATCAGTACATGATGGCGGCGGATGGTGCGCGCATTGTAATGCTTTCTGGAACGCCCATTATAAACTATCCTAACGAGATTGCCGTTATGTTCAATATGCTACGGGGCATGATCAAAACATGGTACTTCAAGCTGTCCGTGGCGACGCAACGCAAGATATCAGAAGCTACGTTGCGAGACATGTTCAAGAAGTTCGACCTTCTTGACTATCTGGAGTATCGGCCGACCTCGACTACGCTCGTTGTTACGCGTAATCCGTTCGGTTTCTACTCAGTGGATAGCCGTTCCACGTATAAGGGGGTTGCATTGGGCGAACGCGGTGACGTCGACGACGATGGCTTCGTGGCCATCATTACCTCTCTATTGCAAAAGAACAATATTAAGATCACTCCTTCTGCCACACGGGTGGAAATATACAAAGCACTCCCCGACACCCTCGACGGGTTCAGTGACTACTTCATCGAGCCTAATACCGGCGACATGAAAAATGAGGGGTTGTTTAAGAGACGGGTGCTTGGTTTGACATCGTACTATCGGAGCGCCCAAGAGCAACTCATGCCCTCTTTCGAGAAAAGCAAAGACTTCCATCTCGTGAAAGTGCCCATGAGTGAGTTCCAATTCGGCGTCTACGAAGAGGCGCGTATACAAGAGAGGAAACTGGAAAAGAATAACGCGCGGAAGAAGAAAGCCAAAAAGGGCGGGGACGATATCTATCAGGAGACTGTGTCTACTTATCGGATTTTCTCGCGCGCTTTCTGCAACTTCGTTTTTCCGCGCCCCGAGATTGTTCGTCCCATGCCCCGCGAAGGACTAGATATAGAGGCCATATTAGAGCAGACGGCGGACGAGGACCTACTCGACGCCGCCACCGTTGAGGAACGTTTACAAAATGTAGATGGTCTCCACACAGCCGACGACGCTGCTGCATTGAAAGAGGCTGAGGGAGCACAAGATGCATCGTATGAAAAACGCATCCAGATCGCTCTCAAGCAACTAGCGAATAACTCCGCGACTTATCTGTCTCCAGAAGGTCTCGAGACGTACAGCCCGAAGTTCCTGGCTATGCTCGATAATATACAGGACCCAGACAACAAGGGCCTGCACCTCGTGTACAGCCAGTTCCGCACACTGGAAGGCATCGGCATCTTCGCTATGGTCCTTCGGGCGAATGGCTTCGGCCGTTTCGGTGTGAAAAAGGATAGCGCAGGTGCGTGGTCTCTCGACACAAAGCCGGAAGATGCCGGGAAGCCTATGTACGCACTGTATACCGGCACAGAGACGCAAGAGGAAAAGGAGATCATTCGTAACATATTCAATGGTAATTGGGAGCTCATTCCCACTAATCTTGCGGACGAGCTGGCAAAGGTATCGAGTAACAACTTGTACGGCGAGATCATTCGCGTTCTTATGATCACTGCTAGTGGCGCCGAGGGTATCAATCTCGAGAACGTGCGATTCGTACATCTTACCGAGCCATACTGGCATCCGGTGCGACTCGAGCAGGTTATAGGGCGGGCGCGCCGCATATGCAGTCATCAGCATCTCCCCGAGGCGTTGCGCACGGTGACCGCCTTCCTCTACATTATGACCTTTTCCGAAGAGCAACTAGCGAGCGATCAATCCATCGAGCTGCGTCTTCAGGATAAGAGCCGCCTCGATAAGGTCACACCGCTTACGACCGATCAATCCCTGTACGAAATTGCGACCATAAAAGAGAATATTAACAAACAGATACTTACATCCGTAAAGGAGTCGGCCATCGATTGTTCTCTGCATAACAAGAAGGGCAGCAAGGAGAAGTTGAAATGCTTTACGTTCGGTCGTGCCAGTTCGAGTCGTTTTGCATTCACACCATCCATATCCGATGAGGAGGCCGATACGGTCGCCGACATAAACAGGACCGTCTTGAAGGTGCGCGCCGTCTCAGTCACGATTGATGGAGTTAAATATGCGTACAACAAGGGGAACGGTGATGTGTACGACTTCGATAGCTACACACGCGGCGACCCTCTTACGGTGGGCAAACTTGAAGTCCAGGGCAAAAAGTACGTATTCACAAAGGTATAGGCCATGTCCTACTGCATTACAGCATTTATTGAAAGATGCTGTACTGCTTACATTTATATTCGGATTACTTACCTTCTTCCAACTCGTCACCGGCATGCTCCCGAGATGGTTTATGTTCTTCCACACCCGCTTTTTCCAGAGTGCGGACCCTATCCTCTAGTGCCCGGACTCGTGCCTCGAGCGAGGAGATGGAGGAGCTCGTGACAGTCGCGGGGTTGCCGCTGCGCCCCGGGTCGTCCGGAACGCTGACCAGTTGCCGTCTAGCAATCTCTTCGGCTAATACGGCATTAATGTTGTCCTCGCCGATCGGTTCATCAACGTTGTCATCTGCGAACTTCGGCACCGGAGGTGCACGGACACGCATATCTTCTTCGAATGCGGTCTGTCGTCGAGCGAGGTCGTCTTCGAACTGAGACTGTCGTTGTTCTAACTGCGCTGCCGATGTCGTTGGCGCCGGCCCACTCTTGAAGTCAGTAAGAATACTCTTGTTCATCTCCGTAAGCGTCTCGGGTGGCGTATCCGCTGCCTTCTCGCACCTACTTATCGCCATGCGCAACTGTGTAGCTACGACATCATGGGGTATGTGCATCTCGACGACGCCGGACGCATAAACCACGTTTTCCAACAGTGCTATGTTGCGGGGGTCGCGCGCGAGATCCCAGTCACGTGTGGCCATCTGTTGCTTTTCAGTCCCTTCTACTCTTTAACTAGAGATGATGGTTGAAATACTTGTCCCGCAACGCAGCCATGTCGTCATCAGAAATGCGCTCTTCGCATAGTTTATCTGCTCCGTGTTCGCCAGTGAGCTGGCCAATGATCGCGAAGAGACAGTACATTCCGCATTCCGTGTTTCTACGCTGGTGCTTTCGTTTGCATATGATCTTTCTGAGCGGCGCCCCGAGTTCTTTGGACTGTCCCATGATACAGTTCATTAACTTCTGTATGGGCCTCTGAGGTGGGTCTCCCGTGCTGTCCATAAAAAAGACATACTTCTCCTTCAAGTTCACAAACATCGATACCCAGTGCGAACCTTCTTTATAGTGCGGGTCGGTGTTAAAGACTATGCCTATCTTCGTCTTTCCCCGCGACAGCATCTTAGCGATGTTCAAATTGCAGAGCTCATCCCACACGCACTTCCCGTCCGAGTACCGATGGTAGTAGTCAATGGGTGAGGGACCTATAAAGACAAAACTCGGATAAGCCCGCTCGTACCGCCGCATCACACGCGTTATGTCTGTGCTCGTGAGCCATTCACTGGGGTTCGCTCGCCAGGACGGTGGACGAGGAGGCATGAACAGTGTCCTGGTCATTTCACGCGTGAACTCGGGATTATTTACAAACGGTTGCCTAAGCCAGCACGACTCAGTGTGGCACACTGACTGCATCTTCACGCGTAGCTGCTCCCACGTTTTTCTAGACCCCGAGACCTCAACAAGATCGTCTGGGTGTCGCATGTTCCACTTCTCCGCTAATTGTCGGAGAACATCGTCCGTGAAGCATGTGTATGGTTTGCTGTCAAACGGTGCACTCGGGCTACAGTTAATAGATTTGAATGTGACGTTCTTGGTCTTTTTCTTTTTGGCTGCACCCTTCACATGTCTTTTGCGCGTTTTGACCATTTCCTACTAAAGCCTCAGATTATTCTTCTACTTCTACTTCTACTTCTACTGGTCTACGAAGTGAACGTGCTTACCGCCGTACTTCGTCCCTTTCGTTCGTAGGCCAGGCGCACGCAGATTAACGCTTCTGATCTCTGGGAACTTTCCCTGTGCAACGGGTACAGACTTCCGATTGACGAACATGTCCAGTCTATTTGGACGAATAGCCCTGCCAAGCATCTCTAGGTCGTCATTCGGTCCGTGGGTACACGTCTGTTCTGCTTTCAGCGCACCAGATGTGGGTTTTGCCACGTCGAGCCCTTCATATGTACTTTGAATAATATCTCGCGTGTCCACATCCTGTAGATATTCGGCGCACGCGTCGGCATATGCTTTGTACGCGTTCTCCAGACCTGCCGTTGGGTAAGTCCCGTGAGACATGTCCTTGGTTAGCTTAACGATGCGTCTCTTATAGAAGCCGCGAGTTGCCATCCTGTGCTCTTCGTATGCCGCAATGGCTCGCGACGAGCTCGGCAACCTGGAAGGATTTGAAAGGCATCGCAGGGTCGCCAATTGCATGTTATCTGATATGTCTATCTCGGGTAACATACAAAGAGTAGATATTAACAACCAGTGTCAACAACGTGCCTTACAACTTGTTGTGTATGCACTTCCCATTCATCCTCTGCTGCCTTGTGTGATTCTCGAATAAATCTTGACCACTAACTCCCTTATAGGACTGGGTACTCAGCTCATTTCTTCTAAACAGATCAGGGAAGGGCTGGGCCACCTGCGACTGCCCGTTTGTCTGCTCCGTTTGCACCCGCACCTGGTACATGTCGCTCGCTGTGGATGGGACGTATTCAGACTGTTCACACTTCTGTAGGGCGAAAAACTGGCTGCGCAGGGTCGACTCCACATCTACATTAGACGCGAAACCTGACCACGGGGCCTCCGCGCTCCCCGGGTTAAAAACCTGGCCTACGTTGTAAACCGGCTCTTTCTTAATGGGTACGGTAGCCGGAGCCCGGCGATCGAGAATGGGCATCATTGCATATTTAGTAGATACGGGTCGAATCCCAAACGATGGCTGCAAAGTCTCGGAGGGCACGTTCCGCGCCGCCATGCGGTTGCTGAGCTCAGTTGTTCTGTCTAAATTGCACAGATAGACATCATCCACGAGTCCGTACATTACTATTATAGTGCTGGATAATATATTCACCCGAACACATCTAAAGCAAGTAGCGCGCATTTAATAGCACGAGATCATGTGTGGCATATTTTTCCTGAACGCTGCCATGTGTTCAAAAGAGGATGCGCAACGGGCGTTTGACACTGGAGCACGTCGCGGCCCCACTCGTTCAACGTTAACTTACGATAAACAACTCCGGAGTTGGGTTGGCTTTCACAGGTTAGCTATAAACGGTCTCCTCGAGGCTGCGAATCAGCCGATGGTCGTTGACGGATGCAGCCTCCTATGCAACGGTGAAATATACAACCATAAGGAATTGGCCGCTATGCTCGATATCGAGTGCGCCAGCGGTTCTGATTGCGAGGTCATACTGCATATGTACATTAAGTTTGGGTTGGAGTACACGCTGTCCGCGTTAGATGGTGTCTTTGCTCTTGTTATCATGGACCACCGTGGAACTTATACCGCCGTCCATTTAGCGCGAGACCCGTTTGGCGTGCGGCCTATGTACATCGTGGACACTCCCGATCCAGATGGTACAGTGGATGCTCGGATGCTTGGTGTAGCGTCTGAACTGGAGCCTTTGCAACTGGCGATTGCCAAAGGGCGTCGTGGTACGATCACCCAATTTCCACCGGGCTATTCGAGGACGTTTGAGATGCGGCTATGCTCGACTGTCGGCGGACCCGCGCGATTACGGTTTGTCACGTACGAAAAGAGCCCATTACGGAGGTTCTTTGAATTACCACCAGTAGTGCTGGGGGCTCGTGCGACGGACCCATCTGCGATCGAGATGGACGGCATGGGTGCGGTATGTGACGCGTTGTACGCCGCGGTAGAGAAACGCGTTGCCAATACCGACCGACCCGTAGCATGTTTGCTCTCAGGCGGTCTGGACAGTAGTTTGGTAACTGCACTGGCCTGCAGGAGTTTGGGTAAACCTCTCCGCACGTACAGTATTGGGCTAGCGGGCTCAGTTGATTTAGAAAACGCGCGGAAAGTGGCCAAGCATTTGGGAACAGATCACCGCGAGTGTATACTGTCGTCCAACGCGTTCATCGCGGCCATACCCGAGGTCATATCGCGCATATCAAGTTACGACACCACTACCGTTCGCGCTAGTGTCGGTAACTATCTGATCGGACAGTACATTGCTAGACTGGATGAGGATGTTGTCGTGCTGAATGGTGATGGTGCGGATGAAGTCATGGGGGGTTATCTCTATTTCCGTAAGGCGCCGGACGCATTATCATTCGATAAGGAGTGTCGCCGCTTAGTACACGATATTGCATTTTTTGATGTGCTGCGCTCAGACAGATGCATCTCCTCGCACGGGCTAGAGCCAAGAACCCCATTTCTCGATAAGGCCTTTGTGTCAGCTTACATGTCACTACCTGTTAAGCTCCGCTACGACACCACTGTTAATATGCAAGAGAAGTATCTTCTGCGTGCCGCGGTGGCCAAGCGCTGGCCGAACCTGCTGCCGGATTCTGTGCTATGGCGCCGTAAAGAGGCGTTCAGCGACGGTGTCTCCTCACTGGAAGAACCTTGGTTCCAAACCATTCAAACTAACATTCCTACCATGGACACAGACGCCGTGAAAGGTTTGACGAATGAGCAAGCATACTACAGGTATGTTTTTGATGCGTTTTATCCAGGTGCATCAGATATCGTTCCATATTACTGGATGCCCCGCTTCGTTCACGCGACAGACGCCTCTGCTCGTACTCTAGATATGTACGACGAGGACGCACACAGCTAAAAAAGTATCTGAACACTAGTTATATGGAGTACTACAAGAACGCCTACGTTGGATTGGTCTGGACTTCGTACGTTTTTATTGGCGCTGGGCTGCTCGGAGTTTCGGCTTTCGCCCCCCACTATTTCCATTTTGTCCAAACCGCCATTCAATTGTATATCGCGGCGTATCTGTTGTATATCCGCGCTCGATCGAAAGATGCGTTTGACAAGCGTGTCCTTATGGACTCGGCACTTCTTCTGTTCCTGACCAGCGCCCTCGCGGGCTACTTAAGGACAAAAGTGTCTCTGACTGGTCATCTCCCACAGGGTCTACCGTTTACGGGTTCCTCCTCTTAGTCGCCGGGTCGACCGCCGCCGGGAATAACGGCTACCATGTTCTTTGAAAAAGCCTTGAAGATGCTGCAATATTCTTTTACCTACTGCACTATCGGCCGCAAGCTCGCCCGCCGGGGTGTCTACGTCCTCTTGTGGATAGACCGAGGCGTATCCAAGTATCGCATCGTTCAGCTTGGACTTCTCGTCCACACTGAGCGCTCCAATCAGATTACTGGCTAAAAGACGCTTTGCCGCTGCATCAAAACGCATCGAGTATACATAGGGTTTTATGTGAATGTAGTAGACGTTCTCACACTCCATATGGGGGTGGTGTGCGTCGTCTATAAAGCAGATTTGTGTGTCGGACGGCAGCTTGGTGCAAGACAAGAGGTCACCTATTGATTTATCATGAGATGTCCGCATTGGCTCTATCCTCGTCCCTCTTACTTTGAATGCGTCGATCACACGATCGAAGAGGGGCTGGCCCAACTCTCCCTCGAAGTATTGACAAATCGATCGCGCCCACTCTTTTGGACCTTGATTGTTCGTGTAGATCATGACCGATCCGCAACTACGTTGTTCCTTCTTTCCAGCAATGTAGCGCAGCATTTTCGCAATCCCAGGTCGCTGGTACTCGTAGTATAGTGACATGACTTGGTTGAAGCTCGGTGGTTCCTTTTTGCTCACTTTGTACGTCTCGCGTATTGCATCCCAAATAAGTCCCAGTTGGCCGAAATGGCCGAGCGTCTCGTCTAGGTCAAAGACGACGATATTTGGGGGTTTCCTTGGCATAGAGTATGTGTAGAAACTTTATGGGATTTTATTCCCAACATATAGTATCCGATCATGGTCAAGGGTCTTACTCAAACGGATTATCGAGCGTTGTGCTCCTACTATTATCCACCGAACACGTTACTAGGTTATGATGACGCCAGTTATCGGCGGATGGGGGAGCGTGCACTTGCGACCTCAATGTGCCGTGTGATCCGAACCACCGGTCGCACGCTCAAGCGTCAGACGCGGCGGAGACGAAGTGTTGGGCGTACACGCCGTCGGCGGGTCTCTTAACTGTTGAGATAGTCTAAGGCGGAGAGCAACACAAGTTCCTGCTCGCTCAGTTTCTGGAAGACCATACACTCTGATAGATTGAAACTAAACATGCGATGGAACTGGTTTTTACATCTGACCGACACCCCCGTGTTAGTAACCACCATATCGCACACTATCCCCCCGTTAGTCAAACGGGGTTCGTCACGAGTAAGGTCAAACCAGCGCACGTACGCCCCGTAACGTAGGGCGTCGAGGTCCTCGATAAAACGGTAGGCCCGAAGCTTCGCATGTGCAGCTGCAAGTTGCTCGCGACTCATACCCAATTGCTGGAGCATGTTGTTCTTCATGGACTTCATGCTCGCTGTTGTCAAACCCTCCATTGATGCGTTATTCTCATTATCGATCGCACGCATCAATAATCTCACTCCCTCGTCGCTCATCTTCCTACTAATACGTAGCACAATCTTCTAGGTGCTTCTACCTACATAATGACGGCGTTCCTACACCATGTAGGAACTACTATACATATGTCAATACGATGATTCCCTTCATTATGTAGGAAAGTCAGAAAACAGCAAAAATATCACTTTTCAAAGGGGGGTAAAAATAATAAAGTTGGACATGAAAAAGTATGTCCAACTTTTGTTTGACCAACCCTTTATAGAATCGCGGGTTTTTGCATAAAATGACTTTAGAGCATAATGGTCTCATTTTATCTTTACATGCGAAACCGTGGAGACCATGACTGAAAAAACAGCACCGAAAAAAGGGCACCACCCCATGATAAAATGTCTCAATATGTTAAGTGGCCAATGCAAACTTTAGGCACAGTTGGAGTTGCAGAAAGTTGCGCACATAAATACACATGTGATGTATGTGACTATATTACATCACGAAAGAGTAGCTATGACAAACACTTATCAACCGGTAAACACAACAAGATTACGATGACTACGATGTGTAGTCACAAATGTGTCTGTGGCAAATTATACAGTAATCGACAAAACCTATATCGTCACAAAAAATTGTGCGATGTAGTGAATAACCCCACTGCAAAAGTTGCAGAAGTTGCAAAAAGTTTGCCAAGGGTTTGCCATTCCTACGTATGTGACTGCGGCCGTGCCTACAAACATGCCAGCTCCTTGTCAAAACACAAGAAGGCCTGCCTACATGGCGGGGGGGAGGCGGAGAACGTGGTGTTGCCGATAGTTAATAACACCGAGGTGCTGGAGGTGCTGGGTTTATTACAGTCGAAGATGGATAGGGCAGAGGAGGAGAGGAGAAGGGCGGAGGAGAAGATGGACCGGGCGGAAGAGAAGTTGGATCGTGCGCAGGAATCTAACGAGCTATTGAAGGAGGAGATGAAGCAGATCAAGTCCGGGGTGCTTACTGCTGTCGCAGAGCCCAAGGTGGTGAATAACTACAACAATATTAACTTGTTCCTGAATGAGAGGTGCGGGAACGCGATACCTATACAGGACTTTGTAAAGGACTTGGTGATTGGCGTGGAGGATGTAGACTTTGCCCTAAGGAATGGGAAAGCGAGCGGCATTGCGAACATCATAGAGAGACGCGTCGAGGAGCTGGGGATGTATAAGCGTCCTCTTCACTGCACGGATGTCAAACGGGCAACAATGTATGTGAAGGGTGCGGAGGGGTGGGATAAAGAAAAGGGCGAGATGACAAAGTTGATCCAAGATGTAAACCATGCGCAGGTGAAGGGGATAAAGATATGGGAGGCAGCGCATCCGCGGTGCTTCGATACCGGAAATGACAGGGAGAAGGATCAGTGGTTTAAGATAGTGAAGTGCTTGACGAACAATATTGAAGGGGCGCCAACGCGCAAGATATCGAAGAGATGCCATGAAGTAAGCAAGATAAACCAGGAGGAGATGGTCTGACCCTCTACATATTGTAGGCAACCGGCAAACCCCATGTTCTATAAAGGGTTGGTCAAACCAAAAAGGGACATTATCAAAAATTGTCCTTTTCTGAAAAACCGAACACCCTTTCAAACGTGACATTTTGTGACTTTTTGATTTAGACCATAATGCTCTCATTTCTGTTTTAAAACCGAACACCGTGAGACCAACACCGAAAAAAAGGCACTGCGTAAAAGGACCCGGGGATTTTATGTAATCATATATTAGTTAGCCATATGGAACTCCCAAAACTCCCCAAAACTCCCGGCGCCCAGCACCGTTGTGGGTTCTGTGACTATGCAACGTCTCATCTAGGCGATTGGAACAAACATCTTTCAACTGATAAACACAAGAGGATTACGATGATTACGGGGGGATTACACAGATGTGGATGTGGAAAGGAATACACGCGGCGGCAGAACCTATATCGTCATAAAAAGACTTGTTTTTCCGCTAAGAATTGTGACGAGACCTCAGAAACAGTTAGCCAGAGTTTGCCAAGAGTTAGCCATCAACATGTCTGCCAATGCGGGCGCTCCTACAAGCACGCAAGTAGTCTGTCGAAGCATCGCAAGTCGTGCGCACATAGCTCATGCGAGGTGCAGGAGGATGATGATCCACTGCCGGAGAATGAGAAGTTGATGATGGCGATGCTGCAGAAGGTGGAGTCGGGATATGACAGGTTAAATAGCACGGTCGACGACCTGAGGGGACAGGTGTTAGAGGTTGCTAAGGATCCGAAGTACGTAACGAATAACACATTAAATAACAGTCTTAACAACTTCAACTTCTTTCTTAACGAGCAGTGCGCAGATGCTGTGAGTATCAATGAGTTTGTAGATAAACTGCAAGTGCAATTATCCGAGGTGGAGTACACGCTTAGTAACGGTAAGGTTGCGGGTATTGCGAACATAATACAGAGAGGTTTTGAGGAACTAGGCGTATACAAGCGCCCTGTGCACTGCACCGATCTGAAGAGGCAGACCCTTTATATTAAGGATGATGGGGCTTGGAGCAAGGACAACCAAGAAGATAAGATGACCAAGCTCATTAGGGGTGTAGATTGTAAACAGTGTAAGAATATCAAGGGGTGGGAGGCGGCCAATCCGGGATGCAGGGAGCGGGGTAGCAAGTTGGAGGAGGCTTGGGTACTCATGGTACGGCATTTAACGAGCCCGCTCGTGGCTAAGGACATGCGAAAAATAACGCGGAGGTGTGCTGAGTCGTACCATATCGACAAGTGTATGGTTACGCTGTAGCATATGAGGTCTTCTTTTCACCGTTAGATATAGGTGATGGTCCCGGGGCTTTTCGTAGGTCTTTTGGGGGTCGCTGCACTCGTCGCGGTGTTGGTGACGCTTTGGGGTTTCGCGCGCTGCCTGCAACTAGGTGGCGATAAGTCTTCTCCTGACCTAGAGGAAAAATTGATAGCCGCACCTACTTGACCACCGGTGCGAATAGTGTATGCAAAGCGTGCGATTGACCCAGCGGCGGAGGGCGCCAGATGATGACTTCGGAATGGTCGCGTATTGCGCGGCGCTTACATCACTGTGCGCACTGGTGATCGCGGCGGCGTGGACAGTGTGTTTGTATGCCGTGACTGGTGTGGTCCTATCGAGCACCCCGCGAGGAGACATTGAGGGCGCGTGTAGAGGATCGCTTGCATACGACTATCTCGTAGTTTGTATGTGTCTGACTCTGCTACCCATTTGCGCTTGTGCGTTATCATGTATCGTTAACGAGGAGTCGCGGTTCCGCACGATGGTTACACGCACAGCGGTTGCTCTGTGCTTCGGGTGTGCGTGCACACTTGTCCCGTTTGGCACGTACGAACTCATGGGGAGGGGCTGCCAGAAGACTGCGCTGCTCCACTGGCGAGTGTTCCTGGTGCTGTGTCTCTGGGTGGCGACGCAGAGCTTGGTCACGATACTTAGTGTCGCGTTCTGGGTGCGCAATCGACGTTCATTATGAACACTATGTGGCCGTGCGTACACATAGTTTTCTTGTTTGCAGTCGACATGTCTAGTAGAAAGAGCCACCGAAGGAACCCTGGTTCGCTGCGACGGGCTCGAAACCACCCATTCCTGGTATACTCGCGTCTTGAAGCGGGGTCGCGTCGTTTTGGTACATGGCGTTGAAGTCGGGAGATTGTCTCGTAGGCATTGAGGGCATTTGACCTTGTGGGGCAGCGTCACGCAGTATGGCGAGACCATCGGCGTGGGGGGCCTGCTGCGCACGTGGCTTGTCTGTGAACGATACACTCTTCTTCTTTTTGTCCTTGCTAGCGTGCTTTTTGTCCTCGTCCTTTAGAGAGCTCTCACCACTCCATAGCGAACTGACCTTATTTACCAGAATATCCACCTTGGCTCCCAGCTTTGACTGCATCGTTAGCAGTATCATCAAGAACGCGGTTACGAAGTTGGTCAAATACATGGGCTGATACGCCTGCTTGCTGTACGTAGGTATGAAACGTACAAAGCGGTCAATGAGCCATATCGATAAGAATATAGCCAATATCTGTCCCACGGTCTCTGCCGCTATCATGGCGCTTCCCTTGTCTTCATCTTCTTCGGGAACGTACGCTCTGATAAGCTTAAGTACAATAACGACGGGGATCATGGCCACCAGAACGTACTGCATATAGTTCAGCAATTGACCCTTATCCTCGTTGCCTAGTTCGAACATGTGCGATACAAAGCCGGGTGTCGCTGGTGCCTGTTGAACAGTTTCCATGTGAAGTATATTAAGATTATTTTCTATGGGTTAACAAGGTATGTTAAGGTGTCCTTCTACCAGACATCCGGAGGAACAGTATTTGGACCTCGTCACCGATTTGCTTAATGAAGGAGTGCCTGAAGAGTCGAGAAACGGCCTAGCTCTTACTGGATTCGGTGCTGCGATGCGTTTCAGTCTGGCTGGGGGCATGATGCCATTGCTTACCACGAAACGGGTCGCCTGGAAGACATGTTTAAGAGAACTTCTATGGTTCGTATCGGGATCGACCGATAACGAAGTTCTGAGGGGTCAAGGAGTGAAAATCTGGAATGCTAACGGGAGCCGAGATTTTTTGGATGGACGGGGACTTCAGCATTTGGCAGTGGATGATCTTGGTCCGGTGTACGGTCATCAGTGGCGTCATTTCAACGCTTCATACGGATCGTCCAAAGATGACTATGAAGGGCAGGGGGTAGACCAGTTAGCTAACGTGGTGGCTCTTCTGTCCGACCCGTCGACGCGCGCCTCACGAAGGATCGTTATGTCTGCCTGGAACCCATGCCAAATCCATGAGATGGCTTTGCCGCCGTGTCATGTCCTAGCCCAGTTCCATGTGTCCGGAGGGGATAAGCTCTCGTGTGCTTTGTACCAACGAAGTGGCGACGTGGGCTTAGGTGTCCCTTTTAACATCGCTTCGTACGCGTTTCTTACCCATCTCCTCGCGCATCATTGTGCACTAGAAGCATCAAGCTTTGTGTACTTTCTAGGGAACTGCCACATTTATGATGATCATGTGGACGCGATGAGGGATCAGTCTACCAGAGTCCCCATGCCCTTCCCGACTATATCCATAGAGCGACGTGCGCATGCAATTGACAAATATGAAATAGGGGACTTCGTATTAAGAGATTATTCACACCATCCTGCCATACGGATGGAAATGCGGCAATAGCCACCCTTTTTTGTGGCGATAAAAATGTATAAGATGAGCGCAACCCAGGCTATGTCTTCAGCACGCCGGCGAAGAGGCAATCAGCAACCTGCATCCAGGCCCGCCGCCCGGGGCACAAGTAGCACGTCCCAACAGCAGTCCGACGTCCCGTCCAATGAGATTGAGCAATCTACCGGTCATATTGCTTCATTTGTGCCTGCACCCGTGCCTGCGGCCAACACCCCGTCGGAGCTGATCTTTCAGCACGATCGACGGCTGTTTAACTTGGAAAACGGGATGGCTGAGGCGATTGGTGTCATTAATGCCAATATCGATGTGCTGACGGACGGCTACAACAGTGTGGCCCAGGGAACCGACACATCGGTGATCAATTCCCTCCGGGCTGAGATTCGGTCTCTGTCTTCAAGGATGACGGCGTTGGAGGACGCAAGATCGGCGAACAGTGACGATGATGAGATCACTGTGAACTTTACTGAACCAAGTGGGGAGGGTGTGCTTGCGAGCGACTAAAATTGATTGCACCCACTTGTGTCAATGAGCACGTAAGTGTTATGCGAGCCAGTTTCGGGAATGAGAGCGGTGTACGTTGTAGCGACATCGTATCCATGCTTAAGGGGATTAAGGGCTTCGCCCTCGATGTTGTTACGCTTCGCCTTTCGAGCACGGGGATGTACGTACAGGGGATGGACAACTCACACGCATGTCTGTTCGAGTACAAAATCGCACCATGCGACATCGAGACGTACACATTTGTCGCGGGTAAGGATGCCCCCGTGGTCGCCGTCTCTGCTGTTGCACTTGACAAGGCTTTGCAGTGCTATCACACCGGACAACAACTCAGTTTAGACACGTCTGGGTTAGACCCTACACAGCTGCGGCTGTCAATCACTGGGGGGCTATTTGCAGAGACCACCATCATGGTCCCTCTTCATTGTGTCGAGGGCGAAGAGCTGATGCAGATACCGGTGGTGGATTACGATGTGGATGTTACACTTTCATCGCGCAAGCTGGCTGTGGTTGTCGAGCAGATGGGGCTCTTCGGAACACGCGTAGCGCTTCGGTGCTCTGAGGATGATATGGTGTGGACGTGCAGCGGTGAGGCTGGTTGTATATCGGTCAAGCTAGACCAGAGCGACCCTTCACTCGAATATGCCGTGGTAGAGGGCATTGATATTAAGCAAACGTACAGTGTTCGTTTCCTTAAGCTAGTGCTTGGACTCCATTCGCTTCGCGACGAAGTGTACGTGGGTGTTAGCGAGAATGTTCCGCTCACCGTCAAGTACAACCTCGTGGATAGCGGTATGAGCTGCGCCAACTTCTACATTGCTCCGTGTCTCGCAGATTAGATATTCTCGTAAGGATTTGTCAAAGTTTAACTATTGTATCAGTAAGATGCAGGCAGCACTTTTGTCCCTACTCGTGTTTTTGCTAGTGTGCTTTCTATATATCCACGTCGTGCATCAGAGAAGAGAGAGTAACGATTGTGAGGTTGTTAGCGTGCCAGTCAGGAATAGCGAGGCGTTTAGCGAGATGGTCGGGCTACGCTGTCCCTTCATCTACACCATCAACGTCGAAGGCTTTAAGGAGGCCTTGCCGCTCGACGCACTGAAGACGGAGGAAGTGGCATATAGCTCATATGACGCTTCCGGGGTTGTGGCTGGAAATGAAATATGGAGAGATGGAATCTATGCGTGGTCGGATGTTCTGGGCACATATGAGATGCGAACATGTATACGTGATATGGACAAACTCTGCGCGCCCTATGCCAAGGTATCGTCTGATGTGTTGGTCGTCATTCCATCATTGACAACAGCTGCTCCACCCCGCAGAAATACGCACTGTCGGACCCTCATAGTCTGTACTTCAGGCATCCTGAAGGTCAGACTGTGGAGCCCTGTGTCGGGCAGGAGGCTTGCTTACCACTACGACGCTGCCAGAGAGTCGCACATCGCTAGCGACACCGACTTTACAAAGTCGACCGTGGAGTGCATCATCCGGGAAGGGGATGTCCTTTGCGTACCCTCCCGGTGGTGGCACAGCATCATTACAGAGGATGAAGGTGTTGCGCTGGTCTTCCGATATAGGTCGATGTCAAACGCCTTAGCCAACATCGTTGATGTAAGTCGTACTGTCTTATCTAAGCATCAGGTGGGTGGGCAATTAGCCAAAAGTGTTCTCGGTGGCGTATGTAAGATAGAGTAGGCCATCGTCATGCTTGTGGCTTGCATAGAGATCAACCATCATCATAGATGTGGGTGGCAGAACTTGTGCTTCTGTAAACAGGAACAGCGCTTTTACACTGTCAATGTCAAGTCTCTTTCTTATGATGTGCATGAACTGGCCAACCGTTAATGTCCGCGGGACTAAGTACTTGTTTTTGTCGAGATTCCCTATACTTCCCGCGGATGCGCTTCGTTCGCATATTACACAAACTCTATCAGGGTATTTGTCCTTCATGGACCTGCTCTCGTTGCACCGGTGGTCGAACGGTTTTGTCTTCTGGTATGAAGAGACCATTAGTTACTTGTTAGATAATTCATTCGTTTTCTCTACGTACCATATAGTATAAACGTTTTCTTACTCTTCAGACATGGAGAGTAAATATACGTTGGTTTCCTTGATCGGTTGGGGCACTCATGGTGACGTGTGGCATGCACGTAGTCTATCCAGTGGGAAGGACGTTGCCATTAAGATGGAGCGTTCTGGAGGGTTGGGGTCCCTTAAATATGAGGCGCGGGTGCTGAGCACATTAAAACATACAAAGCATACTCCTTCTATGTATGGGTTCGGTCGCGCTGCGGACGGTCGCGCATATATCGCAATGACGTTGCTCGGTGATAGTTTGGATGCGCGTTTGAGCTGCGGCGTTTCGCTGTGCCATGTCGCCATGGATATGCTTGAGGCAGTGCGTAGTTTCCATGAGGCGGGTTTCATACACCGTGACGTCAAACCAAACAACTTCCGTTACGGACGGGATGACCCAGATACACTGTATGTTATAGATTATGGTCTGTGCAAGCTGTACAGTGCGGAGGGCGTGAACTCTTACGGCGTTGTGGGGACGCCGTCATTTATGAGTGCGGCTGCTAGGAACGGGAGAAGCCAGGGAAAGGCACATGATCTGGAGTCGTGGTTGTATAGTATTATCTACATGTGGAAAGGGGAGATCCCGTGGGGGGACGTCTCCTCTCCCGGAAGGAGTGGAGTGCGTCAAGAGTTCTCGGATGTCTGTGGTGTGTTTGGCACGGCCTTACTGGAGGTGCTTCGGACGGCGCGGCTTTCATGGGTCCCCGATTACGCTGGATGTGCGTCGGCGGTGAACGAGATGCTTCAAAATGCTTAGCTCCACTACGCATTTAAAGGCTGTGCCGCGTTCTTATGTATATGACGCAAATCGGACGTGTCAAGTGGTTCAACAATGGCCAAGGTTTTGGCTTCATCACATACAACGTGGACGGTGGCGAGGTAGATATTTTCGTACACCATAGCGGTGTGAAGGTGGTGGAGGGTCAGTACAAGTATCTGGTTCCCGGGGAGTATGTTGAATTCACCGTCGTAGAAGGAGACAAGACTTACGCAAATGACGTTACTGGTATTCAGGGCGGGAAGCTCATGTGTGAGACGCGAGCGGAGCTGGCAAAGACGCGACTCGCTCCTGAGAACGCTGAGAGCGCTGAGGAGGGTGCCGCGCAGGTAACTGATGACGGTGGCTGGCAAACAAAGACGGCTCGGAGACCGGGGGGGCGTGGTCGTGGCCGCGGGCGTGGTGGTGGTGGTGGTGGCGCTTCTGGTAGAGGGGGTGGCGGCGGCAGAGGCAGAGGCGGCGCTTCTGGTAGTGCTGGCGCTTCTGGTAGTGCTGGCGCTTCTGGTAGTGCTGGCGCTTCTGGTAGTGGCGGCCCTCAGTCCTGCGACTCGTCGAACTGCGTAGTTTAAGGAATATTTGAGTTCTTGAGACTATTTGTTTTCCGAAATATTCTATGAGTTATAAGTATAGTATGCACATCTCGCTACATGCAGTTGCACTTGTCGCCGCAGCGGCGTACGCGTACTTTATCTTCGCTCGGTCTACCCCTTCTGATCTGATGTACAAGGCTGGGGATGTACTGATGGGCTGCGTGGTGGTGGCGATGCTTGCATCCGGTCGTAAGTCGATCCTATTGGTGGCCACATTGGCCTGGTTAGTCATAAACTATCTGACCAAGCTGCCGACTGGCGCGGATCAGTGGTCCGCGTATGATGGATTTGCCATAGCGACCGTGCTTTCCCAGGTGGCGCTGCCCCGTGTGTTCTAGGTTGCTTACACATTCGTAGTGATCAATTCTCTATCAATGATAGAAAATTGATTTAAACATTATACGTGGTAGAGACATAACCCTACATGTCATCGAGCGCGCTAGCAAGCAGCGCCGCTACTACAGCGGAAAGTGATCCGATTACGGTACGGTTTCAAGGCGTGTTGACCAGCCTGAGCGGTCTGCGCACGCAGATTACCGCCGTCCAGAATGAGCTTCGAGCTCTTGAACGTGATGTGGCCAGAGAGATAAAGGCCTATCGCCGGGAAAGTGCGAAGAGCAAGACAAAGGCTCCCCGTAAGCCGTCGGGATTCGCCAAGGCGTCTCCGATTAGCGACGACTTGTGTTCGTTCATGCACAAGGACACGGGGACACAGGTGGCGCGGACGGAGGTGACGCGCTTCCTGATCAAGTACATCCAAGACAATGATTTGCAGAATGCTTCGGACAGACGTCAGATCGTGCCGGACGTCCCTTTGAAGGACTTGCTCGGTCTGGAGAATGGGCAAAGGCTCAACTACTTTGAGCTTCAAAAGCACATGAACCGGCACTTTCCGAAGGCGGTCACTACCTAAGGGCCCACTACCTAAGGGCGCTCGCTGAAAAACGTTTATAATATCTTTTTTCCTTGTACAAATGTTGTAGTTTAAAGGCATCGGGCTTTGCTCCTTAATGGCAGCCAATCCTTTCAACGTCCCTATTGGCGAGGACATCTGCGTGATTTGCCAGCATCCCTTAAGCGAAATGCAGTCCTATCAGCTACCTGAGTGCCATCACACGTACCACACTCACTGTATCATAACTTGGTTCCGGTCGCGGCCCAGCGAGGAGAATGGTACGACCGGGGGCAGATGTCCATGTTGTGGCGATCAGGGCGTTAATAACATTAGTAAGACGTGGCGCTGGCGGCGGGGCATATCTTTCCACAGGGGAGACGCCCACCAGGCTTCTCATTTTGCAATGTTACGGAAAGAAGCTAAGAAGCCAGGGGCATCGCCCGCCTTGCAGGGTTTGTTTGAGAAAGAGGCAAGGGCCGCGACTGCTGTGTCTGAAGCTGCGGCTTCCCGGAAGAACTATAAAGAGTTCTTGAGGACCAATGCGGTAGACTTTTCCGAGGCCGCCAGGAAGTCGGTGGCACTGAGGCGTTCTTACCACCATCGCTGTCGGGCACAGAGGGACGTTCAGCGCGCGCTGTGCAACTTTCCGATCATTCCCATGATAATCCCAATGCCTGTGGATATTAACTGGTCTAAGCACGACACATCCGAGTCGGACTAATCGTTTTATCTTTGTGCGTTAAGCGAGAAGAGCGTATGCGACGTTCATGACTAACGTGGGCGCAGCAGTCAAACACCAGAGACTTGGCGTTATGTGAGAGGTGTGGTCGTTTAGCTTTACGTACGCCCAGCTCGCTAAAAAGCCAGCCATGATTATCGCGATCGTTGCGGTTTCTCCCGGTATGAGTAATCCCGGGATGAACCATAGTGCTAAATACATGAACCAGTTCGCGTCCATGCCCGGGTTCGAGAACAGCTCGTAGGTCCAATAGAGATGCTCGTCGTCTTTCTTAAACGTGCACGTTTTAGGGCCACTGGCCATCTCGTCGCCGTCCGCGCGCTTTCCGTAAGTGGACAGTCTTCGGAGGACATGTGCGAGTATCCATGTCAAACAGAGTGCAATTGCACAGACTATTATCCCTTGGTGAATCGGCGCCAGCGGGGGGCTGCGTTTCTTATACAAGAAAATCAGATTCCACATCACCGGCTGAACGAGTATAAGAATGTACGAGACTTCCGTGAGGGCTTGGTTTATGCCGTCGCACACGTTGACATAATTGTACTGAACCGTTTGCAATATCTCCATAAACGTGTAGAACATGAGCGGAACGTAGAGAAGGTTGTGCCCTACGCCCTTTTTGAACCATATCAAGGCCGTTGCCATTGCTCCAAGTACCGCGAAGGCGGCACTGTACTTTTGGTTGAAACACATGGAGACGTATGCATTATAGAGGGATAGTTTTAGCCAAAACGTTGAGTGCACTCGACTTGGCGCCGAGTCAGCGCGTTATTACTAAGTTTCGGAGATTTACGGTATAGAGGGGATGATGTAGTAACTTTCAGAACTCGATGAGTGGGGCCAGTGGAGAAGAAGCGAGACCGCACGTCAGCGTTGTTGTGTGCGGGCATGTTGATTCTGGCAAGTCTACGACTACTGGTAGGCTGATGTTTGAGCTTGGTGGTATCAGCCAGCGAGAGATGGATAAGCTGAGAGCCAAGGCGCAGGAAATGGGCAAGGGTAGTTTTGCGTTTGCCTTTTTCATGGATAACCAGAAGGAAGAGCGTGAACGCGGTGTAACGATCGCGTGCAACACCAAGGAGTTCTTTACTCCCAGCAAGCGTTACACCATCATTGATGCACCCGGGCATCGTGACTTCATTAAGAATATGGTTCGCGGTTCGTCCCAGGCGGATGTGGCTATGCTGATGGTGCCTGCGAACAAGGGTGGTTTCGAAGTGTCCATCCAGAAGGGTAACCATCGTGAACACGAGGTCCAAGGACAAACGCGTCAGCATGCGCGACTTATCAGTTTGTTGGGTGTCGAACAGCTGATTGTCTGCATCAATAAGATGGATGATGAGTCGGTACAGTTTTCACAAGAGCGATACGATGAGATTAAGAAGGAGGTGGCCCGCATGTTGACGTTGGTTGGGTGGAAAAAGGAGATGGTTGCACAGGTCCCGTTTATCCCTATGTCCGGATATAACGGTGACAACTTGTTGGAGAAGTCGACTAATATGCCATGGTGGACGGGCGCGCGGGTGACGAACCTCAATGGCGATCAGGTCAATGTACAAACTGTGCACGATGCACTCGATAAGATGGTCTGTTTCCCGACGCGTAACAATACGGGCGATTTGCGCATGCCTGTTTCTGGCGTTTATAACATCAAGGGTGTGGGCAGCGTAGTTGCCGGCCGTCTGGAACAGGGATCGGTGAAGCCTGGAGAGGAGGTGAAGTTCATTCCCACTCACACGGACGCTAACGCCTGCACCGGCAAGGTTTTTACCGTCGAGATGCACCACAAGGGTTATCCAATGGCGTGTACGGGGGACAACGCGGGGCTCAACATCAAAGGGTTGGATAAGAACAACATGCCGCAGCAGGGAGATATTATGGTGCGCAAGAAGGACATGTCTCTGATCCCTTTGAACAAGAAGAACTCATTTGTGGTGCAGGTGAGCGTTCTCGACCATCCGGGTCAGCTAAAGGTAGGTTACACGCCAGTTGCCTACATTCGCACAGCGACGTGCGCCTGCCGCATCGCGGCAATCAATTGGAAGATCGGCAAGAGTACAGGTGGTGCTAAGGTGGATAACCCTGCCTATATTGAGACTGGAAACGGCGCGGAGTTGGTTCTGACGCCACAGGCTCCGTTCATTGCCGAGCCTTTCGCTGTGTGTCCAGGTCTCGGCCGCGTGGCCATCTTCGAGGGTAACAGTGTCGTTATGCTGGGCAAGGTGATCTCCGTGAATAAGTAGGTTTTAGGAATAGATGTTTTTTTGTACACTTATTGTATAACATGGCATTTCAACCAACAACCAAGGCCCAGCTCCAGGTCGCAGTCAATACCTGGGCCGCAACGGGGTTCTCGCCCACTTTCACATATCCGGTGGGCGGCGGCGGCGCACTAGTAAACAACTGGGACACGTCACTGATAACCGATATGAAGGATATGTTCCGTGAGACTAGTTTCAACAGCAATCTTATAGTTGGATGGGACATGTCTGCAGTGACCGACACGACGTGGATGTTCTACAACACACCTTTCAACCAAGACATCGGTGCCTGGTTCGTCGGCGCCGCTGGCAATGCGCTAACCACTGTGGGGGGTATGTTCCAGTCCAGCGCCTTCAATAAGGACATCAGCGCGTGGAACGTTTCCAACGTGACCGATATGAGCTCTCTCTTTCTCGCTAACGTTGCTTTCGATCAAAACCTCGGGCCATGGAACGTCAGCAATGTCACTATTATGAGCCATATATTCACGAACGCCACCGGTATGTCTGCTGAGAGTAAGAGTCTTACGTTCGGGGTGCACTGGTCTGCGAATGTGCAATGGACGACCGGGCCGTTCTCTGGACCGTTCGCAGCTGCGGCTACGGCTGCGGGCATGGCGGCTCTGGGGTCGTTCATACCACCGACCAAGACGCAGCTCGTAGACGGGGTCAACAAATGGAAAGCTGGAGGTTGGTCACCCGCTTTCACGTACAATGCTGTGCTAGTGAACAACTGGGACACATCCCTAATACAGGACATGAGTCAGCTCTTCTTAAATAGTGCGGCCTTCAACAGAGGAGAAATCGGCTCGTGGAATACCTCGAGTGTAACGAATATGAGTCAGATGTTCAAGGGGTGCTTGGTGTTTAACCAACCTCTCGCAACCATCGCCGCAGTCGGTGGCAACCCCGCCGCATGGGACGTTCAGCTCGTTACGAACATGAGTGACATGTTCTCCAATTGCGCCGACTTTGATCAGGATCTCAGTTCTTGGCAGCCGCTGCTACTGTCTAATGCAAAGGCGATGTTTGCCGGAGCTGCGGACTTCAACTCCGCGGTTTTTACTAATACCCCCGCGCTAACCAACACCGCAAATATGTTCTACGTTTGCGCCAAGTTTAACCATGCATCTGTTGGCAATATGAACGTCTCTCTGGTGACCACAATGATGATGACGTTTCGAGGTGCTACGATGTTTAACCAGTCGCTGAGCGGTTGGAACACATCAAGTGTCACTACCATGGAGGATATGTTCCGAAATGCCACGAATTTCAACGGCCTCGTCGGCAGCTGGGACACTACCTCCGTGACCAGTATGGTTGGCATGTTTCGGGATGCCGCGAGTTTCAACCAGCCTATTATCACAGACAACAACAAATGGAACGTAAGCAGTGTAACTGATATGCAGTACATGTTCGATGGCGCAGCAGACTTCAACCAAGACATAGGCAACTGGGACACTAGCAGTGTAACTGATATGTCCGGTATGTTTCGGTCAACTGCCACTTTCAATCAGAACATAGGGGGTTGGAATGTCATCAATGTAACTAATATGAAGTACATGTTCAATACTGCCACCGCTTTCAATTATACTCTCGAACTCTGGAACGTCAGTAATGTAACCACCTTCACCGATATATTCACGGGCGCCACTGGTCTTTCAGATGCGAATAAGGATCTCGCCTGCGGTGAGTACTGGTCAGAGAACACGAATTTCACCCAGTCGACATCATTCTATACGGACTTCAAAAACGCGTCAGGGTGTGATCCTTACGTGATGACGCTGACCGGTGAGCTCTACAAATTGGACAACATCACGGGTGTGTGCCGCATGATGCAAGGCACCCTACAGGGCAAGCCCTTTGTTATCAACACGATGATGAAGCTAGATTCCGAGAATAAGGAGAGACAAATGAATGAGTGGTCCTCGAAGAATGCTGGTGGGTTGGAGACTTCCAATCTGGAGATGCAGAGCTTCTACACGCACGTGTTCGTGAAGCATGGCGACAGCGAGTGCATCGTGGACTTAGAGAACGGAACCGTGAGAGGCACCCATGAGACGGATTTGGTCATTAAGCCCATCTCTGGTAAGCGCTCTGAGATTCCCATGTATAATAGGGAGGTGTGCAGCGGTGGTTGCTCTATTCAGGCGGGCCCAGTTATAGTCTTTGCGAAGATGTTCCCCAATCGTCAAGTGCGCAGCGAAATCGCGACATGTGGAGGGGGTGCTGTGGAGAACGCGGACGGCTTTGCGGTTCGTCCGATGCGGACCAAGGTGTGCCGCGTGAAGAAACTGACGGACGGTGGCATGCTGACTATGAAGCGGAGTCACTACAAGGGTGAAGTTCGGGAAAGGTTCTACTCCACGGCGGATAAGGAGGGAAAGGTCCGGACAATCCCGCGCGTTTAACGCTCTAATTAGGTCAATATATTGCAATACATGTCAAATATTGCAATATCTCGGATGTTGTGGCAGAAAGGGGGTGAGGGCGCCGGCCACTGTGTTGTGCGGTGCCCCTCAAAGAAAAAATTGAAAGCTAAAAAGAGAAAGAATGGGAAGAAAGAAAGAGATGAAGTGTGGACGAACTCGAAGCGGACAGGTATACAACATAGATCGTGTGGATGCGTCAGGAGAG